ATGGGAGCCGCTTCTGCCTCAGCGTCGGGAAAGGCCGGCTTGGTCCCCGCACCTGACGCCGGAGCGCAAGCCAAGTATCTTCGTGGTGACGGGACATGGCAAACCCCTCCTAATACCACATACGGATTAGCCTCTACTACAGCTAACGGCTTATTGAAACAGCTTAATGGAAGCACATCCAGTTTCATGCGTGGAGATGGCACTTGGGCTACACCTCCTAACACGACATACGCCGTAGCCAACGAGTCTACTAACGGGTTGATGGCGGCGGCTGACAAGAAGACCATGAACAGGCTTATAGGAGTTAATACGGTCACGACATTAGCTAACCTGCCTATTAGCAAGAGAAGTATCACGGCTACGTTATCAGCCGCTACCACCCTATCCGTGCAGTCAGGGATGCAGGTAGGGGAGGAGCTGATGATCAGGTGTGTCCCCTCAGCGGCTTTCACCCAAGCGATACCTAATTCCGGGGATTATGTCAGCATGAGCGGAACTTCTATAACCACTACGGCTAACAAGCCTTTCGAGATAAATATCTGGTGTTACGCTTCAGGCAAGTATAGCATCGCCGTTAAAGAACAAGATTAATAAGCTATGAGTTTTACATATATAAACAGGGAGATATATCCCAAGATGTTGGTTCAAGATGAGCCTCTTGACGATAATTACGCCAAGGGCTATAGTTATGATGATTACTCCAAAGGTATTCCCGCCCCATGGATAGAGCTTGGGGAGGAGCAACTGGCGTTCAAGGAGGCTAATCCTAAAGCTACTGTCAAGGAGATTATCGAGGCTAAGCTGGATGAGTCAAGGCTTCTTAATGAGGAGAAATCAGTTAAATACGAGGAGATGAGAACTTATGAGACCGGAAATCTATATGAGTTCTTCTTGGATGATCAGAATATCTATATTCCTGAACATGATAGACGTAACGCCTTGTCTGATGGGGCTATAGCTGGCAAGATAACGATCATGGGTCTGGAATTCGATATAACGGAAGGCAAGATCTTGATCGGGATGATGGATAAGTATGATAATGATCTTATGTCGGCGTTAGGGGACAAGCAAAAGCAGATCAATCTAGCCACTACCGTAGAGCAGGTAAGGGCTATTGATGTCCAATCCGGATATCCAGACAAGATAAGTGTCACCACAGCATACGTCCAGCAACAGGCGAAGGAGAAGGACGCCTCTGATCCTCAGAAGGTGGCTGTAAAATTTTCTAGAATGGTGGTTAATAATAAAGACTTATCCTTATCCTCTAACGATAAATTGGATATTAAGGTCCTATTCCCTATATGGGGACAAGAAGGGGCGGAGTTCGGGTTGTCGGTGGATGCCGGATTCTGTCTCAGGGTGGTGAAGGACGATACGGATATCCTTTATGAGGTTATTCAACAACATACATTATCAAAGGAATGGAAACCCGGACTAAATACGGCTTCCTTATACAAGGTCATTGATAAGGAGCATGCCGGGACCATAGGGGATCCTATCCCGTATTTCCCTCCAATGGAGATATTCAAGGATAAATATTACATCCAGAACGCTGATGTGTATAAGTGTACTAGGGATAGCGGAACTCCTCTCAGCCATAATCTACAGGATTTAATAGGTCTGTACGTGGAGCGGGTGTAGTCGTAGTGCTATCTATCCCCCCCCATATTTTATGGCTAACATTATATAAGTTATTTTTGGCATAATAAAAGGACATTTATAAATATATTTAAGTATGGCATCACAAAAATTTGGTTTCGTAACCGTCGCCCCGGTATCAGGATCAGGAGATCAGGCGGTTAATTTCTCCGGTGAGAAACATACCGGTCGTCTTCAACGCACTATCAACCTTACGGTCACCACGAACGGCGGGGCTAAGAAGGCGTTGGTAGTTAATCAGGCAGCGGCTGCTGAGGTGGTAAGATCAGACAGCCCTAACGCTTCCGTACGAAAGACAGGTGGTAATGTTACCATCACCGGTAAGTCCAACAGTACTAAGCTTACGTTCGCGGTCACGCCGGCTGAGGAGAACGGGCTTACGTTACAGCTCCCGGCTAACTACACGGCGGCTGGAAAGACTACGGCTAACGGAGCGGTTATCGCCGACGATCCCGGAGCCGCTGGCGAGTTCGTTTGGAGCATCACGATCTCGGACGTACCGGCCAACGTCACGATCGAGGAACTGACAGCTACATTGAAGGTAACTGCCGCTGGTGGCCAGACAGCCAACGTGACGGTAACGCAAGCCTCTGGAGACTCTACTATCGAGCTTGACAAGGAGGCTATTAACTTGGATGTAAATGGTACTCAACAGACGGTTAACGTAACATCTAATGACAGCTGGACATGGGCGCAAGCTGCGGCTAGAACCGTATTGAGAATGATGGGACGATAATCAGTTTCTTTTCTCTTACTCAGACCCCGATCGACTAAAGCCGGTTGGGGTTTATTTGTTTTGCTATCTTTGCAATAGAACAAAAATAATACAACTATGGCTAATGATTTGAATATTAATTGGAAGGACGGGGTAGGCGAGGTAACGGACCAGCCTCTGACCGTCAGTCCGGGGTCCGGGACCGGAAGCGCCCCCGTTTCCTTTGGCTCGGTGATGAACAACGGTCTTGATCGGACTCTTGAGCTGGAGATAACAACTCCAAAAGGTGTTAAGAAGACGCTCACGGTGAATCAGGAGGGATGCCGGCAGGCTTATATTACGAGTGACGGCAAACGATGGCTGACTAGCGACAATCGGGTGTATGGGGTTTTGAAAAGCGATGCTCCATGCGAATGCACGGGTGATTGCCCTTGATATTTTGTTTTTACGAATTTTGTAATTACATTTGTGGCGCATGTCCATCACCATGCTTTTCGTCGCTAATTTATTATAAGGGATACCGGTCTGTGATGGGATCGGCATCCCTCTGTTTTTTTTTAATATGGAGAAGATAAATGTTTTCGATGTTCAGGTTCCTGATGGGAGACAAATCCGTTGTATGTCGTATAATAAGGTTACTTATTTTGATCTTGACGATATATGTAAGTTATGTTTTGACTCATACGATCTACATGATGTGGCTGACACTAAGGTAATGAGTGAGTTCCTGCACCGAGAGGGTGGTCGTTATTGGACTACGATAGATGGCGTAAGGCAGTTGTATCGTAGGATTGAGTGTAAGATGTGTTTTGAGGTTATAGAAAAATTAAGGGGATTATAGTTGAATGAATTATTTATTTCATACACAATGTTTATATTTATAGTATAAGATATTAAAATGAAATTAGTTGAGAGACATATCATAAAAGACAACCGATTTGAGGATGTATGCCTCAAATCCGGGTTGTTGTATAATTATGTTCTTTTCAATGTCAGACAAGGTATATTTTCCGGAGATTACATAAATGAATATGAGTTTTCTACTAAATTATGTTTGGATTGAAGATCATATCCACAAGGTCAGTAGATATATTGTTAACCATTGTATCGATAACAATATCGGAAGTCTTGTTGTGGGTTTGAATAAAGGATGGAAGAATGGAGTAAATCTAGGGAAGAGGATAAACCAGAAGTTTGTAGAGATTCCATTCTCAAAACTTGTTGAAAAGATATCCTATAAGTGTAAGTTGGTTGGAATAGACTTTCAAGTCCACGAGGAATCCTATACCTCCAAAGTAGATCATCTGGCTTTTGAAAAACTGTGCAAGCATGATGTTTATTTAGGCAAAAGAAAGAAACGCGGATTGTTCCAAAGTTCTATCGGGAAATTGATTAACGCTGATATTAACGGAACTATTGGAATCGGAAGAAAAGTATTCGGTGATTCTTACGTAAGTAGGATAATCGGTAGCGGGTTGGCGTTTAACCCGGTTAGAGTAAACATTTTGTGATACGAATGTGAATTTGATAAATAAAATTAATAATTTTAGTAACGTGAGAGAAAAGAAATTTGATTTCGTGATATATCCGTTGGATTTGATTATCACGGTTGGATTAGATTATAAGACGTTGTGTGATCGTTTCGAGAATATGGAACCTGAACACGAGGGGAAATGGGGAGATGAGGATGATATGGACAAGGAGGCGTCTTTCGCAAATTTGGTAAGGGATAGGGACGATGATGATAAATTTGCCATACTTTGGAATTTTTCGAGCGACGATGATTTAATAATGAGAAATATATGTCACGAGTCATTCCATATAGCAATGAGCGTATGCCAATTTTGCAACATGTCTCTTGGATTTAAGGTTGGAGAGGATGAACACGCAGCGTATATAGCCGGCTTCGCTGGTGATTGCGTTAGTGAGTTCATCAATAGCAAGAATACGGATTAAGTCATAAATTCTATAAGGAATATAAGAATATCAGCCTCCGCTTATTTGTGGGGGCTTTTTGTTTATCTTTGTCAAAAACATGAAGTTATGTCGAGTTGCGTAATTAAAAGGAATAAGGAGGGTAAGATAACCCGTGTCTTGACCCCTTCCGGCGAGGTATCCACCTTGTTCGATAAGATAGCGGGTATAGCCGCCGTAAGTGACCTTAATAAGGCCGCTGAAGCTTATATGACTATTTATAACGATAAGTTTAGGTCTAAGTTCGGGAACTGGACGAGATCCGTACCAAGGAATAAGGAGGCCGCCAGATCCATAAGCGCCAAACTTAACGCTAGCGAGTGGGGGCAGCTTATGTCAGCTAAGGTCTTGTCCGCCATAAGCGACATGGATGCCCCAGCGTTGGCCAGAAGTCTTGGGAATAGCGACAATGTCGTGGCTTATCTTACTTCCGGAGAGGTAGGTGAGGTCAGTGATATGGCGGTGGTAGATACATCCACGGTACAGGAGGTGGATTTGGATTCCATAAATGAGGATAATATTGGCGACACGATACTGAAAGAGGCGTCATGGGATGATATAAGGGCTATCAGGGAGAATATAGACATTAAGGAGACAGCCCGTATGTTATGGAAGGCCGTGGAAAGCGCTTTTACCGGGCAACGACCTAATATTAGGGTGAAAGGCGGAAGTATAGACGGGGAGATCATATTTTCTGGCAATGTCTTGCCGTTAAATAATATTGAGAATTATACTCCTCCATCTTCAAGATTGGTATATGATTCCGGTGAGCCTCGCCTGTTCTTTAGATCGGATGACGGCAAGATACACGAATCTTACGCCAACGCCATAAAAGGATCGTCCGGTGGGCGGGTCGAGGCCGGGTTCTTGGCCGGCAGTGTCGAGGAGAGCGACGTCCCGTCCGGTACGGCTGATATCTCCTTTGGCTCTTCCTCCATAACCCTTAATAACAGTGAGTCATTCATCCCGGTCCTTGGTATTAGCTCAAACTCAGATGTAAGCACTCGTGGAGGGTTTGTTAATTACCTTATCAAGAAAGGTATGTTGAGTGGGGAACGTATAAGGCTAGGGGATAGATATTATCTTACTGGAGCCGGCAATTCTGATGGTCTTAAGATCTATAACGCTATGGATGCCTTCTCTAGCCTTAAAAATAGATTTGGAAGTCAGTCCTCCGAAATGAACGCATTGGGTTCTATAGGTTTTGATACGGAGGTAAGTAATGATCTTGATCTTATCACTACGTCCGGGGAGAAGGTTACGGTAAGCAGATCGGAGATCAAGGGTATGTTAAGGCAAGGCAAGTTTGAGGAGCTTAATAACAAGTATGATGGGTTCATGGAGCTGGCCTTGTCGTTGATGATGGAGGATAACGCTTTGTACGGAAGCAATGTCCGTGGGGTTATCGAGAATGAGAAGGCGGAGGATCTCCAGAATAGGACTGATATCACCAATATCTTATCCACGTTAGGTATCCGTGTGATGGGTATGTCTGAGTATATGGATAAGTATAAGATGCGTAATGGCGTGGATCCTTCGGCTAGGGCCTTATCTGACATGGCCAATGGGGTTATCGCCTTGGCTGAGGGGGCTACGGTAGAGGATCTCAATGAGGAGGTGGCTCATTTCTTGGTCGATACTTATCGTAACCAACAGGAGATTGACGAGGTGCTGGATTCTATTGTCGGCACGTCGTTATGGAATCAGTTCGCTGGTCGTTACTATGAGGTGTATGGGAAGGAATACCAAGGAGAGGAGTTGGATCGGATGGTGAAGCGGGAGATCCTAGGTAAGACGCTGGCCCAACGGTTCGTTCCGGGCATGGAGCAGGCGGTAGAGGATCTGACCTCGTCCGAGGACGCCCAGCTCTCCTTGTTTGGCAGGATGGTACGAGCTATACGTAATTTCTTCTCCAGCCAAAGATCGGATTTAAATAAGGTACTTGACAGGATAAAGGAGTCGGCGTTAGCTGATGATCCAAGCGCCTTTGACGTGCTTCTGCTAAAGGATAGCGATCATCTCATGTACTCGTTATCGGACGTTGACGTGGCTAATAAGCTGATCAAGAACGGTAGGTCATTGGAAAGGCTATACACCAGATTGCAGAGGATGAGATCAAGCCAGAGCCAGAGGATCGGGGAAAGCATCTCCCTTCTACGTGATATAGGCGAGAAGGTAAGACAAGTCGGGGGTGAGCTAAATAAGAATAACAACCTATTATCCACCAAGAGCGTCATAGCGACCGCCAAGGCTGAGGTGGAGTATTTGGTCACTGTCGCCAGTAGCCTACGTAAGAGCGGAAAAGGATTGGATTATGAGACGATACAGGTTATCGATAACGTATATAGGGAGATAGTTCCTCTGATCAGGAACCTTCGTGGATTCGTCAATAATCAGGCGGCTGATTATTATGGCAGCAATAAGGTTGGCATGGTAGAGGATATGGATGATATATTACGTATGGCTGAGACATCCATGTCTGATATAAATGCTCTTCGAAGTGATCGTAATGAGGCCTGGCTGGATGGACAGCTCAGGATGTTTAATATCCCGGAAAGATATTGGAATGGGATAAAGAAGTTGATAAATAACATCCATAAGGATATCAATGTCATGTCCCGGTTCTTTGGCACGCTGGAGCATAGTGGTAGCGCTATTTTAGGTATGTTAGGTCAACGTCTAGCCAAGGCCCATAATGAAGCCCATACCGAAGGTATATCTAATATCAATAAGATGACTAGGATGATGAAAGAGCGTGGATGGGGGATAAAGGATAATGAGGATCTTATACAGAAGATAAATGGGAAGAACTCGGATTACCTTGACTCGTCCCGTGATTTCGCTAAATACGATTTGCTATACAGGACCGAGCAGGCTAAGGCTATTATCGATATATATGATCTTAAGAATGTTACGGGTAAGACCGAGAAACAGCTTATCGATCTTCTTCTATCCGATAGAGGCCTTAAGGTGAAGACCCGTGACGACATAGTAGGATATGACGGGGATAAGCCTATTACGAAGGAGGTATATCATGTATTCAAACCTACCATCCAGAATTTTGATATCTCGGACATGACGTTCGAGGATCAGCAACGATATCTCGACGCGATAAATAGGTGGTTGGATGAGAACCGAGAGAAACCTATGGTGCAGGCTTATTACGATAAGATCGATAAAGTTAATAAGAAGGTCGAGGAAAGACTGGGTCGTAGGGTATCGCAAGCCACGTCCGATTTCATGACCCGTATCCGCAGGAGCAGGTATGTGGCTATGGATAAGTTCGTGAGGAACGGGAAGGTCGATTTGAAGGCGTTTCAATCCGATCCTATAGCTTGGAGATCTTATCTGGATATCTTACGTGATAGGGCTATAGCCAAGAGCGAGTGGTATTCCGATGGGACACCAAAGGAAGAGGGATCCGAGGCTCTGATGATGTCCGAGGAGATCAAGGCATGGGACGAGGCGTGGGCCGAGGAGTTCGGGAATACCAACGAGGGTCGTAAGGCTTCCGCCGAGTTCAAGGAGATACTTCGTGGGATAGAGCGGTCCGAGGGCGGCAAGGCTGCGTTTGAGTTCCTGCTAGCTGGCGGTCATCTTGGCTTCTCCAAGGATATGTGGGGATCCGAGGAGGGTGATTATTACGAGAATCTGGTTGATAAGATCACGGAGCAATCTGTATCATCATCAAGGATAGAGAAGGTAGAGGAGGCGATGGCGACAATAAACGAGATCAATGACCAGCTAAGACCTTTGCTTATTCAGTACCGGGACAGTACTAGATATGGCGAGTATGATTTCGATCGTCTTCGTGGATCATCGTCATTAAGAAAGATAAACGAGTTATATGATCGTCTGGCCGAGGCTAAGAGTGTCATTAATGCCGCCGCTTCCGCTGAGGCTATTGAGATGGATATGCCTGATACGGTGGAGAGTGGAGTCACGGATTCTTACCGTAACGCTTTAAGGGATGCCATGGCATACGACAAGGGTATGGATGAGATTAAATTCGCCAAGGAACATATGTCTGCCCGCTCCCGGAGTCAGGTGGATAGGATGGCCGCCAAGTTATCTCGGAAAAACCCGTCATGGACGACCGTGGAGGTATCGTTTTTGAGAAGGAAATACGGTCCTGACTTCAATAATAAGCTAGCTAACGACATAGCGATGGGTAAGACTGATAAGATCCTTGTCGAGTACGCCAGAACCCGGTTGCATCCTTATATGAGGAAATATTCTCCCAAAGGGTATTCTGATTTCATCAGAAAGATAAATAACGGTATATATAAGGTATCCGAGTTCTTTGATGCCATAGAAAATGGTATATCCGAGAAAGAGAGCGTATCCCGTTTCGGGTTCGATATTAATATGATTGATCTGACGATCAACAACCAGTGGCTTGATGAGGCCGATGCCGAGAGTTCTTTCCGTAATCCTAATTATAATCCCGATCTGGGTTATGGGTATCATACGCCTAGGTTCGATAAGTACAAGAACGAGGCTTTTTTCAAGAAATACGGTATTACCAACGAATGGGAGGAAGCTACGATCAATAAGGATAAGTGGGAGATGAGGAAGGAGCTGCTTAACATAAGCCGTAAGGCTATGGAGGATTATGATGAGCGATTCCGGAACATCTACCAAATACCACAGATATCCAAGGGCGGCGTGGAGAGGATGGTGCAGGCCGGGGTTGACCCGAAGGCGGCCATCGGCAACGCCGTACGTGATATCGTTGGCGAGAGGGTGGATGACCCTATACATGGTCAGGGGCAAGACCTAGGAGGGATTGACGAGAACGATAACAAATATCGTATGATCCCCAAATACTATCTTAGTAAGCTGGAGAACGCCAACGACGTGTCCCATGACTTCGCCTACTCCTATTCCATGTTATCCTTGCAGGCTACCGCTTACAAGTATAAGAGGGCGGCCTTGGATGATGTCATGGGATACAGGAACATGATGCTGGAGACGCAATACGACGGCGGTAAGAACCCGGAGGCCACTCACGCCTATAGGATGTTTCAGGACTGGGTTAACGCCAGTATCTATGATGTTAGGATAAATAATAAGCGGGCAGAATGGAATATAGGTAATTATAAGGTCGATCTTAATAAGCTGGCTCTTATGTTTACCAAATTCGTATCCAAATCCAACTTAGGCTTCTCCCCATTCGTCGCGGCTACCGGCGCCCTTACCGGGCAGGCCAACTTCCTTTTGGAGGGTATGGTAGGGCAGTATATAAGCAAGGACTCCATGAAATACGCCTATGGGGAAGCCCAGAAGCAGTTAAGTACGTACGTGTCGGAGATCGGGGATATAAACCGCACCAACAAGCTATATGTCGTTGGAGAGGCTCTAGGCGTGTTCAATGTCCGTAACCGTGTACGATCGGCAGCGTATAACAAAATCTGGAGAACCTTATTCCGGGACCTGCCGTTTAAGATGATGGAGGTTCTTAACTCCCCGTTGGATCCGCAGGTCATTATCTCGGTCATGGATGATACCCGCCTATACGAGGGTCAGTTCTGGTCATACTCCAATTTCAAGGAGATGATGATGAAAGACAGAAATATGTCCGCTAACGAGGCTAAACGCGATTGGGAGCGTTTAAGGGATTATTCTATGTGGAACATGGTAGATGTCAAGGACGGAAAGATCGTGGCTAAGAACGAGGCTAACAAGGATATTATAGACCGATATATACCCACCTTGTCCAGTAGGGTAAGGAGTATGGTGCAGATCTGTGACGGCGCCTTGAACGAGCAGAACCGGGTGGGGGCTAGCCGGAACGCTATCCTTAATATGGTGCTGCCTCACCGTGGATGGTTTATATTGGCCGTACAGCGGGCGTATAAGAAAGCCGGTTTCAATTTCCAAACCAACCAGTTTGAGGAAGGATATATGAGAACGTTATGGAGACTGGCCGGTAATGTCTATGGATCGATGTCCGAGGGCAGGATGGGAGAGGCATATGACGTGCTTAAGGAAGAGTATGATAAGCTTACCCCCTACGAGCAGATCAATATCAAGAGATCGATTATCAACATGGCGGTATTCGCTACGATGATGGCCATAGGACGGGCTTTGATGGGATATAGGGAGGATAATGAGGATAGCTGGTTCGGGCAGTTCATTACCTACATCGGGTTCAGGACGATCAATGAGATCGCCTCCCAGACATCCCCGTTCATGGAGCTTAACGCTATAGACATGTTACAAGACCCGCTGGTTACGGCCCGGAAGTTAGGCGATCTCACCGATCCCCGGAACTGGGACCCGTTCGCTACTGTCCAGACCGGTGTGTACAAGGGCGAGAGTAAGTTGTGGAGACAGCTCATGAAGTTCTCGTTTGGTAAGCAATGGTATAATATCAAGACGGCTAGGGATATTAAGCAGACATCCGACTACTGGTTGATGACCAACGGCATGACGATGGGATTCTTCCTAGGTGGTAGGAATAAGGATGAGTCTGGGGAGGACGCTAATTGGTACTTTGATAGAGGAAGATAGCCGATATAGTATGACAAGAAAAAAATAGCCGATCAATTGTTTAAGACAATCAGATTGGCTATTTTTGCATTCCCATCTATCCATCCCGGACGGATGGGAATAAATATTCTATTCATGAATACAAATGTAGATCTTTTTCATGATTCCACGAACAATAGTAATGGGATTTCGACGTCCGAATCCAACGAAATGGATTTAAATACATTAATACCGGTAGTAGATAATAATAATCATAAGGTTGTAGACGCCAGACTTCTTCATGCGTTTCTTCAAATAAGAAGAGATTTTACATCATGGATAAAAGATCGTATATCAAAATACGGTTTTATTGAAAATCAGGACTTTGTATTGATAAAATATGATTATTTAGGTAACTTACTGAATGACAGACTCCCCCATTTTGGTGAGTCTGATACTCAGGTAGTTGCAAAGACCGATTATCTACTATTAATGGATATGGCCAAAGAGCTATGCATGGTAGAGAATAATGATAAAGGGAAGAAAGCTAGAAGGTATTTTATCGAGAAAGAAAAAGAATTAAAGAAGTTGGAAAAGTCGAATAATGATCAAGTAAGTCATTTGCGTATTCCTGACTTTTCCAACCCAGCGGAAGCTGCAAGGGCATGGGCTGATGAGTATGAGGCCAAGGTGAAGGCCGAGAAGAAAGCTATGTTGGCACTAGAAGCCAAGAACAAGGTCGAGGAGGAAAAGAAGATTGTTCAAGCCGAATTAAATACGGCTATAGATACGATAAAGGAGAATGAACCGGTAATCGATATGTTTAAAAGGTCTATTCCAAGAGAAGGTGTCCTTATCCGTGAATCATCAAAATATTTTGAGCAGTTCGGATATTATATCGGGATAAAGAATATGTATCCGTTATTACAGGAATTGAAATACGTTTTTAGGAACGAGAGAGGTAGGATAGAAGCGTATCAATCCGCTCGTAATTCCGGATTGGTCATATACGGATCTGATCCCGGTGATGAATATTGGGAGGCTAAGGCCGTGACTGTTATGATAACATTAAAGGGATTTGTTAAACTGGAAGAATTGTCAAGAAAGAGAAGGAGCGTTTTTGAGAAATATGGTAGGTTTACGATATGATGCCCCTCACTGCAATCATTCTGATAAAGGCAAGGCTATTAGAGCGCTTACTGGTGATAATAGGTTCACTAAAGATATTGATTATAAAGTTTTTACCCAAAATGGCAAAAACCCAGTTGGTGGGAGACCTACGATTGTGTATATGATTTCTGTGTCTTGTATGGAATATTTAATAGCAAGAAAAGAAAGAAGAGTATTTGATGTATATAGAAGTGTGTTTCATGGTGCGGTAAATGCTTTCAATAAGATGGAAGAATCCGTGGAGAAGAATCTTCCACATAATTATATAGAAGCATTGGAAGCGTTGTTGGCATCCGAGAAAGAGAAACAGGCGTTAGCTGAGGTCAAGAAAGAGGTAGAGGAGGCTAAGAGAATATCCGATAACATTATCAAAGAGCAGGCTCCTAAGGTAGGATTCGCCGAAACAGCTATTATGGCCAATGACAAAGGTGATGATATGTTGATCCGTGACGTTCGGAGAGAGTTGGAGTCTCATGGATGTGATATAGCGGAAAGATCTTTAAGAGAGTTTTTACAAGAGCAAGGTTTCTTTTACAAGAATAAAAGAGAATGGATATTAACAGAGAATGTTATGAAGAAGGGTTATGCGCATTACAGATACAATACGGATACTGGGATCAGGAATACGGTCTATATGACTAGGAAGGGATTTGAGAAAACGTTATATAATATCAGGAATATACCTAAATCAAGAGAGTCTTTTATCTCTTTTGGCGGCAAGATATTTGATTAAAGTAAGAGAAGGATAGGCGATTATCATCCTATCCTTCTTATTTTCGTTATCAGTCTTTATATTTATCCACAAAATCATCCACATCCATATACTCACACCCGAAGTTTTCCGCCGTCTTCTTATCGCTCGTGAGTTATTGACTATAAAGCTTCTTATCCCCAGCGTTTCCGTTCTATCCATATCATTTATCAAAGTTTCCGTGGTATGCTGAAGATCCATGTCTCCGGCTGCGTATCTGCTTATGTCCTCCACGCACCGGGATATCAGCATCAGTTGTTCCCTTGTCTATAAAGTTGTTTGTTGTTCATATCCTTCTATTTTATTTATCATCTCGAATATTTTCACCGCTATCAACGGCACTATGGCATTACCATAAGCCTTTATTGATTCTTTTCTCCATTTCCCGTAAGGAATGGTAAGGTTGTCCACATTAAAGGGTAGCCCATCATTTCCTCTACAAATAGGGGACTGAGTTGGAAAACTCTTCCATTGAGTCGATCCCCGTCCATCCCAATCACGGCAGGCATATTTCTTAAAGAGTCTGTTCTCGGTGCTCCGTTGCTTTTTGTCATCTTCCTTATCGTACAAGAACCTGTGTGATCTGAGGCCACTGGTGTCGGTAATAAGTCTCCGTATTTTATCCCTTGTTTGGGAAGTGAACTCAAATCCATGAATCTTGTCTTCCCGTCCTTGTCGCAAACCTTCAACCCTTGCGTCTGAACAGTCGGAAGCAATGAACCATATCCTATACCGTTTATGTGGCGCTCCGACACCGCAAGCTGGAACAATGATCGGTTGGACGGAATATCCTTCACGTTCAAGATCGTCGCAGATGGTATTGATGATATATTCTTGCTCAAGTATCGTTTCCTTGTAATTTTCTTCATCTTGATCACTTTTCGTTTCCACGTCAGTTTCACTACCGGGTTGAACCATATTGGTGATTCCAGCAACATTCTCGCCAATAACCCAGAGCGGTCTTGTCTCTCGTATGACTCTAAGCATTTCCGGCCAGAGATAACGGTTATCATCCGCTCCCTTTCGTTGTCCAGCGACGCTAAATGGTTGACAAGGGAAACCTCCGGTGAGCACGTCGATTTTCCCTTTCCATGAAGTGAAATCAGTTCTTTTAATATCTTCATATAATACTGTTTTTGGAAAATAATATTTTAATACACTTTGACAGAATGGATCTATCTCGCATTGAAAGACATTGTTCCATCCTACCTCTCTAGCGGCTAAATCAAAGCCTCCTATACCTGAGAAAAGACTAGCGTGATTCATTCCGTCTTATTTGATATTAATTTTTCTTTTATATGTTTAGATATATCAATTATCTCATCTTTTATATTGCAGTCATCTTTTAATAATGAACCAAATATACATGATATGGCGCTCTTTAGGCCTAGCGCTATCCCTATCTCCAATATTTTTTTATCGGTATTAGAGATTTCTACAGGTTCATATAATATTGATGATATGTTGTTAACGACGTATATTATATCATCTTCATTCATTGATGTAGATTTATCGACAATAGCTATAAAATCTTTTATAATCATAATATAAGCTATTTTTATTTCTTTTATCGTATCATCGCTTAGATGTCTATCTCTTATATGCCTTTCAACATACTTGTTTGCTAGATTCTCTATTTTGTTTGATTTGTCCATTTGTACTATCAATTATTTAGTTAATAATAGATCATAGTCCTCTTCGTCTATACTCCCATTATTGTTGATGTATATAATGAAATCATTTAAAAGCACGGACTTATCCTTGGATAAGGCTTTTATAATAAGCTCTCCATCATCTTTCAACATCACATGCACAGTATCCCAGATAACATATTTTTGACATTCTTTCTCAATCTTCTTGATTGTTTTAAGTATTATCTTATACGTCTCCTCATATCTTTTTACTATTCCGCACAGTTCAGTCGTATTATATTTACGTATAGCCGTGAATATATATTCCTTTTTACAATCCCAGCATTTTATCAGTCTTTCTGATCCGCACGCCTTATCCTCGTAGAAGAAGCAACCCTTACATGGCTCATTATGGTCGTAGCTTAATACCACAAGCAGCTCCACACCATTCTTGTATATCACGTCTCCTTGTTTCATCTTGTCTATTTTATTAATCTCATTATCAATATAGTAAAGTTGGATATTATCCATACTATAGATATCCAGAACGTTGTACTTAACATAAGACCTATATTCCTAGGTATAGGATCTACTCTCCTGAATGTCAGGATCATGTATATAAATGTTTTTATATTCATAATTTACGATATTTTTGTATATAGTTAACTATCAAGTCTTTAACTCCTTTTGGGACATCTGTTAGTTTAAGTTTCCCTTGGAATATATCCTTACCGTACTCGTCCATGATCTCCCCGAACGAAGGATTCATAACTCTTGTTGACATGCATATCGGTTGATCGGTATCGAATTTGAGAACAATCGTTTTCCCGCTGTTTATCACCTTTTTTAAAGCCACATAAAGTTTCCTTCCTTTTATTATATCACAATTCCCTTTTAGGATGTTGGACATATATATAACATGTTCTTTCTTGATACGGGGAGCTTGCTTCCGGGGACTTGTGTTATTTATATAAACAATATCCCCTCCATTTAATCTCCATTTATCGAAACATGATAAACATATACTATAATCCGCCCATTTTCTTATCCTAGGCAACATCCGTTTACTTCCTGCCGGCATCTTTTTCCCGCAGCATTTGCATTCCCAATCTTTGATGGTCCTGAACTCTGCGTAATCATCTATTGAATACTTTTTTCTAGCCATTTCTTTCTGTTTTCAAAATTATCATCACCATACTCATAATTAGGACAAGCCTTATTGCTTGGCCGTCTCGCATAAGTCTTTTGCTCCCTATTATATTTTCTATTAGGGTTTATATAATGGTCGCACACTTGCCAAATAGAGCAACATACCTTCCCGTATCTTTTCGCCCAATCATTATCATGCAGATGTACGCATGTAGAACAAGTCGGATTCTTAAGCTTATCCTTGTTATCATCTATGATCTTATTAACCCGATCAAGAATAACGGACATATGCTCAGTGTACATAACATTGAATACGTCCGGTTCTGGAAGATATGTCATCGAGCTTATATCTATGTCCATTTCCTTGGATTTGTTGTAAGCCGATTTGTATTTCCTTACCATCAAATCTTTTAACTGATTTACCTTCTTCTCATATGTTCCCATGTCTCATTCGGTTTTCCATCCCTGTTTCCTTAATAAATCCACCATCATCCCTTTTATCTTAGGGCTAATGGCTTCGGTAAGTATATCAGCGGCCAAGTTAATAGAGAAGTTTGTCATTCTGGATTCTCCTATATACTTCTCGCTGGTAACTTCTTTCACATAATCGTGGATATCCTTAATCATCTCATTTTGAGATCTTAGGAGGTCCAGTATCTCATCGAGTTTATCATTCATTTTTTTTCTCAAATATACCTGACAACAACCAGACAATCATTATCAAAAAGAAACACAACCCAAGCGCCTCATCCGGGTAATCATGCATCGCCTCTAAAATGTCCCTCATAGCTTAATGTCCATTTTGCCAATTATACGATAGAAAATATCCCTAGTCAGCTCAATATCGTAAGTAGCGTCATGAAGCTTATTCTCGTCGATCTCAATACCCATAGTTCTGGCTACGGTCATCAACTTAAAGTTCTCCATATCGTTTCTTACACCCATCAGGAACGGTGTCACCATAACATATACATCCATACAGTTAGGATAGAACCATGATCCGAAATACTTATCCCCACATTGCTGGAATAAAGCCCGTAGGAAGCTGTTATCGAATCCAGCGTTGTTATACCCCACTAAATACATTTTATCCCTCTTATCGAACTTATTCACGTATTTGGATAATATACCAACTAACTGCCTGTATCCGTCTTCCATAGGCTGATAAGACTGCACTTGCTCCAAGGTAACGCCGGCCACGTCCAGCGCCTCCTGCTCTATCGTGGCGGCAGGGTTCGGGGCTAGGCGGATGTCGAACCTCTCGACCTCCTGCCCGTCGATATCCACGATCCCTCCTATTGGGTGTATCCCGTTTCTCCAGAACTTAACCCCGGTTGTCTCTAAATCGAAAAATAGTAATTTCATATCTATTGATTTTTAAAATGTTCCTTAATCTTCTCCAATGCCTAAACAATTAAACGCCAACCATCCACTTACAACTCCCATCGCAAAAATAAACAAAACCATAAGCGAGAACAGCGCCCAATCTTTTGTATTTAGTTTATTGCTCTCCTTCTTTGCTTTTATTTTTTCAAGAATATTCTTGTCAACATTGAAATCGAAATCAAATATCGTATTACTATCTATCTTCCCATCAATATCTTTGTTATTAATAAATATCTGTCTCTTAACACTCATATCCCTAATATTTCTGCTACATAAACAAATCCATAACATATATAATTATCAGCATCATGCTCACCAAGATCCTCATGCCATACAACGGCGCACGGGAAATATAATGGCATATCCTCAGCCATAGGATCCTCCTTGAAGTCACCAATGTTTATCTTCTCCCTCCACCTCCACAGGTCTTGGATATCATTCAAGATCAATTTGTTCATAACAATCTGGTTTTTAATACTGATACAAAGATAGGATTTAAACAAAAATAAAAGCATGAATAATATTAAAATAATATTAATCATGCTTAAATATAAATATATTCCTTCTAGTTCTCATGGATATAGATATTCGTATTCTTCCGGTGGATATGTTTCAAATTCGGTGTCGTACTTCATACAAGTGTAGTACTTGTCTTTGCTTCTGTACACTACTGTCCACGGACAGTCATATCTTTTGTTGTATCCTAAAAGAGGAACACCTTCCATAGGAGGCTTATCTTTCGTTTTGTACCTTAATTTTGTTATTTGCTTTATGCTCATATAATCTTATGTTTAAGTAATTCCATCATCATCGAAAACAATGTGTCTACAAGAAGTTTCTCGCTACTCCAATATATAGGGATCTCGTCTATATCTCTATACGCTACAGACCATGCATGTTTTAGCTTATAACATTCTAATGTACAACCCTATATCTCATATGGGAGCAAATTCAGTAACGTCCCTACATCCCAAACAGGGTTGGATATATCCGGGGTAACAGCCTCGATCAACCCTATACGACCAGCGTCATCCTCCATAGAATGCAATGAGTCAAGGTACTTGTCTCTGAAGCCGATGGCGGTGGAGATAGGGAGGCCGGCCTCGACCAGCGCCCTCCCCTGTTCTTTTGTGGTGAATATCCTTTCTTTCATCTAATCCTTGATCTTTTTCTCTACAGTAACGATCGTATCATTATGCCATCCCCCATGAGCCACAAGAAGAATCTCCTGCTGCTCGAAGCCAAGCCCGGCCCCTATACCGCCGGAGTTCCACGCGCAGGTAATGACCACCCCTCCTTTCTTGGTGATCCTAGCTATCTCCTTCTTCTGTCTAGCCCAATAACTAGATTGTGTTGTTTGCATATTAACAGATTCTCCAAGCTTTTTATATGACTCGGATACCTGTCTCGCGGAATATGGTGGATCATATAGTACCATATCAGCTATATTATCCTTAAGACCACACAGGAAGTCCGTGGCGTCCTTATGATGCATAGCCTTAGTCTCAGGATCAAGATCGTTGGTGATCGTCCCTATATCGCTGTTTCTGGCGAATGGATCTACTATAACCATTCCGTCTTTTTTATATCTATCTATAAGTTCTCTTATCGGTTTTATGCTGAATGTCTCGCTGTTCGGCATTGACCATGTCTTGTTTATGATCATATCGCTGCAATTGTGTTCTCAAATTATTTGTTAAAAGTGTAATATAAATATAAATACATAAATTGAATAGGGCTATTCACCATGCCCTTATCAGTAGGATCATCGTATTTGTCAAGCCAAAGACGAAGCGCCTCCCAATCGATATCCTTACGGTCACATACCATGCAGGCTAGGTTAGCCCCGAACAGTTCCCCGTCGCCGCCCAGCGACTTGTTAAACCTCTTGGCTAGTCTTTCCTTGAATCCCTTATCATACCATATCCCGGAAGTAGCGGCATAACAATAATAAGCGTTGTATTTCATTTTCACGCCCATCTTCTCAAACAATGGTGTATGCCATATCCGATCTAAAAAGAATACTATTCCACGATATATGAAGGTTCGGAGATTTTTCCTGTATTCTTTCCCCAAGAAATTATCCACACAAGATATAGTCCCGCCTGAATAGTACCAGTTATTGGCGCCTCTCTTAACCTTATCCGTCATCTTGAATTTATTCTTTCTGTCTTCCACCCTATCCCAAGGCTTTAATTTATCCTCATTAAATGTCGGGCAATAATGATAGTAATGATTGATCCATGACAGATATGGGTTGTATATCGTGTATCCATTATCGCTGACATATGAGTTCATATCATACCCAAGTTCCTTGGCTAGAATAGATCCCTCATCAGCTAATACCTTTAATATCGGATTTAAGTTCCATATCTGATCTTGGCTAACAAACATCGAATAGCATGGGTCTTCATCCTCCCCATACCATCCTCCCATCCCGCTCACTATTTTATCCAAATCAAGTGAATAATCTTTCCCGGATGAAAAGTCATCTCTAAGAAAAAATCCTCTATATGGGATCATATCATATATACCCGGTTGATCCTCAAACATATGTTTAGCGTTCTCGGTCAATCTAATCAATGTTTGTAAGACAGAAGATATATCTATGGGTGCATATTCACACCTATAGACCTTATTATTTATCCAAAGATATTGAAGAAGCTCGGCTATATTAATAGTCCCGTCCTCTACATATCCTGTCTTGTTATCGAAGTTTATTTTGGCTAGAGGTATATTACTCCCTTGTGGTTGGTCACTTTTTTCATTACAACAATGCACGAACCTGCCAAAGAATATATCCTTCCAGCCAAAATATTTATCCCTTATCGTCATAAGCCTATTTCTTATCGTATAATGACATGACGTTAATAAGATCAGCCTTTCTGGTCATCCCCTCAAGTTTGTTAAAGCCATCCATATTATCTCCACTGATGATAATAGTAGGGTATACCTCTATACCGTACTTGGATATCTCCTCCTCCGTGGCCTTGTTCTCCGGGATCTGGTTCAACGTAACCTCACCCTCATACTCCTGTAACGTGTTGGCGATAATATATCGCATGTAGTCGCTGTACTCAGCGTCTTTCTTCGTGAAAAAATCAATTCTTACCATATCAAATAGTTTTTAGTCTGTTAATAATCAAATCAGCGGTAAATATAGCATTATCTACCTCATCTATATCCATCTTCCTTCCATCGAAATCGTTAGATAATAAATCCTTAACAATCTGATATCTACGTTGCTCCCAATTTATATCTATATCAAAATTCAGATATCTTACATAATCATAATTTAATTCGTCGTAGCTATAATTTAGATACTTAACTATCGGGAATAGGCTGTCATCAATAGTGCGCTTGATTACATTAACGTATTTACCTGTTCTTTTGTCGATAGCTCTTAATCTCTCATCTACTACTCTTTCTCCTGACTCTTCCATTCTATTAACCCTTTGTTATGTTTGTTACTTGTGTAATCATATTCATCATTTCTCTTGTCCCCATATTTAAATGGATATATCTCATACGACAATATGGCATCATACACCCTTTTGTCTATCAATCCATTATTAAAATATTTTTCGGCCATTTCCTTCAGCCTTTTTTTCTTAAATTCTCTATAGGCATAAAATGCTTCTTTTTCATTTTCATACACACCTATATGTGTCTCTCCTTCCCCTTTTTCTATTCTACATCTTGACCTGTATTTACCATATTTCGTTTTAGTAACACCCAGTGGAAGAGTCTTATTGTTTGACCATTCAGATTTTATACATTCATTTATTTCCATGGGAACAAACACGCATGTTTGAGGTGAGTATTCTTTGTTCCCTTGGAATATTATATCTTTATCAAGATGAAATGTACTATCATGGCAATTCTCATCATAAAATTTTTTAAAATTGCTGAATATTTTCCATTCATCACATACATAGCAATCTTTATATGCATTGAATTTTTTAGATTTCATGTAACATCTCTTTATCATATGACACCATGTGTTATAACTCCTATCGTTTTTACTCCCGTATATGTCATTTACACCAACCCCGCATATTAATCTTCTGTTCATGTCATATCTACATTTAGGACACCCATGCCCGTTTAGATGATTATGAGGTGTTTGCATAAAATCTCCATGTATCTTACATGTTATAATTAACTTTCTGTCATGCCCATTATATATTGATTTGCTATAATCGTATCTGTTCCCATGTACTATGGATGCTTCCTCTATGAATTTAAATGTCTTATTTTTAGACATATCCTTACCTTTCCCATGTTTGTCATAATATAACATAGCTATTATATTCCATGCCGCACATGCAAGATGATAACAACCGGTTTCTTTGTCAAATTTCTCTCCTTTCATATATTCCATTATATGACGTTGACTCGCAGCAAAATACCTATTAAATCCATCAGGTATATCTTGCCATGAGTTATCAGCGTACTTCTTGGCACCTTCCGTATATACCCTCACGATGTCCTCTATCTCAGCCAAAGGAAGGAGATCCCACCGGAGTTTACCGTCGGCCCGGTCGTCCTTCCCGCTACCGTCTTTCCCTACGGCAGTCTTACATGCCTTGGCTACCTCCTCTTGGTGGGCTTTAATGATGGATGCACTATTAATATTATTGAAACGGGAAAGATCGTAAGCGTTTACATTGTCTACCTTTTCCTCATCAATAAGTTTTAACTTAATAGCTCTACCTAATGATACGACCATCTCCTCATCAACCCAAATAATCTCATCTACTTCATCCGACCATAGTCTGATTCTCATTCTTCCACTTTTATCAGCGGTCTCAACTACCTCAAACACATCGCCATCATAGACCACCTTTTGATACTTATAAAATTCCTCCTTCATTTTAAACTCCTTTTTGTTTTATTATTATTACTGGATCATCATTAAATGGGGATAATATCCCAATATGCAACAATATATTGCGCTCATCGCCCTCATTTTTATCGGCTTCAATAGCATTGATATTTGATTTGTTACTAGATATAATGTTACTATCTATATTAGGATCATTTTTGATTATAGCCCATCCTTTTATAATAGGTTCATGCCTCATTAATTTAGCGACATCTTCTTCCACCAACCAATATTCCTCAAAAACAGTATCCGGATATTTGGCTTTTATCTCCTCGTAAGTATTATACCATGTCATATTTTCGTAATTTAGATTAATAAAATTCACTAAGATCCCTGCATTCTGGCGTCTCACCTGTCATAGAGTAAAGCTCACCAGATGATAGATGCACGCAATGAACGGTCTTCCCGTCTATATACTCACTTCGCTTCGTGATCCCACAAATAGCGCAGCGTTGGATCCCCGGACCCGCCTTTATCCACGAGTGCCGTACACTCCTCTTCCTTGTCCTGTTGGTGTCATTAAGCTTTCTCATGATCAATCCTCCAAGACCGTTACAATTTTATCTTTCCCGATAATAGCCTCATTCCCGCTCCTTACATCAAAGCATCTCCCTTCATCTGCCTCCTTGAAATAAAGAACGCCATTGTACTCGAACAGACCGAAGCCATAATCATCTAGCTTCATCTCGTTAAGTCTCTTTAATTTATACACCTTTCCCATATCTTTTGTATTTATATTTTGTATTACTAAGCACATCAAGAAGATAGATAAGATCGTTGCTATTATCCCTCCATAAAATTCAGTAGAATCATCCTTCTTATTCCCTTCTATTATCAAATAGATAGAACCTGCCATTATTATAAAGGCAAAGACTAGCCCTATCATAACATTTTTCTGTTTTTTAGAAACTCCATCATATCCTCCACGCTAAGCTGGAAGCCGGCAGCCTCCTTATGACCTCCTCCACCGGGGTTGGCCTTGCGTGCCAGCGCCGAGACATCCACCTCCTCCTTGGTGGTATAGAACGAGCATCTGAAGAATCTGCCGTTCCAGCAAAATGGCATCATCAAATCATGTTTTCTAGGATCGTACATATACTCGAATGTGGTGGAGTTAAACTCCGTAGTATTCATACATATCGCCTTGTATCCAAATATATCTGCCTCGAATGAGAACATCTTCATTTCTCCTCTGTTTTTCTCGATGATATATTCTATTATGGCCTCGCCATTTCTTATCATATCAGAAACAAACTCGCCATTCGCCTTGTTTAGCACCTCCCTGACCATGTCAACGTCAAGCCCGCAATACCCTCTCATCCCATATTGGAATGAAAGAACGTCACTCCATTCGAAGCGATCATGATCCCATACATCATAAGCGCTCAATAATTTTACCACGTCAGGGGTTTCGATATCATCGAAAAGATATTCCCACGTAAGCTCACAAGCCGCCGTTCCGATACGTCTTTTGCCTTTGACATTATAGTCCTTCACAGCTTCTATCGCCGTCTTATGGTGGTCTATCCATGTGACATCTATCCCCTTGTCTTCCCATTCGTCGAATAAGAATCTCGTTCTATCGCCAAATGACACGTCAACTACAAACACCTTATCGTATTTATTCACGTCAGGTATTTCCTTGCCGTAATTGTAAGGAAGAAGATCAATGTCCCCTTTGAAATACTTTTTTACTATAGCTGCTGACATTACTCCGTCAAGATCAGCCTCATGATATATACAACCTATCATAACTTATTGTTTTTAGCTAAAAAATCTATATATTCTTTTATATCCTTGTTCCTATCATTATCCCAGTCAAAGGTCTCGTTTATGAATTTGAAGTACGATACCGGAATTGAATGCAACATCCATCCACAATACTTGCCGAATGTCATTAACGTAGAGCCAAGGGGATGATCCGGTCTTCCTGGAACAGGGGCTGCGGTTACGCCCTGCGCCAGCCCCCTCCTTCGGTCTTTCTTGGCGGCTTTGATATCCAGATCTGTTTTCGTTACCTTATCCCCCATCGGGATATTGGTAATTAGTTTATCGCCGATAAACATCCCCCATCCATATCCTTTGTAGTTCTCTATACTAAGTTTCCTTATATCACCGAACCTTGACGAGTTGTTGCAGCAATCAACAATCAAAGCGCTATCCTTACCGTCCTTTATCCTGACAGCTCTCCCAAGCCACTGATAAAACGAAGAGAACGAAAATGTCGGTCTTCCTACTATCACGCAGTCCAGACCCGGATGATCGAATCCCGTACCGAGGGCGGAATAGTTGAACACTACCTTCGTCTTACCTGACTTGAACCCCTCGACTATAGCCTCCCGCTGTTTCTTTGGCGTGCCTCCGTGAACCGCTTCCGCCATGCCAGCGCATATCTTTGCGTTCATCCATTCGGCGGCGGTATTGCAGCTCTCAACAGAATCCATAAACACCAGTATAGATCTGCATACGTCTTTTAATACCATCAATCGACGCAAAATAAGGTTGTTTAAGCCATTTTTTCTCACCGCCTCACTAATAGACTCAGCCGTATATTCAGAGCCGTTAGAATTAAGTTTAAGGGCATCTCCATTGAAATCCCATGTCTCATATTTAAGAGGTGTCCAAAATCCTTGCCTTATCATCTCCTCCACCTGTATGACATGGATTAGGTTCTTGAAATATACCGGTCTCATACGAGTGATGAAATTAAGCTGGGAATATGACACCTGCCCTATCGACATCGTTTTAAGCCTGCATGGTGTAGCGGTAAACCCTATCACCTTTTTCGGTTTCAGTTCATTCATGAATGTCATGAACTCACTGCCGTCCTCCGGGCTATACCCGGCATGAGCCTCATCTATCAACACGTTCCTGATCCCCATCTCCTTAAGCTGACCAACAACCTTCTTGATAGACCCTAACGTGGCGTATATCATGTTAGACAGCTCTTTCTTTCCACAGGAAGCGGAGTAGATGGTAGCCGGTATGCCATACGACGTTATCTTGTCGTGGTTCTGTTGCAGCAATTCTTTTGATGGTTGTAAAATCAGCGTCTTATCTCCCATCAATCTAGCCGCCTCTGCTATCAGCAGTGACTTACCGCAACCTACAGGACCTACGATCAATTCCGGATCATGTCTATCAGAATTTATGTAATCGGAGGTACTTTTAACACACTCCTCTTGATATGGTCTTAATTTGTAAATCATTTGGATTTGTAGTTATCAAAAACGTCTTTTACGTACTCTAGTCTTATAGGGCATTCCCGACCATCATCCATCTTCACCATCAAAGTCTCTTTGGTCTTGCTTATGGCTATCACCTCTCCTACTCCTATCTGGGTATGGACTATATCGCCTAGCTTTATATTACATTTGATCATGGTCAAGCTTTTTATTAAATTCCTCTATCTTGCTCCTGTCTGTCTCCTTGGTCATCTTAGCCTCTTCCTTAAACATATCATACCCTTCCCGGATATTGTCGCCAACCATATTCTCTATCATCTCCCTTAGCTCATCGCTTCTTACGGCAAAAGATATCTGGAATGATTTACTTGTGCCTTTCATCAGGTAATCAATCTCCTTCTTACATTCTGTCATTAACCGATCCAGATTATCGAACTTAACGAACTTGGAGTTGCCATTGGCTTTTCTTACCCCATCCTTGAAATCCTCCAATATCCCGTTAAATACATCCGCCATACACATCATGGAATGTAGCCATACCAGCATATTGAATTTATATTCATTATCAGCGTTGTTCATCAAACTCCCCAAAGACTCGCTTTTTGTCAACATGATCTTCGATTCCCGGTCTACGATATCCTTTATCTCCTGCCGGCATTTCATGGCGCCAACGAAATCCATTTTAGAATAACATTCATTTGATTTCTCTACCAATTTCCTGATATCCTTTCTAGACATCAGAAGATCCAATACCTGTTTTTCTCTTTCGTTTTTATCCACGTTACTAAAATTATTTATTTTATTTATTAAATTCACATTCATATCACAATTATCCCACTGACGTAAGAATCATCGAATACTTTCCTACCAATTCCGATAGCTCCATTGATATCAGCATTTAGCAGCTTCCCAATAGAGCTTTGAAACAATCCTCGTTTCTTTCTTTTGCCTAAATAAACATCATGCTTGCACAGTTTTTCAAAAGCCAGATGATCTACTTTGGAAGTATAGGATTCCTCATTGGTTTGAAAGTTTATTCCAACCAATTTACATTTGTAAGAAATCTTATCAATTAGCTTGGAGAACGGAATCTCAACGAACTTCTGATTTATCCTCTTTCCTAGATTTACTCCATTCTTCCATCCTCTGTTTAACCCTACTACAAGACTACCAATATTATTGTCAATACAATAATTAACAATAAACCTGCTGATCTTATGGATATGATCATCTATCCAAACATAATTTAGTAGAAAACTCATATTCATTTATGTAATCTCCGGAAAATATACCTTGTCTGACATTGAAAAGAACATAATTATACAACAACCCGGATTTGAGGCAGATATCCTCAAATCGGTTGTCTTTTACGATATGTCTCTCAACTAATCTCATTTTTAATATCTTATGCCATAAATATAAACATAGTTTATGATACAAATAATTTATTCTATCATAACCAGTTATTTATTGACACAAATATAATTAAAGCCTAGATATTTACCTAGGCTTTTTAATAAAGTTAATCTTTTTTATTCTTTCTTTTTGACTCATCCCAATCCGATGAGTACCTGCATGTCCCTTGTTTGTGGATCGAGAAATCGCACCAAAAACACAAGGGCTTGGGGCGGGGTTCAAGGCAGGCCGGCTGACGTCCCATGAGGTAGCGCTTCTCGTACTTATACCCCTGTTTGGCGTCGTCCCAAACGTGAGCTTGATAGCTATCTATTTTATTTGTCTCGAAATCATACATGTCAAGGAGAATATCGTTAAGTTCCTTGACCGATCTCTCTACTTTCTCCTTATCTACCTTCACGTTCTGATTGTCCAGCATGCGGGTAAAGAAATAGCTGCACATATCCGGCAATACCTTATATTTTCTGAGTATGTAAAAGGCGTATATCGGATGTTGGAGATTATGAAGCAGCTTATCTTCATCGAATAACTTTCTCCCGGACTTCCAGTCTATCGTATACATGGCTATCCTGTCCTTTGTCTTATACTCTCCACGCCAGTCCACCGATCCTATGATATGTACCTTATCGTACGTCACGCCATCCAAGGTAAGGGGCTTGGGTAGCTTATAGGGCAGGACGAAGCTCTCCTCCACGCCGGCCGGTCTCGACCCCCGGACCACCTTCTCCATTGGCGTAAGATCAGACCATGCCTTCTTATAATTGCCAGCAGCATCCTTCTCAAACAACCCCACAATCCATCTTATTAGCCTAGCCGCATGTTGCATAGACTCGATCTGGGATTTTACGCTATCAAAAGGGATCTGTTCTATATCGGCGTAGTAATTGAAAGCCTTACTCATATCCTCATAAGAAGGTCTGCATCCGTTCTTGAAGAAATACTCCATTGTCTGGTGGATAACCGTACCATATGACGTAGCTTCGTGCTTTTCCGTGGATCTGTGACCCTCCACGTAAGTCTTATACCATTTATATGGGCACTGGATGAACGTGTCTATCTGCGAGTAAGAGGCGGCGAGAACCTTCTCTCCGTTTATAACCTTACATAATAAGTTATTCTCCGGTATTACCATAAAGCTTATCTATTTTTATGTCATGTCCGTATAGGTCCATTAACAGGTTTTGTAGATGGTGAAGATTCTTAATCTGAATAGGATCGCTTAGATCGTCTTCCAGATCCCTAAGCCCAAGATAATACCCATCATCAAAAATCTCTATAGATATTCCATAGCCTCGATATACATCCCGCCCCTTATCACGCTTGAAATAGATAGTATCAAGTATATTATCATCTATCTCAATAGGTATGACATCATCTTCCCCGGAATACCATTTCATTATCCCATCATCAACCTCACATTCAAGGATCAATGACTTACTTTCATTACGCATACCAGTAACGCACCCTACTCTCCATATATTGCCAGCCTTGTCTTTTACAAGATCCCCTATCCTTAGTTCTTTAGCCGAAATCATACTCGTCCTCCTCGTTGTAATCGTCATCGCAATCATCGACAAGAGGGGTCTCTAGCCCCTCTTCCCAATCATCATATCCGAAGTCCATTACTTACTCTCAAGCCAATCGTACAACATATCCACAAAAATCCCTACAGTTAGTTCATCGACAGATTTATCGCCAAAGACATCATCCGGTATCCTTATATCCATCTTTTCTTCAATCCCTATCAATACCTCTAATAAATCAAATGGATCCATAGCTAGATCGGATGACAAATTACTGTCTTCTCTTACATCGTCAATTACCTCTATATTATTAATGTAATTGAACTCATGCATTTTCTTGAATATCTCTTCCCTCACTATCTCCAATAACTCATCTCTTTTCATAATCCTTTAAATAATTGTACAACATATTTGTAAGCTCTCCTACCGTCAATTCGTAATAAGGCTTGACATCAAGCACTTCATCAGGTATACATCTACCAGTTCTCTTCTCCATTTCCATTACGACTTCCACGAAATCAAGGGAATCCAAGGCCATATCCGCGCCCAGCTCATCATTATTGGTTATCGATTCAGGATGATTAAGCCCATTAAATTCACCTACCTTTTCGAATATCACCTCTTTTATCATTCTCAATAATTTATCCTTTTCCATAATCTAAATCGACATTTTCAATCTTCTACCTAATTCTTTTTTTATATCCGATATCCTTTCGGTATCCATCTTAACATCGCCTGTGATAGCGTATTCCTTATCCATTCTCTTTGGGGGATCCGGAAGCCGGCTTATGGCGAACAACCATGCCAGCTCCTTGTTCTTGTTCTCCCTAAGATACAAGTCAGACGTCATGCCATACATTTTTATGATCGTATCGAATAACGTTGATTCCGATAAACTCATATGCACACTATATACATTTGATGGTTTCCATATCAAGTTATCCAATCTCATCGTATACTCACGTTTAAGATCTATGTGGGATATTACGGCTCTTACTATAGGTCCCTCCTTGAAGTTGGTATTAGCTACGAACCATACGAGCCGTTTCTCTACCTCCTTGATAGCTCCTGTATCCTTACCCATATCGTTATATACCCCAACGATACGGTCCCGGATCCCCTCGACCTCCGGTGTCAGGCCGGGTGTCTCTATCAGCATCAGCAGCGACCCTCCCCTTGGCGTTATCTTCCACTTCCCATTCTTCTGAAGCTCGATATAACCAGATGCTTTATAACTATCTATTTTCTCCTTTGGAATGACGCTAGCCATCTCCTCTTTCTGCCGGATCATCAAGAGATACCCGACATCAGACATCGTTAATCCTGATGTCATCATCTGTTCAAAATTTATATACATAAGCTAATGAGTTAAAATATTGACCTGATCTTTCTGGCTACCCTCTCGACTATATCGGGATGATCATTTCCGTTATATATATCTATTAGCGTCTCTATTATATGTAACCTTATGTTTTTCTTTGATGAATGAAACCAAAAATCTCCATTTTTTCTGTTTACAGGTTTAAACATCTTCAGTTCTGGTATAAGATAACACGCCACACATGATCTTTCAGCAAGTGATAATTCAACCGCTGCCTTTTCTATTGCTCTGCACATAAATGTATAATTATCATTCTTTATTAGATCGTAAGCCCTTCTCAACACCCTAAGGGCGTCTGCTTTCGATAATCTCTTTCCCTTTTTCATACTGTTTTACCGTATAAGATTCATTAGCCATACCAACTCTACCAACTGATATAGATTGATTTATAGATTGGTTAAGATGCCCTACAACCGACATCTTAGCCCTAACCGTATTGGCGCATCTTAGAAGGATTCGATAATCCTCTAACGCCCTCTCGTATCTTACGTCCACCCTAGCTCTTTTATCAGCATCAGTCATGCTCTTACATGTTCCGTCCTCCCTCAGGCTTATAGCGATCTTGTCCCGTATGATTCTGATATCATCCTCGGCTATCACCAGTTCGGCGTCAAGAACGCCCTTGTAAGAGCTAAGAAGATCCTCCACCGCCACAACTTCCCTTTTTAGGTTCTCCAATTCCAATATCATTGAGTTGTCATTTATCCTTTTATACTCCTGTACTTTATTGGATACCTCATCACAGATACTCATGATCTCCTTTTCCCGTTCCCGATTTATGATATATCTGATGCTGTATTTAGCCATTTCCTTTAACGAGGATATAATTTCCTTTATCCCCATCTTATCCTCAACCGACAATACGGTCTTTAAGAACATTTCCAGCACCTTTATCACTACAAGCAAGTAATTATGCCTCAATCTCATGTCAATAAGGTGTTTCGTCATGTACTACATTGAAATCATCACTGGGCGGTATATATTGTTGCTCCAATGGAACACCGGGAGGTGGGGGCGGAAGCGTCACTACGGTCGTGTCCGGCTTGCCGCTACCCACGGGGGCATCCGAGCCTCCCGGTCTTTCTTGGCGCACCACCCCTCCATCAGGATAATATCGCTCATATCCTTTCATGATATCTACATGTATAGCGTCAATCTCCTCCAATGATCTTTGACGGACCTTTACGATATGATGGAACAATAATCCATCCACACGGAAGGATCGTCTTGACTCGCTCTTGAAACGTTCCAGATTAGGATACCATCCTTGCGGAAATTGCATGTATGAGGAGTACCCGTATCTTTTCGGTATATTTAACGCTACCATAGCCGTACATAACTGTCCCAATGTATCTGATTGATAAAAATCAGATTGCTTTGGCATATGATCCTTTGGATCCCGCCGTCCTTCGATATCACGATTGAGTTGGGATATTATAAGAAAGAAAATATTAGGAAAAGTTCTTTTAGCGATATTACACATGGTTATCAACGAGTCGATATTTCTTTTGGCGTCTCCTGAGCCTTGTATCAGGGCCGTATGATCTATAGACACGAATACCATTTTTTTATCTTTGTTTATTGGCATATACTCATTCCATAGAAAATTTTGAAGCTCATCTACGGTTGATGGTTTAGGGATGTATGTTATTCTGCTAGAGTTCTCTTCTCTAAGGCATCTCTGCATTTCTTTTGCCTCATCTTCTGACATCTCGTTAAGGAGTATATCTTGTATGTCTTTCCCCATTTTTTTTGATAGTGAACGTAACATCAAATCTTCTGGGTTCATCTCAAACTCACATCTTAACCATACATAATCATCTGCCTGTGGATTGATATTGACATTCATCACATTGCTCATGATCTTCTGCGCCAAATAAGACTTGCCGACTCCGGGTCTAGCGCCTATAGCCACCGCATGTTGTGGGTAGAACCCGCCCAGTAACGCCTTGTCAAGATAAGCGTATCCAGTACGAGCCGGGAGAAGCTCTCCCGACTGATACTTTCTTATCCTCTCATAGGCATCCATGATGATCTCCTTGGATGACCTCCATATCCTATCCTCACTCATCCTCTTGCGTTTCTATCGCCAGCCGTATCGGATTTAGATCCTCTGTTAGCTGATCTTGATTTATATCTTAACCCCTTAGCCGTATGGCATAGGTCCTTCCCTTTCCGATAAGCCTTCCCCTTCAACTTATCGGTCTTGTAGTTCTTGCGACCCAACTCCCGTCTCTTGGCTTTCTGCTCAGGTCTGGCGTTGATTTTCTTGTCCGTCTCAGCCTTCTTCTTTCTGGCTTCCGGATGTGTCCTATAATATTCAGTCGATTTCCCCATCCTCTTCGTCCTCCTCATCATAATCATAATTCTCTACGATAATATCCTCTCCATCCAGATACGAGGCTTTATCCCCGAGTCTATCTCTCATGCTCTCATAAGGATCGTCTCCATCCTTTATCTCCCACACACATACGTGTGGACCTATTATATCAATCAGCATATTAGCCTTATCCTCGCTTATGCCTTTTTCTATCATCTTATCCCTACATTTGTAAAAACCACATGTCTTGTTAAACACTGATCCTCCTACATAAAACCCTGTCTGTTTGTGAATGAAAATTACTTTCATGTTCTGTCAATTTTTATTAATAATTATTTTTTGTAATCACCGTAACTCATGTCAGCGTCACACACCACCAAGTCAGTTACCTTATCCACTACATGGAATAGATGCTCCGGACATCCGTGGCATGCGCTACCTCCTATCGCTATCACCTTATGACTAGGGCAGTTATTCCCCCTCCCTCCATCATATATCTGTATCCGATTATCACTATATGCCTTGATATGTCTCATGATTTTAAGTAATGATGGCAAAGACATCTTGTAAGGGGATATATGCTCCTCCGGTATCATAAGCTCACCGGATAGTTCTTTGTAAAGATCATGTCTATCCTGTCCTGTTTTTATTAAGAATACATTGATCTCGGTCATTACCATATCCATAGACCTAAGGAGATCCGGCTTGGCTAACCTACCTACAGGTTTACCCGTAGAATCGGATCTCATCCAAGCCCCACACTTCTCGCACCCAACTTGCTTCCCCTCCACCGTATTTATCATAGTGGATGGGTTCTTGCAATACGGGCATACGGATCCGTTTAACATAGCTTTCTGGGCTAAAGACAGTTCTTTCATACCTTTTCTTCTATCTCAACATTAAATAGATTGCAGAATCTATCAAAATTTCTGTTCTCTATTCTCATATCCTCCTCATACCTGTCAACCGATTTGATGAAATCATTATAACAGTCCTCGCACATCCATTGATTGATTACCGCTACATAATAGCCCACGGACGTAGGTCTGTTACACATATCGCAAATACCTAAGCACCCATATCTGGTGAGCTTATCCATCATCTCCTGTCTTGTTATTTCAAGCACCTTGAATTTCTTGTAATTGTTAACTACCTTTGCCATTGTAAATTTGTTTAATAATAAAATAATCCGCTATATCCATTCCCTCATTTATATTGGGTTTTGATTCTAGAAAATTACTTATCTCTATATTCATCCCCCTCATATCCTTGTCTACCTTCTTTCTCCATTCGTTGAAAGCGTCGCCCTTATCCGGGTACAGGACTATCCGCCTCCTACCCAATGTCTCTATCATCTCCCTTTTCAGCATATGGATACCGCCACAGGCCATAAACAACCTACTAGGGTACACAATATTGCAGATAACAGCCGTCTTCTCTGACTCTACTATATACACCGGAGCGTCATTGGGATAGAAGTTGATAAGAAACTCCCCGAACAGGCATTGCCTAAGCAGGTAATCCTGACCGTCCAGTATATGCACCCAACATACATGATCCATGGGAACCTTTACCCTCTTCCCGTCAGGCCCGTAGTCCATTATCTTCCCGGTCCGCACTACCCAATTCTTATCCAGTTGCCAGAACACACAGCACTTACCCCAGTCCCCGAATCTCATCATCCCCACCTTATACAAGCTAAATGCCCTATTGGTATGATACGATCCGAAGATATTGGATAGATAATCCTGAAGATCGGATGTCTCGAAAGGATTAAGCGTCTCAAACATCTTGCTTACCGGAATGCAGTTGGCTATATCCGGATCCATAGGAGGTCTGTACCTCCTTAATACTTTGTTTGAATCGGTAAAAAGATCATTGTTCCCAAGTTCGCTCCCTGTTGGATATTTAAAGTAACCACATTTATTTTTATGATCACACACCCCAAACTGCTCTCCAACGATCTGACCGGTGGTTACGTCCACGTACGGCGTAAAACACTTATCCTTGCCGCATTGCGGGCACGTCAGCTTCCTTCTTGGCTTGCTATGATCCAGCTCATACCGATGAACGCTCTTATTGAACTCCCTAAATTCCATCATCCTCTCCTCTCACTCATCACTCTATATATATAATCTCTCAGCGACTCTTTTCTTATCAAACCATTCAACTCAAAATCACCCTCTATATCTAAAGACCCGATCCTTGACGTAACCGTATAATTGGTTTTCTCAAACTTATACTTACCTTGAAGATATACAACCGTAGCCATATTAAGTATAGGATTATCGGTTTGTCTCTTCAACTTATATTGACTTGTCTTAGCGGTAGGATCACCCGGAGCGAAGTTATATATCTCCTCTATCTCCAATATCTTTCCGTAGTTCTCCAGTATCATTCTTCTATATAGCTCAAGCTGGAAAGCGTACTCGTCATAGAAATTACCTTTCCTGTTTGATTTGAAGTCCAATATAGCGAATATCCTCCTACATCTTTTTACTTTCTTTTTCTCCATTTTAGGTTGGCCTTTCTTGGCTCCCACCTTATAAAGCTCTCCTGTCTCGACCTCTATCTCCACCATCTCCGGCTCGCTATCCATCTCCACCACGGCGTCCACCGAAGAAGCTATCTTTAACCTGCTTGACCTCAACATCTTCTCGATCAATACAGGTTTTACATGTCTTTCCTTGCAGAATATGGCAAATGATATTAGATCCTCTATTAGCTCATCAATGTTATCCACTAATATCCGCTCCATCCTATACTTGTCTATTCTTAGCTTGGCTTCCTTGACCACCTTCCTGATCCATGTCGGGATCAGCTTTATGTTAACCCCGGTCAGATACAACCCAAATAGATAATGCATGATAGTACCTAAGTCAGCCCTATAGTTAGCGTACTCATCAGGGTCCTTGCCCTTGAGTCTCATCTCATTCTTCCATTTCTCCAAGGCTCCGGACGTATCACAATACCCATTGGCGATATTGTTAGTGGCTCCATCGTATATGATAGGATACCCATCAACATCCATCTCATAATACACGCGCTTGCCGGCAACAGTCATTCTATATAACACCGGTGTCGGGATATCCTTTATCCATTCAGCGGCATAATACTGCTGTTCGGTCTCCAGATCATACTCAACTTCCATTTCCTCTTTAGGCTCTTTTTTAGGCTCTTCAACAGACTTTTCCTCCTCATCCATATCTTTCTTTGGGATCGTTGACAAAACATCTAATATGCCAAAGAAAGCGGTAAATTTAGGATCTGTATGATATGATCTTAATATTGGTAATGATGATCGCCAATAATATGATGGCGCATTCTCGTCCATTGACTTATTATGAACAAACTCTATTACAACACCATCATCCGTGATAACCACATGATGTTTTTTGGATAAACGAACTCTTATATCATCAAACGATTCTTGATCGCTTATGACTTCCATATCCATTCCTTTCTTATATATCGTATCACTTATAGCCTCGTATCCAAGAGCTAAAAGTAATTTTTGTTTTCTTCTATCCATGATAATAATCTGGTTTTTAATTTACCATCCTCCTCGACTCTAGGTGCGAGATCCCTCATCCTTCTGGCTGCCAACAGCCATACGTCACCAAACTCATCCAAGAGCCGGCTAAAATCCATCGTATCTAATAGATAATCGAATCTTGTATGCTCATCAGCCGTCAAGTAGATAATGTTATCATTATCCTCGGCGACCGATTTATATTTCCGTTTAGGGTATAAGTGGCATATGTTGCTTACCCCAGGACATGGTATATATGCGCCGGTAGCAGATCTTCTTATCATACTTAACTTAGCTACGTGGGCGCCAAAGAACACGGCTAGGCTCCTACCCCGGGGCTTGGCCTTCGCCCCTATCGCCGTCCTCCCCTTTGGCGGTAGTTCCTTGGCTCTGCATGCTGGACATAACCCCTTGCTCCTTATGGCTACCATCCTCCCGCATCTCTCACACGGCAACATCCTACCTCTCATGCCTTTTTCTTTTTATAACTTTTATTAAACTCCATGAGGCTCATGGCTCTATATCTCTTAAGCCTATCTATTTTACCCTTCGTCCAATCCTGATCCTTGAAATTGATGATCGTGTCGAATATCTGAGCTAGTTCCCGGATATTAAAGTTCCTGTTCTGTATTTTCTTATAGAACCCTGACCTACTATATCCTAGTTTAGACGCCAGATAAGTCTTGTTAGATAATGTGAGGATACGATAAATCGTACCCTCCATCTTGTTTATCTCCATCAACTTCTCAGCTACGGATGATGCGGTCTCATAGCTAGCTTTATTGCTTACTATCCTCATGCTTCTCCGGGTTCCTGATCTTACCGTCAAACTCATAGAAATCCATCAACTTCTTCTCCTCCTTAATACAGGTTACCACGAAGTCTGATATAGTCCCTTTCATGCCCTCCTCGAAGTTCTTCTTGGCATGATCAAGGTCATTGGCCCGAACGATGTAGTTAAACGCCTTGCGTTTCTCATTGCTCGATTTCTCGTCTATCGTAATATAATCAGCCGTGACCTTATAGAACCGGTCTCCATCCATGGCAAACAATTCCGCTATCCTGAATCGTTTGATATCAACGCTAAACTCACCGGAGATGAATGGCTTCATCTCCTCTATGATCCTAGCCTCACATTCGGTATAAGAAAGGGCATCTACTAAATACTCTTCCTTTACCTTCTTCTTCATGCCGTTCTCGGCATCGGTCTCGTAAGAAACCGTACATTTAAACCAATTGTGCATCTTAATCTATATTATTATTAAACAACGGATAATCTTTTATCCCTTCACGAATATATCTTTCCGTATCATCATCCACGTCATAAGCTTTCTTAAAAAACGTCATAGCCGTATTCGTATCATGATCCATCAACGGAAGATATTCCTTCATAAAAAGAGTTCTAAGATGATTCATGTGATCAATTTTGCGCCTTACATCAATTACTTTTGACCATATCTCGGCACGGATTTCATCCATCTTTTTTGTATTCTCCTTGTATTTATCCACCTGATCTTTATATTCCTTCTCGATCTCATTGTTCTTGTCCTTGATAGACTTGTAGGTCTCCTCATCTTTCGTGTCAAACATCGGAATATGTCTGATATTGATTATATCTAACTTACCGTATAGTTTCTCATTGGATACAACGAAATCATATCTAGTCTTATATAGATCAAATTCACTTAAAAACTTAGCTATCTTAATAGCATCATTCTGATCAAGAACGGCTATATTCAACCCTTCTAAATAGTAGAAGAAATGTGATGGAGAAATAGGCTTATAGTCATATGTCTTCATAATTGGAGGCTCATCTATGAATCTAACACCTTCCTCGGCGCATTTTATTACGATCAATTTCTCTACCTGTTCGTCAGTAAGATCATATATCTCCTGATCGGTCATCTCATTAATTGTCTTCATCGTCATCCTCCTCCATCATTATAGCCTTTACCGCCTTTTGTTTATAAACCTCACTCATAAGGCAGGTAAAAGCACTATCATCCATACTAGCCATAACACTGGCTTCTACTTCCAAATTCATTTCAATGTTCATTGCCGAGATTTCATAGTCATCATCATCTTCTTTATAGAAGATGACTTTACCACCATACTCGAAACCATCATCTTCAGTCTTAACCATATCGATGATCTTCTCCAATGCCTTTACAAACTCACTCTTTTTCATATATGTAATTTTTATGTGTCTACAAAAGTAGACATTTTGTTTTTGAATTAAATTAAATAAACATTATTAATAGTTAATACTATCCTTTCTCCTATCATTCTCCAGTACAACAGCACCGCGAACAAAAATCCAGTTGTTCCGACTCAGGCTTCCCTTGAAATTTCACCGCCGCCCTGTACCATAACGGAGACAACACCCTTATCTTTTCGGGAGCAGCCGGCGTCATGAGCACCGATCGCAGCCTTCCTTTGGCATCCTCCCTACCTCTCATCTGGATTATCTTTTAACAGCTCAGCTATCTTCTCATCCTTCAACATATTTTGCTTTCTCATATTATCCACGATGAAGGTAGCAAATGCCATATCATACCTTTTTCTCAACTCATCGACAAAAGATTTAGCTCTTGATCTTATGATTGTCTCAATGCTGCTGTCTACGATTTTCTTGATCCTACCTCTTATAAGCTCATCGACCGTCAGTTCCTCTTCCATATAATCTATTCTAAATTTATATTTCTTCTTGCTGGCGTTCTCGATCAGCTCACTCATCGACTCATTCTTGAACTTTTCTTTAAGCTCACGTACTACGGCTAACCTGACCGAGCTGGTAAACTCCTCTTTCAACGTCGCTTCGTTGTACATAGCTTCCTCGAATACATCTTCCAAATTTAATTCTACTTGAATTTTCATATCATTATATTTTAGGTAATTATATATAATAACTTCACACTTCAATTATAATATAGAATAGGATATAATTGCCTTAATAATTATACCCCAACATCTGCTCCATCTTCTTTAATCCAATTATCTGTATCGCAATGCCAACAATATCCTGTTTTGGAATCCTCTTTATGAGAATGAGACCCACAAGTAGCGCACCAATAATTATCATCCGTATCGTATGCGTAGCTTTTATCCTCATGCATCTTAGCTACTCTGACCATTCTATCTTCTAGCAGTTCTTTTAGATAAGGGCATTCATAAGGTCTATCCTCCTCCCGTAATATCCAAAGCTCGATATCCGTCATCTCCCCCATCCTGTCCGTGCACATCCGCTCGGCGGCATGACGTACGCTATCTTCCGGCATCCCCGGGACTATCTCCCGGATCACTGCCTCCATCCTCTCTTGGTATTCGGTGTCTACCTTAGCCACCAAGCCTTCTAATTTATCTATTAAGCTCATAATTTTTATTGTATATAATTACTATTTGATATTTATAATCTTTTGATCTCTCATCTCATTCTTATCCTTGAACATCATTATCCTATTTACAATCCCCTCCGATTCCATGTATGTCGAGAATCCATGTATCCTTAGATATTGGATAGCTGATAATGATTTCTCCAATATCTCCCTATATTCCATATCTGTTTTAACTGCTTTCTCCATGATCTTTTTCTTCCATTTCTTCTAATATGACTTTAGCCAGATATACCACCTCACTTATCTGGTCGTAATAAACATCCACCCCATCAACTTTATCATTATCGTCATCATATCCATCGACCATCAAATTATCTTCCCCCGATAAATATACGGATGTTATAGATAAACAAATCAACCCGTTATCGGTAAAGATCCTTATTTCAGCCGGAAAATCATCTACATGGGTTCCGCTATCCATATCAAGATCAAGTCTCCCTGTTCTCTTGATCAAATCAACCATAGCCCCATAAGCTACTACGTTCGCATTTAACAGCATTTTATTTTCCCATTTTAATACATTTTTTATTCTATAAAAGATCCTCATTGCCCCCATAAGGGATACAATAAGTCCAAACCGTCCCATGTACACATTCATATCCATGAGAATTTACACCCGTTATTTCTCTAGCAAATAAACTAATATTCCATGCATCATCTTGGCTATTTCTTACCAATACTTTGTCAAATGGTTTTAACTTATACTCTGGCTCTATCTCAATACCAAGGAATTGTTTCAAACACATTTTGGCTTTAGGTTCTTCACTTGCCTTAAGATCGTTAATAAAATCTCGCTTTTCGTCCTCAGTGGCATATCTATATCTCTCAATATTATTTTGATTGGCAGCTCCATTGTCGAAATATAAATAACCCCCTTCTTGCCAAGAGGCATGATAAGACGTAAGGTATTCCCCGTTTGTATTCAATATGAATAAGTAATCACCTTCTTCATTACTCAATACATCCCCATTCTTAAATGTTGTATATTCCGGAATATTAATACAAAGCATACATCCTCTTGCTCCTAGCCCATTATCAGAGAACCAGTCAGATATTATACCGCTATCAGAATAAATCACTCCTAGTGTATTATATATCCCCCTATCTTTATTACTATACACTAACTCTACCTTATAATTATGCCCGAACGTTATAATCTCGCCCTTGCGTTCACCATTGCTGATTTTCTTTGCCAACTCTAAGTTAAATGGTTTTATTATCATTCTCTCTTTCATTTTACATGTATTTATGTTGTTATTTTCACTTTAGTTATATCATTACATTGTAACTTTGTTTGTTTGTTTAGCCAATCCAACGGACATGAGTGGACGCCTTGTCTTCACCGACCGCCTACCCATACACGCCGGCTCCACCGGTAACGCCACCCATGACATCTTGGATGTCTCTCCCGTAAATCTGATAGTGATTGCCATAGCTCTCAAATGTTACTTGATAGCTGTTTAATCCCATCCTAATTGTCTCGCAACACCTTCCATCTCACTATACGCTATCCGGTGACATCCGGCAGTCAGTATATCGTTTTCATAACGATTGAACGCCCATCTGTGACCGTTTACATCCAATACCAAATCGCGTTTGAACTGACCACCATCATGGAACACTTTAATCAATCCCCAAAGTCTTTTAGCTTCAGTTTGTTCTACTTTGATACCCTTACTGGTTTCGATTTTTCCATTCTTAATACGCAATCATGCGTTCGGTTGGCCATTCTCAAGACAACGATAATACAACTGGGAAATCTCGCCATATTTCCACATTTGTACCCGTTCTTTCAATGGTTTGTTACGAGCCTCTTGTTCCTTTCTATATGTTTCTATTTTTATCTTTTCTCTTTCTTCTCTACTCTTTTCAAATCTTTTGATTCTTTCTAGGTATTTAATCCACGTACCCTCTCCACAAACTTCATCAACAATCACATTTACAGTTCCAAGTACTTCCAGTGGTTGATAATTCAATAATATCTGGAAAACACGTTTTAATTCACGGATATATTCACGTTTAACCTTGTCTGATCTCCGTGACAATTCATGACTCGCTCCAAGCCACTCGTTTACACTCTTTTTAAGAAGACGCTAGGGAGTTCCCATACCGAAGAACTCGATATAATCCATCATATTTTTTAATACTCCCCAAACATCACGATAAGGCAATTCAGTTCTGACCCTCTTGTATTTTTCAATAGCATCTTTAATGGATTCCAATTTACTGGTGACAAATGCTATATTACCGGTATTTGACATATTATATCCAACAGAAAATATCTTTGAGTCAGTTGGTATTGCGCTGCGAACAAAATATTGATGTTTGCTTGTGGTAGAGGAATAATGTATACTATTAATCAAATACGCTTTTTCACCACGCTTATTTCTTACGATTCTTCCAACCTCAAAATGATAACCATAAGAATAAATACTTCTACCCTCAAAGAAAAAATTACTACCTCTTGCGGATTCTTTCTTTTCGTTTGCCCATAAGTGAGCGACCATAGAGTTGTTCATATCAATATTTTTTTTGTTATACAACTACAGATTAATAATACGATATACGTTCATTACATCCGACATCTTGAATTTATCAACATCCGTATTCTTAATATCATATGTATATGAGTCAAATAAATTACTTACCGCGTTCAACCAATCATCATCTGTCGGTTCTTCTACCTCATCCATACAATCATACACATCCCAGTAATTCATGAGGATACCATTGTACGCTATTTTCGGATCAGCGTATTCTCCTCTTGACATAAAGCAGATGTTTTTGCCGGCCTCGTTGCCGGCAACTATCTTTTTGTAATCTTCTATAATCTTATTCATTTTTCTGATAGTGATTATGTGTAGACTAAAAATTACTTTAACTCAAATTTAATTCCTTCCGGGAGTTGGGAGCGATCCACGTTATTCACGAAATCATCAAACTCTTCTTGTGTGATCTTTTCCCTATAATCACACCAGTTGAAAGATAAAGTGTTCGTGTGATTATAATATATCACATTATCGGTTGACAATCCATAATCAAATACACAGAGCATTACCTTTTTGTCTGTTTCCGCATCCCTGATTATCTTATCGTATTGCTCACAAATTTCAGCACGCTTTTCCATCATCTTTGCCTTATGAGCCTCCTCCCTACGTTTTTCGATATTTTCTGCGGAATAATACCCGGCTTTAATACGCTCTTCAATAAGCAAACGTTCCTCGTCCGTTAGTGTCAGGGTAAATCTTTCTTCTTCTGGCTTATATTGATTAACCCATTTCTTTCCACACAGGTCTTCAAGTTCCGCAATAAGCTCGCCTGATTCATGTTTCCATCTATCCACAATTCCCAGATTGAAAAGCAGATACTTGAAATACATCTTATCATCCACCGCTTCAGATAATTTGGAATATTCCTTGTCTGATATACGTAAATATTCAATAGCCACAGACTTATCGCTATTCTTTATGTGATACATGCCATTTTCCACCGGATACATAGGAGCACCATAATGATTACAACAATGTAATGGTATAAACTTCGCCAATTCCGGACAATGTTTCGCAATCTCATCGTGGCAGCAGCCTCCCATATACTCTTTATATATCCCATATTCGTTTTTCCAACGAATGTCAGCGGTTATACTCCAATCACACATATTGTTATGACAATCATCATCTAACGATATCGTGACTGTTATTCTGTATTCCCTTTTGTTTTCTGTAAAGAATTTTGTACTTAAAAAAGTTAGTTTATTTGCAGTTTTCATATTTTTATGTTTAATCGTTTAACTTATGAAAAATAAAATCGGCACAATTTCCCGGAAGTGTTCCTGCATCATTATATTGATAGAACCCTTCTGTTTCCCAATCCACATCTACCGGATAGCCATCTGCGATGTTCAAGAAGTTTTTTATTTCTTGACATTCTTCTTTACATAATCCAGTATAGTCATCATTTATCAGAGCGCAAGCCCAATAAACTGGAAGCCTGTATCTTATTACCTCTATATTCATAATCTCATCAATTTACAAATTATCAATACTAAAAAAACTCCAACAATCTATTACAATAAACTCTCCTACTCCATATTCCACAAGTGACTTAAGTGATTCTATCCCATTACAGTAATAGAAAACATTATCATTATCATCATCATTGATGCTTAATGATAATTTTATTGTCGTTCTTTGATCATCCCCTGTGTCTTTCCATACGATCTGACATTCTACGTATTCAGGTTCTTTCCCATTCTTTTTAACGAACTTGAAAAACATAGAATCAATATCTTTCTTGACTCTATCTACATCCGTTATCACTACCTCTTCCTTGCAATCCCCACAATTAGCATGCATAAAAGATTCATCAAGATAATCTATTATTTTCCCGGTGTTTGGATTTACGATCGCTTCACAAGCAATATTTGTTCCGCCACACCTTGTACATATTACTTTCATACTATTTCATTTAATGGTTCAACATACACATCCCCATTCTCATAATAAAGTTGATCTTCGTACTGATTATGATGAAGCTCTTCACGTATAGCGTCTTCGTTATCAACCCAATATTCATATTCTTTATGCCATGACTTGAAGAAATTATCATAACATTGCTCTATCAAATTCTCTAATGAAAAATTCCCTGAATAATTACACCATGTATTGTAATAATTGATTATAGGTTTCAAGAGATATAAATCATAACACATCCCTGTCAATGGGCAATTATCCCCATAGTCAAACATCACCCTACTATGCTTGTGCTTATATTTATATTTCCCATCAACATATTTACCTGATGTGGAGAAATACTTGCCCTTGATAATATATGGCATAATATTATTGTTAATATACCTAAACAATAATTTGCCGCATAGGTTCTCAGTGAATATATCACTGTGTTTAAACCCGTCCACGGCCTGCCCCTTGGGTGCCCACGACATCACCTGCTTCTTGGATATATACCAATTCCCTATCTGCACGAAGTCAGGATAGTTGTTAATCAAATACCTTATCTGAATATTCAGATAATCCATATTATCAAAATAAATTATGTGATATTTGTTTCTTATCCTTATCTTCAAAAAGGGATTATCCCCGTAATACGCAGCGAAGGCTGACACCACGGAGATAGGGTATCTAACGCCTTTTATTATCACCCATTTCATATACAATACCTCCTTATATTAAACTATTTAATATAAATTCATCTTCCTCCGTTCTCTCTTTCATAGGCTTATTTTGTACCGTTTTGACAAGATCAAGCACTTCATCCCAAGTCCTTTCTGATAGCGTCCCATTATTTATGCCACAACATCTACATCCACTAGAAAATACCGGTATCATACTTCCATCACACATCCTAACGAATTTATATCCTACATATTCATTGCATAAGAAACATCTTCTTACTGGGATAAACCTTATTCCACCTCTATTAATGATATTTATTAATACCTCACGATTCATATTATTCCCTTAATTTACATTTAACCTCCTTAACATACATAGGAGAATGCAATCCTCTATGCAACTTTATAGCCCGATCTATATCCTTTTTAGGATTGTGGTGAGATTGATATATCTCGAACATTTCCCTAGCCTTGACAGGGTTCGTTCGATCTTTGTATCTATATCTCCTTTTCTCCCGTTTAAGGCGTAATATCCTATTAACCTCATCAACGTATATCCTTTTCATCTGCCACCTCCCTAAAGCCCCGGAAGTGGCGTTATACGCTCGATCGTCATTCCTTGACTCCACGAAAGACAGGGCGGCCGCCAGCTTATCCCATACCCGTGCCTCTACCACGGCAGGCCTTGGGGCGTGGGGCATGCCTCCGTTCCCTTTTGGTGGTGTCAATATTATCATCGCCATCACAAGTAAGTATCTTATCACGTTCCCTTGTTTTTATAAAACTCCTCCCCGAATTTCACATTATCCACATAATCTTCCATACACTCATGAACAATTATATGAATATCCCCCTCCGCATATGTTACCTCGGACATCAGCCTCTCATTAGTCATCCACCAAGAATAACTATCAATATGCCGTATCTCAAATCCACGACCATGTAACAGGCACATAACATTGTGTCTTAAATCCCTACCCATCATTATACACTCATACACGATATATCCGTTTATATTTTCATGAGACTTTCCGAACGTATAAATATACCTGCTCATCAACTTATACAACTCCCTTGCCACAGGATTCGGGATCGCCTCATCCATATCAAAATCATCACCCGTATCAATAATCTTATCCACGTCCCGTTCATCAATACAAGCCCTAGGCATTCCTATCGTCCGTACATAAAGGCGTGATCGGTGATCCCTACTTAACACTGTCCCGATATACTTTTCTCCTTTAGTGTATCCTATATTATGGTTGCCGGTTATATTAAACACAATTTCATCTCCTATATTAATCTCATCCATATTCAAGATGTTTATATCATTTGTTATCTTTTTTATACAAAAAGAGGATATAATGGCATAATATTATGATATCAAGACACGAATGCGTTATCTATCATATTATCATACATATCCTCTATACAACGTCATTTATGGCATTATATCGTATATGATGCCGCAGGTCATAAATACATCTAATTAACCCTTTTTTTAGGGCTTATTGCCATTTAGGTAACTAGCTATGCCTAATATTTTCGAAATAAGGGCTTTTTTAGCCTTATACTCATCGTTTATCCCTATTATCGCATATCTGTATACCATCCCATCCTTCGACACCTCCACGCCCACGTATTTAGGCGCAACGGCATCCCTATGTAATACGATAAACGGGCTTTTGCCGTCTAGCTCATTTATCAACTGATTAAACTGTCGCCTTGTCATCTGATAGTGATATTATTTCCATGTTATAAATACGATCTCTTTTTACCCTTATCTTCTCGCACAGCTCATCGAAGCACCCATCTTCTTCTAACCTACCAACATAATATGATACATTCGATTTAGAGCTTCCTTGAAGATATATATTTCCTCCTATATTCCTTGAGAAAAAATTAGGCAAGACCATCTTTTGTCTCTTATCCTTGTTATCCATGTAAGATATAACAACAACCCATAATTCTGGTTCCCGTTCTTTTATCGATAACATAAGATCAAGACTCGATTGACTATTGATATTCCTCCTGCCAGTTTCATTATAACGTAGAATAATATAATCATCTGCGTTATCATTCTCAACCATCACGACTATAGGGCGATCGCCCTTCCCATTATCACATAATACTCTTGCCTCTTTCCAGTTGCGGAGATATACCTTATCGTAATCTCCGTTTTTGTATATCTCAAAATCTAACTCTATCACCATATCATTTCCTCCTATTGATATATTGTTGTGTACGGCCTTCTTTTATTTTTTCGAAATAAAACTTATTCCCATATAACCGGGTGAAGCAGATGTTATACCCGAAATGCTCCGCACGTCTGATTTGCGCATAACCTCTACTGATATCCTTATCATCAATCAGCGTAACAAAACAATGTGATCCTACTTCTGTATTCAAAACCAGATTTTCCCAATCTTTTACCTCCATATCAAATCTCCTTAAATAATTTTTTGTTATGATTATCGCTATTATACCATTTATCAATATTATCGTACTGCTTTGGATAAACCCCATAAGACCTACACCACCTAGGTAACGGCCCGTTCAGCACGTCTAACGCCGTCGCAAGATCGAACGTAGCTTCCTCCTTGACACAACACCCCGATCCACTTCCACAGCTCGGTATATAGGCTCTGCTATATGCTACGCTCATTCCATATTCCCCATGACTCAGATACCCGATGTTAGGCGAATCAGGGAAGGCGTAATACAACATTATATAATCACCCTTACTCCAACCTCTATTATAAGTATCATCCTGCCACGCAAAAACCCTGCAACCGGCTTCTTTCAGTTCCGCTGCCGCTCTTTTTAAAACATTGTCCATATTATCTATATTTAATTAAGTTGTGTCAAGGCGCCGGGAACTGACCCCGGATCATATCCGTACACGTACGATCATGATATATCCTTCCGCCCCGCCAAGGTTTGGTTCAATATTAACAAACTTTCATATCCTCACACATCTTAAAAAAGACCTCTCTTATGATCTTCTTGTATAAGATGTATATCTCATCATCATCCTCATCAAACTCCACTCCCCATGAACGTAATAAATATCTAATATCACAATCCGCTATATGAATCCTGAATATAGACGGAACGCTCATTATGTAATCCTCAAAAGCCTTCTTAATTCCATCCCTTTTGATATGTTCTTTATACTCATTCTTGAATACACTAAGCATAAAAGACATATATTCCCTATCGTATTTAAACTGCTTACCATAATTATCTGTATCTATATGATCCAGTATATATCTCTCTATAGCGTCTCTATCGTATTTTGACATACTTCTTCCTCCTCCTTTTGATATTTTATAACCTTTTTCTCCCCATACGCTTTCGCTAACTGGATAAGTTGACCGGTAAACACCTTGGTACGGTGTTTTACGATCTTATCCACCAGCTCCGGGCATCTGGTTCTCCACCTATAATTAACCTCACCTTTAGCTTTCTTCTTATAATACCTGTAGAATGTTACGGCTACTACCACTTCTCCATTCTGCTCAAAAGCAACCAAATCGTAATTGTTGTAAGTTATTTCGTTCATCGTGTAATATATTTTATAAATTCAATCACTTTCTTTGGCAGTGAATCTATATCCTTCACTCTTTTACCAAAATTGTACATATGACTTCTATGCGGATAATAATCTCCCGCATACATCCCCACTCCTAATGGATGGAATGGATCCTCACTACATGAGAAAACAGGATAATACACCACCCCATAACCATCCTTTATATTTTTATTTACTTATACTATGGTATATCTATCAGCCACTTCATCGCCAAAATCATATACTCTTACTTTTACTTTCACGCCATCCACATTTGTTATAATATTATCCATATATACCTCCTTTGTTGTTCACTATCCGACTAATCTATCTTCCTTCCATATAAGGTGTATGTACCATACCATCCCCTATCTATATTTACCACCTCAATATGATGTATGTGATAACAACCATTAGCTATTCTGCCGCAATCGGCTATCACCATAGCTATATTCCTATACCCAGAATCAATGAAAACACGAGCCAACCCACACCCGTTAAATATAGATACCTTGATATCGTCTTTCTCTTTTATAATCCTTCTCATATCATATCCTCCTATCAAACTAATCTATCATTTTACCATAATTAGTATATGATCCACACCATCCACGGGCCTCATTCGATACCCTAATATGATCAATAGGCTTATCACCGGCCATATTATTGGCGTACGATATTACATCCGACATACTTCTGAATCCGGAATCCTTAATGGATTTTATGAGCGTCCTATCATACCCGAATACCAATATCTTCACAATATCTCTTTCCTTCACAGTCCTCCTCGCTCTCATAATATTCTAGCCATAAAATAAACAAACATAAAATCTATTTTCTCTTTGTTATCATCTATCCTATGTCCGGTGATCTCAAAAATAACCCTACGCTTTTCGATAGTCTGTATATTATCTAACTGAATAGCTATGTAAGGATATTTCATAACTTTCTCTCTATTGATGTTATTCAAAATAGCGTTGACATCTTGCCTGCGAAAATACATATTTACCCCTATATAGCTGGCAACCAAAAGACATTCGTCTATTACCCCATCAGTATCGAATAGCAATAACATATCATCCTTCTCGATAGTATATTCCATATCAAGGATCTTGATACGTTTGCTTCCGTCCTTCTTATCTGATATAAGAACCTCTATCATATCCTTATCAGTCGTAAGGATATAATACGCCTCGTCCTTTGTAATATTATTACGAAGATAAGACAGTATCTCATCTTGTAATTTTATAATCTCGTCCATGTTATTAGTATTTTATATTACCACGCCAAAGGAAAGAACGGCAGCCGACACCCGCAGCCTACCACGCCGTGACACCGCCGCCCGTTCCCCTTGGTGTTATTCTGCCACCTCTAATTTCCCGTAATAAGGATAGAAACAACCGTCTCGATAAACCGAATATCTGAGCGTTTTATCCTTTGCTTCATAGATGGAAACACAACCGCTGTTATAAGCGTTGGATAGTTCTTTTGCTACAAATCCGCCTATTCGTTTATAGGTTTTAGGCGTATCCCTCAACGGCCTGCCTACATATTTTTTTACTCTCTTGCACTTCTTGTCGCCTACGTATATATCCTTTCCACTAAGCTCCGTTAAATACTTGAATCTCATATCAACCGATTTTAAATCCAACATTCCTCTATCTCTATCTCCATATGATCCGCCCAATCACATCTATCAACGTCCTCGCCATCCTCAAAGTAATAGTAGGCCCATACCTGTACGCCTCCTACCTCTATATATCCATCACTTTTCCATTCTATCAACCCGTCTTGCCTTACCACGTTGGTAGGCTCAGCCCCTAGCGACAGCAGATTATTTACTATACTACCGCCAAATACGTTCCTTGCTTCTTCTCTCGTCATATCACTATCAGATTTTTAATATTACACTAACGCCAAAGGGGGAACAGGGACGGACGACCAGCGGGACCTACTCCACGCCATCGCCGCCGCCCGTTTCCCTTGGCTTCCTACACTCCCTCCATCACCCAAAGAAACACATACACCCATACATAGACATACCTTCATACACATAAGATTCCCTTACTATAAAGATACCCTTGTTCCCCTTCCCTATTGTTTCCCGGGATCCCTTATTTCATCTCGTTTTTCCTCGGTTCACATTGATCCCCTTGACTCCTCTTGATTCCTCTTGACTCCTCTTGATTTCCCTTGATTCCCCTTGATTTCCCTTGATTCCTCTTGATTCCCCTTGATTCCTCTTGATTCCTCTTGATTCCCCTTGATTAGAGGTGTCCCCTCCCGCAAAACAAACCAACCCCACCAACTCCCAGCATAAAACCCGAGACCTTCCTCCCGATTGTTCCACGTGGAACGCCCGTTCAGTCTAGGATATCGAGGTCCTTGTTCTTGATTGCCTTATATATTTGCTTTATGCAATGTATTGATAATAAAGCCAATAAAAGAACTATGATTAAAGGCAGGGCGTCGCCCGTAGCTATAACATACCGCCCCAACTCAAACGCCATATACCCACAAAACAAGGTAAGCACCAAATATATAAATACATCCATAAAAATATACAATAAGTAACCACGATTTTAAAATTGAACGCAAATAATACAATTAATTGAGTATCAATAAAATAATACATATCAACCCCTAGAGCTACCTCTAAAGGAAGACAAGCCTAGATATAGATAAAAAATATACAATAAGTACCGCCTATTATATACCTTTTAGGATCGATTCAAGCGCAAAACCATACATAAGGGCACAATATACCCGTCTGTATGGATATAGATATATACAAAATGATACATAATAAAGCATTTTACTTACACATTTTCGATCAAGGCTTAAAATTTGCCGCATCAACACTTTTATGTGTAAGCAAAACATATTAATATGCTATCATTTTGTAAAATATAGGCACAAAAAAGCCCTTCCGTCCTATATCACTACAGTACAAAAGGGCACAAACTTTAAAATCAACGAAAAATAAATAACTACTGCCTTTGTTTATTTGCCATGTAACTAACACGTTTCCGCCTACATTTATCAGATTCCCTACTACAATCTAATTTATTAGACATGTATAGCTCTTTGGTAAGCTCAATATAGAACTCAATTTTAGACTTTCTTGAGGCGTTTAAAGCCTTTTCTTTTTTAAGTGCTAGCTTTCTATTCAGATTATCAAACTTTCTCCTATACATAATTTATTCGTTTTAAATTGCACCAATAAGAAACGGTAAGCCGGGGACAATACGGCCGACGTTATCGATACATCCGGCCGGACACACCACTCCCTCCATATTTCCTTTGGATTTGTCCCTTTGCCGACAACGAAGCCGGCCAAATACGCACATACGTTACCCGTGATACGTACCGACAAGGCGTATTTCGTCCGTCAATTTAACCGCACTAAATACCCTTGTAAAGGTTGTTATTTTGCTACTACATATAGCGCATAAGTATTTAAGCTACCTTAAACTCTATTGCTTTGATATATTGACACGGTTATAACACCGTTATGCACTCCATGCGTGCTACTCTTACAACGCATGGACATACGCCCTATACATGCGTATATACACCAATATACCCCGTGTTTTACACGGCCTATCCGGAAACCGGACGTATTACCCGTCTTGATACAAGCCCAAAGAATAACTATCCGTATTGCGACTGAATACGAACTTAAACCACATTGCTAAGAGGCGGCCTATTTACACAAGCTATCGAACGCCAACGGCTATACCCCTACCCACTTGTGTATGCTTATATCAATATGTCAAATATCGTGTGTTTTTAGTCTTAGTCCAGTTGCACCACGAGGAGGTAAACACGTGCAACCATAACGCCCCTATATATAGAGATATAGGGGCAAATGATACTATCTATCATTTTTAGGGTGAGTTAAGTAATATGTGATACATTTTGCTATAAGACTAAATGTGTACCGCTTTATTGGCACGGCGCATTTTACAATACGTTTGTCAGCACCATTGAACGTTTCATAATATATGCCGAAATCAAACTCTATAGGCTCGTTGTATCCAAAACGTTTATGAGACGAGCCGAGTATTGCTACATCCTCTATTTCGTTCATTTTAAGCTTCTTGTTTTTATCCTTATCGTTTTTATCATAGTATTCGCGTTCAACTTCTTTATAGGAACAAAAGGTATTGTTAACTCGTGGTAATATTTCTTTGCAAAGTTGTATTACAATCTCCTTGTCCTTTGCTAAATTGACTAAAGCGGGGACGATTGCTTTATCTACTTTAATATCATTGTCCTTTAATATTTCATTTATTTCTTTTCCAGATTTAAATAACTGGCACCACGCTTTTACCGCACCTGTTAATGTTTTCTCACTTGCTTTTTTTACCTCGTTTTGTACTTTGTTAAGATCTTTACCTGTCATTAGATTTGCCCTTGCCCTAGGGACTTGTATAGGCATCTAGCACGCCTTGTTTGTTAATATTGTTATCTCACATTGCAAATATAATATATGTTTTATTTTCAAACAAATATTTTGCAATAAAAATTCGACGATTATATGTAATAAATCTAATCGAATGTAAACGTATATTAAAATATTGATTTATATGATTGATAATCAACAAGTTAAATACAAAATAAGCATTCCTTTTTCGGCTCGTTGATCGTTTGCCGTTCCTATCTCCCAGCCTTTGTAGGCGGGGGGGGTGGGACCAAAAACGGCAGCCCGGCCGGGCCGATTTCGGGGAGGTGGTCCGTCCCGCATATCCCCCTCCCATCATACCCCACCTCATCTCTCCAATAACGTCCCGCATATCATCCTCCCCGAATATCCCTCATACTTCCTCACAACCATATCACCTTCCATCTCATTTAATTTGTTATATTTGCGATATAATTAAAACATAATATATTATAAATAAAGAAGTTAAATACATGAGGGGGGGGGTATTTATATCCTTCGTAAAAATTTATTCTTATGATAAGGAGGAGATTTTATTCAAGTTATAAATCCCCTGTTGATAATGGCGTTTATGCCGTTAAACAGGATGGTAGATTAATACCTTTGTCAAAGGCGGATTATCAATGTATATCCGTAGCTATTGTACATGATGATCATAAGATCATGATTGAGAAGAATGAAGATTCTAATCAAAGCTACAAAACAGCCACGTCCGGTTTGCCCGATTCTTCTAACAAGACTTACTCTTTTTATTGGGGTGAATATGGTACGGATCAGACCGGCATTACAAATTATGACAAAGTAGACGGGAGCAATGATTTTGGTTTCCTGAAACCTGAGCAAGATTCATACAAAGGTACTCCATATCTTCCGGATGATGTTAGCTCCTGGACGAATGGGGCTTTATCTGATTGGGATGGGAAAGCGAATTCCAATGTATTAAAAGGGGTGACTACCGGTGGCGGTTCTTATACTTCCTATGCGACAGCCGGTCATGTACTTAATACGTTCTTAGCTAGTGCTGACGCTAAAGGATATGATGATTGGTATATCCCATCATGTGGTCAGCTTTCATTGATATATATGTACTTGATTAGCGTCAATAACGCGTTATTGGCTATTGGTGGACAGCCGTTAGATACCAGATATTATTGGTCTAGTTCAGAGCATAGCTCCAACTCCGGATGGATCGTACTATTCAACAATGGGCGCACATTCACCCGATACAAGCGCCTAACCTCTTCTGTTCGATTTGTACGTGACATCGAGTGATCATACACCCTACTGACCCAATAGAACGGGGCTGGCTCCCATCCCTTATAGCCTTCCCGGCGGGTATGACGCCAGCCCCGTTCCTTGGTATCTTCCCTCCCCCATCTAATATAATTTATTATATTTGTACGTAAATTAAATTATTTAATCATGTATCAATATATTACAGATAACTTTGTGGAGGGGGGGGGTATTTTAACCCTCAGATAAGGAGGGGGTATGTTTAGGCGCAGGACTTCTTCTTCCGGTAAGATCCACTACCGTGTTAATATAAACAAGAATATGTGTCTTGGCGTTGTAGATATATATATTGATGGGAAGCCATATCAACCTGGTTTTAACGGATCTTATCTTGATATATATCGCGATAAGAAGATAAAAACTATAAGCATAAGTGGCCAGATATCATATCTAAATCCGAAAAATGAGTACAATGTTATTTTGGGCATAAGTGGAGGTATTATAGAGGGAACCCTTACGTATCAATATAATTCGGGTATGCATTGCGAGTTGGCTAATAAGGTGATATACGGGAATAGGATAACTAATTTTGTTCCTGTAACGGTGATAGAAGATCCTGGGAAGATCATTAATTTCACTTACAGATCTGAATTACAGACTCAGGTTTTAGATGAAAGTTATGTAACTTGGGATGGTGATTATGTATTAAACGATAATTGTATAGTAACTGATCTTTGTTCGGGATGTGAATCTTATGCCTATGGGAAAAGTTTTCGTGGTAACTATCGAGTAACGGTAAGGATAGTGTAATCCCAAGGGAAGGAGGGAGACCTCGTCCTTCCGGGCCTCCCCCGTCCTACCACCGCCTCCCGTTCTTTTTGGCTTCTCCGTGTATTGTCTTTGACCGGATATCAAAAATTCATATCTTTGGAACAAAACACAGGAAGAACTTCTTGCAAAAACGTTCGGATGCGTCCGTATTGTATGGAATGCTTGCGTTGACTCATTCAATTCATACGATAAAGAAACAAACCCTAATCCGAAATTCCCGACAAAGTCGGATCTTGTTATTGAAAAACCTTGGTTAAATGAAGTATCTGCAGCTACTTTACAGCAGAAGCAACGAGACTTTATCGAGTTCTCAAGACAGTACTTCAACAATAACAGGAAAGAGAAATTAGGTAGACCGAATTATAAAAATAAACACGACAACCAGTCGTTTAGATTGCCATTTCCGAAGTTTAAAATCACTGACAATAAGATCCGGATCGAAAAGATCGGATGGGTTAAGATTGTTATCGATCGTGAAATACCGGATAACGCTCGTTTTATCTCCTGTACCGTTTCAAAGAACCGTTCTGGTCAATACTTCGTATCAGTTCTTGTTGAAATAGAACAGTGTTATAAACAGAAAACCGGTAAAACGGTTGGAGTTGATTTAGGGATCAAGACATTAGCTACATTATCCGATGGGATGATTGTTGAGAATCCCCATTTTCTTCGTGAGAACCAAGCGAAGTTAAAAAGGATGCAACGACATTTGTCGAGAAAGAAATTAGGAAGTAATCGAAGAAAGAAATGCAGGCTAAAAGTATCAAGACTTCATTGTGATATAGCCAACAAGCGTTCATGGTACATGCATAATTTGACCACGATGTTGGTAAATAATTACGATGTTATCTGCATTGAAGATCTAAATGTTTCTGGTATGTTACAGAACCACAAACTTGCTAGTTCTGTATCTGACACTTCTTTCTCAATGTTCCGTAACCAACTTGAATACAAGTGTAGGTGGTATGGTAAAGAACTGATTGTTATAGATCGTTTTTACCCATCCTCGAAAACCTGTTCAAGATGTGGTTGGAAAAATAAAGACTTGAAGTTATCGGATCGAACATTTGTTTGTAAAGATTGTGGTTTGGAGATCGACAGGGATCTCAACGCAGCGATTAACATACAAGCCGTAGGAGTTGATGCGGCTATACGGACGCAGAGCAGCCGGGTTGCCGGTTGTGTTGAAGCGTCTAAAATGGAGTAGGATATCTTAGAATATTTTTATGAAATTTACAACTATGATAAATGAGATATCAGCGTTATTCGTGATGATATTCATGTCCGGGTTGATGTTTGTCATGCCGATATTAGATATAGGGTATAATGATATCCTTGTCATAATAGGATTCGGGATACTACTATCTTTTATGTTAACCATAATCCCGATCTTGCTTTCTTACGATATAAGGGATGAGATCATTGAGTTGATTGAGGATATGGACAGCCAGATCGTGGTAGACACTTCGGTATATAAAACGAACCTGCCCTAAGTAATTCCTATGGCAGATGTATAAAACTAGATATTCCTTTTAATATATTTATCCATAAGGTCTATGGATAATTTAGTTCCCAGCTCCTCCTCCAACAGGTTAAGGTAGTTCTGGTGCAGGCATCCACCCCGCTCCACCTCCCTAAAGCCGGCCCCGTCCCGGATCCTGACTAGCCCTTTCCTTGGATCCGTATCGATCAGATCCCGAAGCTCGTTCATGTTCTTAAACCGGCTCTCTATTACCTTAAATACATCGATCTTAGGTTTCTTATCCTTATCTTTGGACTTTATCTTAACTCTTCCGCTCATATCGATTATCCAGTAACCTTGCATGTAATATGATTCATGTTATTATTGCCGCAATAAGCGCACATAGACGTGAAAGGTGAATATACCCTTCCACATACCGGACATTTCCATCCATACATAACAGGATTTGATTGTTTACCTGCTTCTCTCAAACTTTCATTAGTCGTAGTTGACGTATTCCTATCTTCCATATCATCAATTATTTACCCGTACTACCAAATCCATTACTTCCTCTATCAGCCGTTCCAAGATCTTCTAATGATTCCACCTCATCCCATACGATCCGTTCCCGTCTACGGATAAGCAATTGAGCTACTCTATCTCCTTTAGAATAAGAAGGATCTCCATAACGATCTATACGTCTACATACTACCATAATCTCCCCTCTGTATCCCTCATCCACAGTACCCGGAGAGTTTTGGATAATTGCCTTGGTTTTTGTGATACTACTACGTGGACGGATTTCCATCTCATAATCCTCAGGTAAAGCTACATGCACACCAGTATGGTATATAATCCTACCCCCGTCAAGTTCTATGTTTTTAACGAACAGATCCATGCAAGCGTCCTCCTTATGTGCGTACTTAGGCAATATCGCTCCTTCTTCCAGCCATATTTTGACCTTACATGTATCTATATCATTAAGTAACTCAATTGCCTCGTTATAGCTCATAGGCTGTTCTGAGGCCAACGAAATGGCTTTTGCCAATACATTTTTGATCTTGCTCATCTTATCTTGTTTTTAAATTCCTTTCCTTTCGGACATTGTAATTTACATTCCTCGCCACAAGCGGAACAGTTGGGTCTCATTCCGGGCACCCCTCTTCCCCCATACGGCCAGTAGGCATAATCGCAGACGCTCCAGAACGCCTCCATCGCCCTGATCTTGGCATCGACGGTTATCTTCTCCTTCACCTTTTTCATGCTCTTCCTGAACTCATCTTTCATATCCTTCCCTTCTATCTGTCTGGCCTTACGTCTCTCGTTCCACCAATTGTAGTAGAATTTGTCTGCCATCTTATAAGCTTCGGGGTCAAATTTATCACGATGCAGGATAGGTGCGTCCTTGACCTTTCTCAAATTCCTGCCACAAACATAAGCAAGCCCGGCGTACGGAGGTATGTCCTTAGGATCAACCAACCCATCCGGCACGCAGTAGTAGAAGTAGTTGGGGCGGCCGTACCTGACCCAGTCCCCGGTCTCGTATAGGGCTTGCTTCCGGGCCTCGAACCAGCCTTGCATTACTTGGTGCTTACCCTCTTTCTCGAAATCCTTGTTATAGTCAGCCAACGAGATCTTTACCTCAACCTCATAAGCGTACATGGATCTGGTTATAGCCAGATAATCGGACTCCCAGTTATAGACATACAAGTTGTTTATAATCCATCTAGGAGATACCAAGAACTGTCTGTTAAGGATATCCAATATCCCTCTTTCAGTGTATTCAGTACCTTTATTTGATTGCCGTGTTCCCATCTCCTGTCAGAGGATTATTCCTATATCCTACCGCCATTATAGCATTACCTATCAACATCCTCAACTTATCCATATCTTTATCATGGAACGAGAAACTGGTTAAGGTATATGACTTAGTAGCCTTCTCACAAGACCTTATCATCAACATAGCCACATATTCCCCCATCATCTTTCCGTTCATAATATCAAGATCGATTATACCGTGATCTATTAGATCAACCACATCCCATCCTGCTGGTAGATACTTTTTTATTTGATTAATATCCATCCCAAATAGTTATTATAAATAGGAGGGCCGTGCTACCCTCCTATAGATTACACACGAAAAATAGAACTGAAAGCGATCCCAAGCACGTAGGATTTTATTGATTCCCGTAGGCTGTCTACCGGTTATCGTTAATTACCGACCTACGGGAATATGTTTAAGAAAACACCATGTGGGGAGTGGGGGAATCGAACCCTTATCCACGCTACGATTAGGAATCGTAAATTCTATCCGTTAAATTAACTCCCCTTTAAGCGTCCTGATCCTCCCAGACAAGGACACTACATAAATCTAAACTCTAAACCTAATGGCAAACATTATTAATCCAACTGTGGACCCGGCCGGGCTTGAACCGACAACCTTCTGGTTATGAGCCAGTTGCTCTTACCAATTGAGCTACGGGTCCTAAATACACCACATCGGCTTTCACAAGAGGATGTGGATAGGAATTTCTCGAAGTTTATATAGTAACTTTATGAAACTATTGTCCAACATTCTAGCATATAGCACCAATCCTCGAACGGGAACGTCTCCACGCCAGACCTACCCCATCCCGTCCCCCAACTGTTCTGTAGGACGAAGCCGGCCTTGTCCCAGCCGGTGAGGATAACGGCATGACCTCCCAAATTCTGCCCTTGGCCTTGCCAGAATCGATTACCATAATTATAGCAATACAGACCTATAACCAGAGGCCCATTCAGCATCAAAGCCACCTTAGCTGATACCGGGTCTATGATCCTAGCGTAACTGTTTATTTTCTCCCCATCTACGCCTACGTTCTTGATAGACTTGATAGCGTCACGAAGAACCATCCCGTCTTGATCCTTATCCTCTCTCAGATCATATATATCGTAGGGAGAGATCTTAGCCGGTCTTTTAATAGCCCTTATACTCTTTCTCCAGTTAAGTATCTCAGCTAAGCTTACCGCAGCGCAAATAGGGGAAGAACCTTGATCCACTACGCTATCGACATTATTGATCTTATACTCATCAGGAACAGCCTCGTGCTGCATGTTCATGATAGCGTCCCTGTCATCCGCTGGCGATGGTATGTAACCTAGTCCGTATTCCATTACTTATATTTTTTATGATAATCAATTATCTTGATATTAAACGTATCGGATCTTTGCCTTACCTGTATAGACCCTCTAGCCTTTCCATTGGCGTCGTATAGGGCGGTAAAGCCAAAGTTATCGACCCGGCCGTCGTCCAGCGTAAACCGCCACTCCTTCCATTGGCCCATCACGGTCCCGGAAGACACTATAGAATCCACTACATAAGATATGTCAGTAGTATCATATTCCGTATAATAGGTTCTTGACGTACTGCATCCGACAACCGCTAAGGTAAATAACGTTAACAAGAAAAACAAGATCTTATTCACTTTTCTTAGATTTTTTACGTTTCTTAGATTTCTTCTTATCCCCCGCCTTATTCTCGACATTTACGTCAATACCGGCATCAGCGACCTCAGGGGCGTTATTTTCAGGTATATCAATATGACCTGAGTTAGGATCCATCTTATCCTCATCAACAACAACCTCATTAGGAACATCGATGTCTAAAATCTCTGCCTCCAGATACTTGATACGATCTGACATAATTTTATTCTGGTCCTCAAGTTCCTTATATCTTCTTCTAGCCTCATCGAGTAATTTAGATGATAGTTTATGTTTCTTCTCGATATCCATATAAGCCCGTTTAAGAGTCTCTTTATCTTTTACCGACTCATTATATATCTCTCTTGATTTACTAAGCTCATTACCCATCTTAATTATAATAGAATCCTTTTGTTCTATATCCATATTAAGGGAATCGGAAAGAGTTTCAAGATACCCTACTTTCTCTTCTAATTCCGTTATCTTCTTGCGGGAATCCTCATAATCTCTTTTTAATCTACTTGAATAGCTAATAGCCTCATCAAGATCCTGATTTAGAGTATTTATATAACTACTCTTTACTATCTTCAATCCGAACATGTTCATTGCTGTTATAAGTTTTACGAATATCGGCTTTTATCTTGCCAACTATAATTAACTCAGCTATATGCTTATCTTTCTCTACTATAGCTATATCCTTGCGGACATTAGTGACTCTGATCGTAATATTCTCGTTGTTGGAGAAAACGAACGGTGATCCTACCAAAGTGAGGCCTGTATCGTTGGTGAACGATGGCAGCATCATAACCATCCCGACAGTATCATCCGGGAACGACGCCGATACACCTGTATCTATATCAAGAACATCACCTTGACCCAACGGGAAGGCATTACCTTGCTTGATAGGAATATCCTTTCCCAATGAGTTCCATGCCTTAGAGAATTTTAAAGAGTTAAGAAAAATTTTACCATCTTTCTCAACTATCCCTACCATTGGATCGCAATTCATGTGAACCTCATCAAGCTTATCATCCGGCTTCTCCTCAAACTCGTCAATGTCTCTAGCTGATGTAAACGACTTACTCTCCAGAAGTTTTTTAATATCCTCAATGCTGGTCATTATAATTTGATTATTAAATAAACGATCTTCAATCCTAACTTCAAATCAGATGTCTTTTCGAACATCTCCCTAAGAGGTAAGATAGTAGCGTCAAGATCTGACGCTACCCATTCTCCATTCTTATAATACATATTCTTTTCCTCGGAATACGCTACACAAGGTCGATGCCCTAAGTTCTTCATAACCGTATCTACCTTATTTTGGGTAGGCATCGAGACACGGTTCACTTTAGTAGATATATTAAAATTACTTTCCATCAACTTTCTGATTTTTAATTAGTTAATTAAAATGGAAGATCATCGTCATCTCCAAAAGGAGGATATTGAGGAGGTTGCTGGTATGATGGAGGAGGTGTCTGCTGCTGGGCCTGCGCCTGATATGACGGTGGGGGCGTTTGCGTTGTAGCCTCACCATCATTGTTATGGATTGCCGACTGAGCAGGTTTCACACCATCTGTTTTAATGCTTTGAATATACTTATTAAGTACCTGATAGGCGAAAGCGTCTTGGGCGGTATAATCAAACTTCTTGTTACCCATAATATCCGTGCTCTCAACCCTGTCAGGCCATCCATTCTGTCCATTCTTATAATATTGCTGGATAAACTCATCTTTTCCGTCTGGAGTCTCCCTAGCGTATGAGATAAAGAAATTGCCAGGAGCGTATTGCTCTCCTTTTTTAGTATGCGCAGGATTGATAACAATCTTCCGTTTCAGGTCGATATTAGGCAAGTATCTTACAAGAGACTTAACATAGCTGTTAATCCCGCCTCTTGAGGTCATCAACGGAACTTTTATAACATAATTACCTTCCTCATCGCTTATCTTTATAAATAAGAAATTTGTCTTAGCGCCATTCATCTCCTGCTCTAATACAAAAATATCGGAAAGATACCCTTCTATACCGTTCCAGAAAACCCTCCAGTAGGATACGGCTCCTGTCTTCTCATTCATATGTTCCTCGAAACCTTCCTTAGGATCTCTTGACGATTGATATAATACACCACCTCCACTTATATTAAAGTATTGTGTATTAGATGATAACTGATTTTCACGAACTCCCATATTATATATATTTAAACGTTAAACAATAATTGATGATGACAAGAAATACTCGTTCTTATTATCCTCCCCATAAACCTTATTGAAATGAGATTTATGATCATGCTCGATAACTATCCTATTACACGATATGCTTTTTATGATACCCAGATATCTTCCACATAACACGTTGCATACAATATCTTCACCATAATGAGACAAAGGGGTAAGTCTTTCCTTACATGATTTACCTGAAGACGGGTTCTCTGACATAATACCGCATCCTTTATCGGTAAATATCAACTTGCAATGATCGAATACATTTACCTTAAGATTGTTTTGGAGGGCTTGGACGAGTAGATCCTTATCAAAGACATAGGTACTTGTTTTGACAAAATGCTCGTCCACGAACCTCCAATTTGGATAATTACCCTCAAAATGGGTCTCATACATATCCATATCAGGCGTAGAGAAATAAGTCTTAGTATCGTCCACTTTTATAGACAACATATCCGATGACTTATTGATATGCTTATCAAGCAATATCGCAGATTCGTTCGACACCGGGATAAACATCTTCTCTACCTTATCCTGATTAGGGACAAAATACCTGTAAATAGTATTTCTATCCGTACTTACTATATTAATATTAATATCATCAATATCAATGACCACATTCTCGATGCATGGATAAAAATCATCTACCTCCGTATAATCGCTGGCTTTGTTAAGAACCGAAACATAATCGCTCATCTTAACCTTAATTCCTCCATCAAGTATCTTATGTACCTGCGGGAATGTATTGATATCAAAAGCCGGACAACTATACTCACCAGAAGAATAGCGGATCGTTATCTGATCTTTTTTATCTGAAAGCAGTATCGTAATCTCACGATTCTTCTGTTTTTTCATGAACTTAATAAAAGAGCTTGCCTCTACCAAGAAAGAGAAGTTAGAGTCAGCCTCGACCTCCAATCGCTCTATAACACATACCTTGGCATTTACGGAAGTGATATAAGCCAGATTATTGACAACATCTATCTTAAGATCCTTATAAAGGGAGTTGGAACCGGCGTTCTTAACCACCGTCTCCAGTTTACCCAACTTCTCATTTAATGACTTCGACAAGCACTTCAATACCATATAACATATTTTATTTGTTTATCATCCATAATTCATGTACAAGCTTTATAAAAATCATACTCCGAAACCGGAAATGATTCCGGAGTATGAATCCCGATTATGGGATAAATCAGGATAAAAATCCTGTTAGTACCCATCGCCAATGTTACCAAAGGTTTCATACAAGCGGCACTGTTTTGCCGAATACGCTACTCCTGTTTAACCACTTGCCTTAGAGCCTTGGGCTTGGATAAACACCCTAGGGTAACTATACATTCTAAGGTAACGTAGTGCTCTAAGCACTTAGGCTAATAACCTGACCGTTTCCGGTATATGTAAAATATTTTTCAACATCTTACATATTATCCGAGGTTATAATAAACAACTTTTACATGACATTGCAAATGTAATCATAATTATATTAATACAAATATAATAAATACTTAATAGTATTAAAATAATTTAAACTTACGTCTAATATACTCGGCTATAAGCGTAGCGTCACACATTCCGTCTTGTATCTTAGTAGGTTGTACTCCTTTTCCTGACCATGGTTTCACGAAAGAGACCAAAGGGAAAAGGCGCATGGCGCATCGGATGGAGGTAGCCTTCGTGTCTAACTTCGCCGACGTATACACCCGATCGGCTGTCGTATGAAGCTCCTTCTGCCAGGTCTTTGGTTGCACCTCCTCGAACATGAACCTAACATCCGGGTGAGATCCGTATCGCTCCATCATCTCCACCATCATAGCGAATAGAGCGTTCGGTTCCCGGCGTCTCCCGCCAAAGGTGAAGTTGCTGGAGGCCGAGCTGTTGTGGATGCTGTGGACGTCCTCGACGGCGATCGCCAGCGTCCCGCCTCCCTCTTCTTGGATCTTGTCAGCGGCATCGAGGAAGAAACTTGATATAGCCCTAAGATCTATATCTCCCTTAGCCGATATCCTTGGTGTCATAATTACCTTAACCTCCCCGTTCTCCGGGATCATAGACAATCCTCCGGTATCTATACCCGGATCTATTCCTATAACTGCATTCATATCAGGAACAATATTGAATTATTAATTTATCCTCAGTAATATCTTTAACCATATCACGCACATCATCCACAGATATACTGTTATATACGTCATATGAATCCATTATCCCATTAAATCTTGACATTACAAAAGATATGTAGCTCTCGTAGTAATCATCAATATTCATCATATTTAACTTATCAGATAACTTAGCCATCCTTAAGACAAGCTCTATATTGTCATTATTCGCTATATGATGAAAATTATTGACATAATCAATCGCACAATCTTTTGTGATGTTACATTTATCTGGACTTACATCAATTATTAAGCTAGCAATTATTCTATTCGAGTAATTCATGTATCTCTTGTTTACAGAATAGCATAATCCGTTATTTCTAAGATAATGAAACATAGAGAAATTATAATTGCCACACATCATAGATAACACGATAAACAATACACATAATTTCTTGAAATCACAATTATCCAATATAAACGACACATATAACTGTCTTGGGTTCTTCTTGTATTTATAAATACCATATTTAGGATCAGATACAGCAAATTCCTTAAGCTTATTACGATAAAATGAGTTGATATCAATAGTATTTGACAATTCTGTCATATCTAATACATGTTTATCCACGAAATCATCGCATCCATATAAATGAAATACTATCTCTGATTTATTTAATATCGCATCTCGACATAATGTAAGGTCATCTTCCTTTATTTTACCTACAGATCTTTTAGTACCTAATATATTTACAAAACAACGCTTATCTATTCCAGATAATTCTATAAGTCTATTATCATTAATCCATGATTCATCATTATCAATCTCGGTTAGTATAACATTCCTCTCGCTTTCTATAAAATCACTGCTCATGTCTGGATTTACTATAGAATTATGAGCGAACTTAATACATTCATCAATATTGGCATCAGGTAATGCAAGTCCCTTGAATACAATTGATCTTTGATCAGTATACCCATTAAAATCAAAGAATAGCTTATCGCCAATGTTATCTTCACGTTTTATCGCTATATGCTCATAAAAATGAGGCAATCCTTTCCTTGACATTAATATAGATACAATATCAGGTATCTCAGCGCATACTGATCCAATAGGAATATTCATCCCGCTATCGTAATAAAAGCATCTACATCCTAGATCTTTTATCAGTCCTGTGTATATTCTCATATCTTGAGCGTATATAATGAATGAAAATCCTCCGGTCTGAACACCTGTATTGAGTCATCCGGATACATACCTATATAATAACCGTAAAAAGCCCGTAGAATGCCATTTTCTAGGCTTATATCCAATGCCTTTACCTTGTTCCCATCAACCATAATATCGACTTCATTGGTTTTATGGGATATCTTGTCGAACCATTCAGGTACAGGATCAATACCGTACCTGAATGCGTTTACCGTTGATTTTATTGATATATACGTACTCATGATCAAATAAGATTACAATCATCACGTTTAACAACCTTAAAATCTCCCTCTCTAAATAATAAAACTACGTCAGTTCTATTATACTTACACTTCTTGATATCCACCAAATGGTAAGAAGCCTCCCCTACGGCGGGGCGAACCGGTCTCAATACGGCTACGGCTATATCACCGCCAAGCTCAACCCCACCGGTTACACCTTGTAAGCACATGAATATATATCCCTCAAACTCATGTTTCTTGCCGATAAACTCGCTCATAGGAATACCTACGAATAGATAGGTCTTTACATCCTCTTTTTTTACCTCTATAGCGTTCTCAACACTAGAAGGTATTACGTCTACAAATTTTGCTCCGATAGCCATAACCTCAAATATTTAGTTTAGTTCTTAATTCTTGACACAATTCTTGATTGTCTCTCATAATACTTAACGTATTATCCACTCCATTGCCTACTCGGACCTCTCCGTACCAGTACCATGATCCTTTACGGGTAAAGATACCGGTTTCCTCACATAACTTCAAAAGTTCAAGCTCCTTGTCAAATCCTACGCCATAATACAAAGCCGTCTCTGCTATCTGGAAAGGTATAGCTGTCTTGTTCTTCAATACCTTTATCTTAACCTCATGGCCGATAGAAGACCCGTCTTCTCCTACAATGACCTTCTTCCTCGACATCTCCATACGGATAGAGGCGTAGAATTTAAGGGCATTACCGCCGGTTGTTACCTTAGGATCACCGTATATTACACCAATCTTCTCACGATACTGGTTGATGAATACCAAAACACAATCGCTTTTGTTTACGATCCCGGTAAGAACTCTCATAGCTTTTGACATCAACCGGGCTTGTAATCCCATGTTGCTGTCTTCCATATCACCCTCAATCTCCTTCTTAGGGACTAGATTCGCCACAGAATCCACGACAATAAAGCCTACCCTGCCGGACTCCACCAGCTTGGCCGTAATATCGATAGCCAACTCCCCGTAGCTTGGCTGGGAAATAAGGAACCGGTTCACGTCCAATCCCATCTTCTTAGCGTATTCGATATCAAAAGCGTTCTCCACGTCTATTATAGCTACCAGCTTATCGGGGTGCTTTTTCTGGAACTCGATCATACTTAACGTACACATCATGGTCTTGCCACAAGATTCCATCCCGACCAGCTCATGGATCCGGCCTACCGCCCATCCGCCGCCGAGAGCCTTGTCCACCACCAGCGATCCTGTGCTTTCCCTTGGTATGGATATTATAGGCTTATCATCGCCGAAGTTCATTATCGAGCCTTCTCCAAGCTCTTTATTTAAAGATGATACTAATTCATCTACGTCTGAAAAAAGTTCTTTCTTAGCCATTATAATCCAAATTCATCGAAATTAAACACGTCTTTCTTCATATCGAACATCTCAATTCCCAGATCCCTTACGCTCTCCGGTTTGAAAGTACCTCCGTTCTCCTCGCACCTCTCCATGAAGGATGCTATCTTGTCGCTCAACGCTATCATGTCATCATTCGGCACGGATTTCAGATAAAGGCCTCCTATTGACTTGCATCTCGACAATGCGGTGTACACCTGCCCGATCTCGAAAGCCCTCGTCATATTCACATACACGCTATCCAGAGTCATACCCTGGCTATTACTGCATATTATTCCACCTGAAACGAAATGATGGTCTATATCGACCTCTATATCGTATGTATCCTTCACTCCTGTCGATTCCACGCTTTTAACGACATCGAAGAAGTAATCATTCTTTTCTATCTTATCGAAATAATCATTCAAGCTATCGGCCATCCTTAACGTATTATAGTCAAGATATGTCATCATGTACATCTTTCTCCTAACGTGGGAACCATATAGGCATTCTTTCTTGAACAGATCGATATTTGGAACCCTGTCGAATTTTACGTTCCCGACTTTTGCAAATTCATCGCAAGAGTTCCTTAGGTATCCTATATTGAAATTTATGTATTTCGCAAATCTTCTTACGCTGCTCTTTTTTATGAATAGGCAATAATTACCCCTAGCGCCAGGATACCATTTCTTAACGTCTTGGAAATGGATGCTTGATATAATTCCAAACTCAAGCAAAAGAAGTTGCACGGATTTTATGATATGGATATTGCTTTGGCTCAATCTTATCGTTCTATTACCAATAGAGCAACATCCATCAGAATCGAACAAGCCTCTTATTAGATCCGATTTTTCCTGAAAACCAGATTTATATATATACTCTGGAATCCTCTTATCTTCTTTAGTCTCGTACCCAAGACCCATAGATAGAAGTTTTTTCCTGAACTCCTTATTCTCTATTACGAAATTATATTCAAACCCAGATGTCGAACTTATAGACTTCTTGTTATATACATTGTAAGGTATTCTCAAATAATCCAAACATTTAGACAATGTGTCATATGCATCCATATTCTTATCAGTAGACCCAACTGATATATCTATCCTTGATTTTGATTTTTGCCTGATACCGTATGATCCATCACCTATTATATAACCAATAAGCCAATCAATGGACAGGTTGTGATTATCAATATCCGGCACGCTTACTTTTCTTGCTACGGGTATGAACTCACCTATATTAAACTCACCAGCCCTTTTAAATGCAAGGTCGCTATCCAAGATTTTATGGTCAGGCGTGCAACATATCTCATACCCAAAATTAGTCGTTATCCTGATGGTATCCTTCTTCCCTGAATACACCTTGTCCAATACCTTCCTGTATTCCCCGTTTCCTATATTGACCATATCGCCAACAGAGATATCCCTCATCGGCTTTATCCCATTGTCGGTGAATATAGGTGAATCTTCATCTATACACTTATGGCTAGTGATCGAGTACCCTAGCCTTATAGGATATTGTATGATATACCCACACGACATCTTCTCCAAGGAACCGTCCACTGTCCTGTACTTGAACTTATCCCATCTTTCCTTTCGTACGTCTACCTCACTCCCGTCACCCAACTTAACCGATATGACCTCTTCCTTCTCGTCTATACTCGTTATGATTCCGGTAGAACCGTTCACGTAACCACACCCGTTCCGTGTTATCAGGACCTTTGCACCCACCTTGACAACAAGCTTGTCCTCGCACGGTGCGTTCGGTCTGTCTCCGACTACCTCGGCCTCGAACTCGTGGCTCTCGCCAGACAGCTTCGACAGGTTCTCGTTATTGATCACGGAAGCCTCCTTGTTCGTCGAGCACACGATAACAACATCATCCATGTTCTCCGGGACCATGACCCTTGATTCCATTATCCTCTTCGACTCTTCTGTTATCACTCCGTTACGTATATCCTCTAGAACGGTCAATATCTCGTTATCGTTCTGCCGAAACACCCTATTGAATTTGATCACGGAGAACCCGGACGCCCTGAGCGCCTTCGACGAGAAGAAGAAATGGCTGTCGTAATACCTATCAATGATGTCATCCTCCGTGACAACTGGGGGGAGCTGGGATAGGTCTCCGAACATTATGATCCTAACTCCTCCGAACGGGTTCTTGCTTCGCTTCGACTGCCGCAGTATGTCCGCCATCTCGTCGAGGAGGTCAGGGCGTACCATGCTCACCTCATCTATTATTATCGTGTCCAGTCTCTTTACTTTCGACTTCACGAACCCTCCGACCTCGATCTTGTTCGACAGCATCCCATGCTCGAACCCGGGTACGTACGGATCATTCTTTATAGAGAAAAACGAATGAATAGTCTGCCCCCCGGCATTCAACGCCGCTACTCCAGTTGGGGCTACGATAACGCACTTACCCAAGAACTTTACGATACGTCTCATGAACGTACTTTTACCACTACCAGCTCTACCGGTAATGAACAGATTCTCCCTAGTGGTGAAAATCTTCTTCAAGGCACGACCCTGCTCCACGTTTTTATCCACCGTCATAATATGACGAAGGAGGTCGTTTTCATTTCTAAAATCCTCTTGTATCATATCTTTTTAAGTTTATGATACAAAGATACGAATAGTTATAATTAGCTAATAAAAATAAATATGAATAATATGTAAATATTAAATTTTATATCTGATACTCAAATCATCCAGCCTTGCTCATCTCAGCTGATTTTTTACCTAAAAACACGTTTATTATGTAGTCTGTAGATATCAGAATATGCAGCACGCTTCCTTTGTATGATGCCCTTATATGCCCTATAGTTACATTGTTATTGTCTTTCGTGTTAACCACTCCATTGTTCTTCACCACCTCTTCATACAAATCGGATATACTCTTCTTACACATGTCTAAGAACATGCTTATATATCTGTATATAGTGGATTGAGATATCTCTTGCATACCTATGCCTATGAGATTCTTATTCAACTCATTAAGAAGGTATGCTACATTGAACTTAACTGTCTTTCTTTTAGTTACTTTGTATATATGATGTACGTTTCTGGTTCTGGCTCTGAATATTATCTTGGAAAGGATTCTTACCCGATCAAGTTTCCGGCTTTTGTTAGCCATATTCCGTCTTTCGTCTGAGCTTAAATTCTTATCCAGACATTTGTATACGGATCTTTTCTTACCTACGAATATGTCTTTCGTATCCTCATTCTTCTTAGCCTTATACGAGTAGATCATGATATCAGATAAAGCTATTCTTATCTCGCCCTCGGCGTAAGCCTTAAGCGTCTCTAGCTGATAGTCTATATCCTCATGGCAATTTTCAATTACATGCCTATAGCAGAAATAAGCTATGCCATCGGATAGGATATCTATAAAATCATCGGTATTGATCTCGATACGGTCACGGTAACCATCTCTCATCCTATTTCTTAAAAATACATGCTTCTGTACATTTATGATAGAAAGATAAGCCGTTACCTGCTTACACTTCTTTTCTATAACCATACCGGAACCTCTTATATTATCTTTCTTGTTCGAGTATTTTACGGCCGTAACCTTCTTCCCGTCCTTATTAGTTACAGGTTTGTAATCTACTGGGCAGACAAGTGATCCTGCCGGAAGCCTTAGGCATCCAAGCTCATCTTTTTTTGCTTGTATATCTTTTGGGATATATGCTTCGGTAAGAATCTTATCGAAATTTGATTTCATTTTCTGTAAAAGTGCTACCTTTGTCTCCATAAATTTTTTATTTGCTGCGAATATACAAGTTTCATCAATACGAAACAAGTTATTCGGATGGATGGGTAGCCTGTGAAGGTCGCCCATTTGTTGTTTAAGGAGGGTAGGTAATGTCCGTAAAACGCTGTGAGCGTGAACGATCGTTTTTCTCAACCTACTTGTTACGCGCGCGTTAATAGGTATATTTATTAAATATAATTAACTCTATAAACATATACTACTTTCTAATATCTCTATCCGTACACAGAATCTCTCCTGACGTCGAGTTCCTGTGTACTCCACTTAAAGTCTCTATTTAATAAAACATTGCTTTTTACCGCCAAGGTATGGTGCCGTCAGGTAGCATACCGCAGGCTAAACATGGTAGAAGCCGTATCCTATACCGGAAGCCGGTGCCCCGGTAGGGGGATCGGGTGGAGCATAAGCCAAAGAAGAAAAAGTGAGGTCTTGTGCGGTCGCTCACGCTCCGGCCGCCCGTATCTTCTACGGCAGGCCCATGCCTCAAGGCCTCCCATTTCCCCTTGGCTTATCCCATAGCTTGGGGAGGAAGGAATCCAAAGGGAAAAAAGTAAGGTCGTATGCGGTCGCTCACGCTCCGGCAGGCTAACATAAATCTACCGCCGTCCATGTCAATAGCGAACCTCTGGCGGCATTGTCCGGTATGACGGCGGTAGCCTTACCTTAGCTGTCCCTGCATGTCCCCCACCAACCTTTTCCCTTTGGATGCCTTGGGCTATGTCATGGGACGATAAGAAGCCAAAAAGAAAAAAAGGAGTGGTCTCATCCCGTGAGGCAGGATAAGGCTGTCCTCCGCCGTCCACGTGCGTAGCGTACGTGAACTTCACTGTCCTCGCTATTGTAGCCAGCCGTAGACATACATGACTTCGTTCGTACTACCCAACCAGCTTTTTTCCTTTGGATTATCGTAAATACATGCTAATCAGCATATATTATGTTGATTATGGCATAATTTCTTGACAACGATATTTTTTTTAAGTAGTTTTGTCGAAAACTAATTTTATATGGCCGAACAGAGGAAAGCTTTCGTATTTGCGTTGCCTTATGATACTAGGTTGGATATGATCCAGCAGTTCTTAAGGATATACAACGGCTATCTGGATTCCAAGGGTAGGAGCTTGATTACTGAAAGGACGATAAACTTACTTTCTTTCTACATCAACTACGGATACTCGGATGATACCAGGGCCAAGTATATGGATTGTTATGGACAGAAGGAATCTTATATCGCTGTCCTTAACAATGAGCTAAAGCGTGGCGGTTTTTTAGTAGACAAGAAGAACGGAAATTTCCGTACCCGTGAGCTGTCTATTGAGATGAGAAGCCTACGTAATTATTTTGTTCTTGACGGAGAGGGTGATGACACCCGTGTAATGGGATTCGTATTCAAGAGAAACAAATTGAATATCGATGGATAGGAGTCTTATTTCGTTCGACAGGGATATTGTCGATGAGGTGGTGAGAAGATCTGGAGGGAAGTTTACCAAGCAGCAGGTCGAATGGTGCATGAAAGCATCCGTATCTTATATCCATCATATCGCCAGATATACCGATAATATATCTATCAGGATACCGTTTATCGGATATGTTATATGCAACCTCCGTGAGATGCGTGTAAGACGTGATAAGATACGTCGTATATATGTCAAGGAGGGTAATCGTTATCCAGACGAAAGGATGCCTATTGAGCTTGATTGTCTGGATAAGAAGATAAAGGTGATAGAGGGTATGGAGGGATTGAAGAACGGAGATCCCCTTATACGTGACAACCATGAGGCTATGTATCAATGCCGGTATGGAATGACATGGGAACAATTACAGGATTTTCAACAAAAACAATTTAAGAAATAATATAGTTGAATAAATTATTTATTTCATAAAGAATGTTTATATTTATGGCATAAGATATTAAAAATGAGACTAGTTGAGAGACATATTGTAAAAGACAATCGGTTTGAGGATATCTGCCTCAAATCCGGGTTGTTGTATAATTATGTTCTTTTCAACGTCAGGAAAGGGATATTTGATGGTAACTATCTGAAGGAATACGAGTTCTCAACCAAACTTTGTAAGGAGAATCAATTTGATTTTAGAAATTTACCAGCAGCGTTATCTCAGCAAGTCATAGCCCAAGTTTTCTCGTCGATAAGGTCTTGGATCAGGTTAAAGAAGGAATATGAAAAGAATCCTTCTAAGTTCAACTCAAAACCAAAATTGCCTAAATACAAACGAGGTAAGAAGCAGAATATGGTAGTCTTTACGACTTCTGCTTGCAGGCTTAAGAGTGATGGTTATATCCATTTTATCAAAAACATAATTCCACCAATCAAAACAAAAATAGGAGATAACAAGTTATGTCAGGTTAGGGTAATCCCTCAAGCTACATGCTATGTGGTTGAGGTTATTTATGAGAAGAAGGAACAGGATCTAAATCTGAATAAGGATAATGTTCTTTCGATTGATTTGGGATTGAATAATTTATGTACATGTATAAGTAATGTAGGTGTCAAGCCTTTCATTGTAAACGGCAAGATTATTAAATCCTTCAATCAGTGGTATAATAAGAAGAGAGCTAGGTTGATGTTGTATATTGGCGATAAGGGTACTTCAAAGAGACTTAGACGGCTAAATAATTATAGGAATTTTTGGATTGAAGATAAAATCCACAAGGTTAGCAGATTTATTGTAAATATCTGTATTGAAAACAATATTGGGAATCTTGTTGTGGGTTTGAATAAAGGATGGAAGAATGGAATAAATCTAGGAAAGAGGATAAACCAGAAGTTTGTAGAGATTCCATTCTCAAAACTTGTTGAAAAGATATCCTATAAGTGCAAGTTGGTTGGAATAGACTTTCAAGTCCACGAGGAATCCTATACCTCCAAAGTAGACCATTTGGCTTTTGAGAAACTATGCAAGCATGATGTTTATTTAGGCAAAAGAAAGAAACGCGGATTGTTTCAAAGCTCTATCGGGAAATTGATTAACGCTGATATCAACGGAGCTATTGGGATTGGCAGGAAAGTATTCGGTGATTCTTACATAAGTGGGTTAGCGTTTAATCCGGTTAGAGTAAACATTTTGTGATACGAATGTGAATTTAATAAATGAAATAAATAATTTTAGTAACGTGCAAACAATTGGTAAAGCCCAAGTAATAGCCCAAGCTTGGGAAGACAGTTTATTGGGTAGGATTCCTAAGGATGAGAAGGATTATCCGGAGTGGTACAAGAATCGTCTTTATTTATGCAAGAAATGTCCTAAGAACTCTTCTAATATAGCTTTCTTTAAGTTACCAGCTAAGGTATTGCTGCAAAGATTGATGGGAAGACAGGCATGCTCGCTGTGTGGTTGCTTTATCAAGGAAAAGGCTTGGATGAAGACAGAGGTATGCCCGTTGAAGTTCGTGGAGGGTGAGAAAGCCAAATGGAATGCTATGGAGGTGATAACAGCCGATCATAACGATTTTAATATCGAGTGCCCTAACGATTCCTTTGATATAGGACTGACGGATGATGAGAGCGAGTTTTATCTAAATATTTTTGATCAGAAAATAGGTGATAAGATAGAAATCGTGTTATTTATCACCCATAATGATGGTTTCCATGTCAAGGAGCATCATCTTGGATGTGGATGTATGGGAGATGTATCATATAACAAACATCCTGACAATGAGAATAGAATTATATTTAGGATGACGTTAGATACCTCAAAATATACGGAAGGTCATTTTGAGAAACACCTATCTCTTATCGGTTATACGAAGGACGATCCTGAACGTAATTTCAAACATTTCCCGCTACGTATTATAGGGGAAGCTTATAAGTAAATACTATGCGAAGTCCCGTAAGAAGTAAGATAGATGATCGTATCCATGCCCTTATTGTCATGGAAGTCGGTTGCCGTGAGTTGCCTGAATATTCATTGGGTGATATACTTTACTCCGCTTTAAGGAGGATAGCTAGGGCTAATGGTGGTAATGTCCGCTTCTTGCGGGATGTTAGTACCAGGGATTTATTGAGGTCTATAGACCAAAGCATCAGTGATGAGATTGAATTAAATAATAATGATTATAACGTGTGATTATAATGGAAGAGGATAAGGATATCAAAAAAGAGATCAGGGATTATCTTAAAGAAGAGGCGGATACTCATATAAGGCATTGGATAGCCATAAAGCGTGAGAGCAAGCGTCTGTATAGCGATATTGAAGATAGGACTAAGAAGATAGCCCTTAAATCATCTTCGTTGATAAAAGAGGAGGATTTTGTCGTTCTTCATGAGATGACCCATAAGATACAGATGTTGAATATAGAGGCTGTAAAAGTCAATTCTAGGTTGATGTTCATAATCCAGTTGGCTACCAGCTTCGGTATGGATCTGGATTTAGATACGACATATGCGTCCACCGCCAAGAGCATTATAGAAGACAGAACGTCTGGATTCGTGTTTTATGATGACAAGGAACGTCTTAGATATGCTGACAAGGAGCTTGAGGATATGTTCCATGACATGAGCGTGACGGAAGTAAGTAAGATCGGGGTTGTTCAATCTTATGAGCTTCTTATGAAACAGTATAACGAGTTTAAGGATATGAAAGCCAATGCCACAGGGAAGACGAAAGCCGACGAGTAAGGATGTTGATCGGGTTAATGACAATCTTGAGGTCATATCCAAGGCCGTGGATGATGCCAAGGCTTATATTGATAAGCATCCTTGGGACAAGGAGAAGCCGGAAGATATGGCAAGGGCGTTCGATTTCATATCCAAGTTGATCGATAAGATCAATTCATGGAATGAATCGTATATGGAAAAAAGCGGAATCATGGATGTATATAGGTCTGTAAGCAATGTCCAGAAAAAGGAACGTAAGGGTCAGGTTTCTGGTGGAATCGAGTCTGTTTTAAAGGATATTATAAAATGAGTCTAAGCACGAGTCCGGAATTTTATGTAAACATGAAAAATCCTCCTGTATGGAACGATCTGTTCGGTTGGGAGGATCAGGATGACGATGTTAAGCAGTTCTTTAAAGAAGAGGCTTATAAGGTCAAGTACGGGGTGACTATCAATGGTACGTTCATCCCGCCATGGCTTTATTGGCATGTTAATTTCTTTCCCGTATTCCAGGATCTTCCAAACGGGGAACGTGTGCCAGCGATCAGTCGTTTGCGTGACAATGAATGGTTTTTCGCCGAGATGTACCAACGTGCCCGTCAGGAGAAGAAAGGGTTGGGGATGTTTGGTACTCGTCGTTTTGGCAAGGCTCTTCTGGACTCGGAGCTGATATATACTCCTTATGGACCTAAGAAGATAGGGTTCGCTGATATCGGGGATATCATATATGGCGATGATGGTAAGCTTACGACTATAGTAGGCGTATATCCTCAAGGATTCGTTGATGTGTATAAGGTTACGTTTGAGGACGGGCGCAGTATAGTATGTTGCGGTCAACATCAGTGGAAGGTTAAATATCATGGTGATTATAAAGTCATGAGCACCATGGGTATCATCCACTCTGACTTCCGGAAGATGACCATAGACATAGGGGAGGCCGTGGATTTCCCCGAGCGGCGGTGGCTGATGTCGCCCCAGCTCATTGGGTCTCTGACCGCCTCTTTCCTTTGTGGAGCTACCGACAGGATCTTCGAGTTAAGCAATAAGGAGATGGATGATATTATTTATTCATCCAAAAAACAAAAGGAGTTGTTCATAAGCTCATTTATGAAGATAGCTTGCGGTATAAGTACCGGTGACGATCGTTTTAAGGTTGTTTACAAAAGTGAGTATATTATATCCTTCGTAAGAAGAATATTCTGGTCTATGGGATATTATTGCGTCATGGATGGTGATGATATGTATATATCCAAGACTCATAACAGGCTTAGGATATCCGATATAGATTATTACGGGAAGTATAAGGCTACTTGTATTGAGGTAGATAATAAATCTCATCAGTTTCTTACTACCAATTTTGTCGTATCCCATAATACGACCATCATGTCATCACTTCTCCAGATGAACGCTACCATGACGATCGGGCTTAGCCATTCCGTGGTAGGTTTCAGCGATAGCGATTTATCTAATATAGGTGAGTATTGTGAGTATGGTCTTGATCATGTTCATCCTTTTTTCAGGATCAACAGGACCAAGACCGACTGGAGTTCGGGCGTTACATTAGGCAAGAGGATGTCCAATGGCGTACGTGATATCCATGCCATTATCTCTATAGCCAACATCAACATGGGTAGGAAGACCTCCACGCAGAAGACGGCTGGTTTGACACCGGCTACGGCTATTTTCGACGAGGTAGGTAAGGGACCTATCAAAAAGCCGTACACTGCCGCCATGCCGTCATACGACACTCCTTACGGCTGGCGTCTTAGCCCTATCTTGGCTGGTACTGGTGGTGAGGTGGAGTTGTCTAAGGACGCTCAAGAGATGTTCTCCGATCCCGAGACATATAATCTTCTGGTCATGGACTGGGATATCCTAAACCGTAGAGCCATGAAAGGGAAAACATGGAAAGAACGGAAATGGGCGATGTTTGTTCCGGGACAAATGGCAAACTCTGGTGTCAAGGCAACTATAGGTTTGGGTGATTATTTAGGAAAACCTGATGATAAGAAGCTTAATAAGATCAAGATTGACGCCACAGACTTCGAGGCTAGCACCAATAAACTTAATGAGGAACGGAAGAAGCTTTCTACAAAGGACAGGGTAGCCTATACCTCTCATACTATGTTCTATCCTTTTACGATTGATGACTGTTTTTTAAGTTCTTCTCAAAATCTGTTCCCGGTTGAGTACGCTATCAAGCATAAGAACGATCTTATTGAGTCGGGTCAATATAGTGGCATGCTGTGTGATGTTTTTCTTGAATCGGGCAATAAGCTTGGTACTACTAAATCTAATAAACAGCTAGCTGGTTTCCCGTTTAGTGGAGGTGTTATCGACGCTCCTGTCCAGATATTCGAGATGCCTCAATCCAATAGGTTTGATGATTTTATTTATGTCGCAGGATGTATGCCTCCCGGAGAAAGGGTGTTGACCCCTGATGGATATAAGAATGTAGAGGATGTTGACTATGATGATTTCTTGGTTAATAATGAAGGGGATAATGTTAGGATACGCAAGAGACTTGTCAGAAATATGGTCGAAGAGGATCTTTATTCGATAAAGATGTATAATGGCGTAAGAATAAATAGATTTACTTCTGATCATCCTATTTTTGTTTCTGATCATAAGACCGTAGGGAGAAGGGTTAGGGAAGATTTATTCAAGTTTGATTACATACCTGTCAAGGATATAAAAGAGGGACAGTGGACAAGGATCCCAAATATGTATGCCGAAGAAAGGATGGATATTCCGGGATTTAGGGATTATATGCTTTCTGATGATTTTTGGTGGTTTGTCGGGATGTGGCTAGGGAATGGATGGATTGATAAGCAGTGTCGTGTACAGATGGCTATTTGTTTTGACTATCCAGAAGAGAGGGATAGGTATTACAAGGTTATAGATAATCTTTTTGGTATTAAGCCTTCGGAGAGATGCAGGAAGGGTAATTGGGAATTAAATTTTAAGCATGTTTATCTAAGCGAGTGGCTTGTTAATAATTTTGGTAAATATTGTTATGGTAAATATATTCCTGAATTTGCTAAATACCTCCCGTTTAGCATGAAGGTTAGTTTAATTCATGGATATCTGGATACGGATGGATCTATCCATAATGATTTTCGCAATTATTCGGGCATGGATTTCGTAAGTGTCAGTATGGATCTTCTTGAGGGTATACAGGATATATTGTTATCTCTTGGAGTAGTTGGAGGTATATCCATAATGAAAAAAAATAGGGCTGAATATATAGATGGCAATAAGGTTAAATCTCAAAGATCATGTTATCATTTAAGGATAGGCCATAACTATACTGTGTATTTCAGGAAGTTGGTTGAGACATTAACTCCTGATTATATATCTAAATTGTCTAAAGTATGTATGGATACCAGCACAAGAAAAAGTCCTTCCACAGGTATATTTATTAGTAATGATAATAAGTATATATATGTCAGGATATCATCTATAACTAAAGAAAAGTATACCGGTCCTGTGTATAATTTTGAATGTGATACGAATAATTATTTATTAAGGAATATATCTGTTCACAATTGCGACCCTTATAAACAGGCCAAGTCTGATACCCCTTCATTAGGTGCTTTTTATGTATTCAAGAGGCGTGTTGGTATCCGAGATCCTTATGCCTATAGAATAGTGGCTTCATACGTATCCCGCCCATCATCCATAGATCAGTTTTGTCGTACGTGCGAGGTACTTCAGAAAGGATATGGTGCTATATGTCTTATGGAGAACGCTGACCAGATGTATGAACAGTACCTTAACCGGAAGAGTGGTATGCCTGCTTCTTTTTTCTTATTCGCTGGTGAGGCAATAGCCAATAAGTATGTGAAGGCCGGCTCCCGGCAGAACAGCAAGCTGGGGCTATACCCGACCCCCGGCAACCAGAACCTGCTCTTCTCCTGCGTGGTGGATTATTGCTGGCAGGATTTCGTTGTCGGTTATGATGATCAGACTGGTCTTGATATAACTGTCAAGGGTATTGAGCTGATCGATGATATAGCCCTATTGGATGAGATAATACAGTATAAGCCCGGATTGAACGTCGATAGGATAATAGCGTTCGGGCATGCGTTGGTTCTCGCCAGATATTTTGACGATAACAATTACATGCCTAAATCGAAGATCGAGGAGATGAATAATGCCCGCAAGGAAGACGCTTATAAACACCATGAGGTATATGCCTCTGCCTTTGGATCGGTATCTATAGGAGCTTTTAGGTAAATGAATGTCAATTAAACGCCTATCTTTGTTGTAAATAAAATTGAATAATCATGGAAGTGTTTAATAGAGATCATTCGTTTCCAGCAAAAGGAGCGTTATTAGGATTACCTCCTCAGGCTATTTCCACGAAGAAAAAGAACAGGAAATGGAAGGAGGATTGTATGGACGCTCTTGAGACGATAGGATTGAAACAGTATGATCGCAACCAGATGTACCGTGACTATTATCTGATGGCGGATGGTAGGTTATCTTTTATGGAGATGGCGGATGTCATCCCTCAGTTAAGGAACGTACAGAAGCTAAGGAGCGATATAAGGATACCTTCTTTCTTGAAGCATTATGATATAATAGGTGGTATCGTAAATGCCTTTGAGGGATGGCTGACAAACCTACAGGATAAGTATACGGTTAATGAGGTAGGGGATATGGCTATAAGTGAGTATGAGGATACGATGTCAAACTTACTTCATCGTCATATACAAGAACAGTGGGATATTATCGTTAATCAGCGTCTTGTAGAGGCCGGTCTTGATCCTACGTACAATGAGTTTAATTCCGAGGAGGAGCGTCAGGCTTATGTTCAGCAAATCCAACAGGCCAAAGTGTCTATGACCCCTGATGATATCCAGAGGTTCATGAGTACAAGATGGAAGACGCAGGCGGCGGTATGGGGGGATCATACGATCGAGGCCGACCGTAGCCGGTTTTATATGGATGAGCTTGACAGGGAGAATTTCCGGGACCGTCTTCTTAGCGGAAAGATGTTCCGGAATCATTTCGTTGGTTTCGATTACTACCGTCCGGAGGTATGGAGTCCTATGGAAGTTTTCCATCCTGATGTAAAATACCCGCAATATGGATCTTATGTAGGTCGTCTTCATTATTACGAGGGTGTCGAGTTGATATCAAGATACGGCCATAAGATGACGGCCAAGGACAAGCGTCGGATTATGGGAGGTGACGATGATTATGAGGGATGGGTATCTAATGACGGTGCTAGGTATGACTGGAAGAAAAAGAAACCGTCTATTACCGGTATGTATGAGAATGAGGTTATTCCATGGAAAGGATACCATGACTATGAGTCTATAGTCGCCGCTGAGGACTATTATGGTGTGCCGATGGGAGAGTACCATACCTTCGGACCTGACGGGGAGGAACACACCCAACCCCGCTTCTTGCCCCGCTTCCATCCCTTTGGATATTTCAACTCCGGAATGGCCGATGGCAAGAGATATGAGATAGACTCTCGCCTTTTTAGGGTCATGGAGGGATATTGGGTATCCATGAAACCGATATTCTTAATAACTTACATGACGGAGACCGGAATGGTGGATCAGGAGCTTGTGACAGATGAGCTTCTCCCGGAGTTCTTGGAGAAGAATGGTATCAAGAAAGTGAAGAGGGTTATGGCCGAAGCCGTTGGTGATCCTGAGGTGAACACCTATATCTTGGAGTATGTCCCTGAGGTTAGGTTTGGCGTTAAGATCACCGGAGGTAATTTAATGGATAAGTCTATATATATTGGTGGGGATCCAATACCTCATCAGATACATGGTGACAGCAGTCTGTATGATTATGTCATTCCGGTTTCTGGATTTATAGGAGCTAGTCTCGCTGATCGCATACAACCGTTCCAGATGATGTATAACCTTGCTATGAACCAGCTATACAATAACGCCGAGAAGGAGATCGGTAAGTTCTTCTTAGGTGACTTGGGATTCCTGCCTACTGAATATAAGGATATGATGGACAAGAAGGGCGCTTTAGCTACTTTTATGCAGATCGTTAAGTCTGTATCGTTTATGGGTGTAGGTGGTAATGATACGAATAATCCTTACCAGAATCCGCAGATGAGTAGCATATATAACCAGTTTGGTGTATATGATCTTACTAATACGGATCAGATAAGATCCCGTATGGAAATGGCTTCTTACGCCTATATGATGGCTTATAGGATGATAGGTATATCCGAACAGGCAATGGGTCAGTCAACGAGATATGAGAGTTCTACGGGCGTAAAACAGGGAGTTAACGCTACTATGTTACAGACCCAGGCTTACTTTAATGATTTCGATGACTTCAAGAAACGGACATTGGATATTCATCTAGCCGTGGCTCAAGTATGCCAGAAGGAAGGATACGATTGGACCGTGATGTACAGGAATAGCGATCTTTCCTTGGCTTACATCAGTCTTACGGATAATAGCTTGTCGTTACGTCATCTTAATGTTATGGCTGTTTCTAATTCCAAGAAACGTCTGGAGTTGGAGAATTTGAAACAATATATATTACAGACAAATACGTTAGGTAATGACTTACTTGATATCACTAGGATGATGAGCGCCAACTCAACGGCTGAGATGAATCAGATCGGAAGGGATGCTAGATCTTACGCCGATCGTGTAAGGCAGGAAGAATACCAGAATCAACAGCGACTTGTCCAGCAGCAAGCTGAGGCCGATCAACAGGCTCGTAATGATGAGCATGAGAAGGATAAGGAACTGGCTTATATCAAGGGCAACTTCGATTTACGGGGTAAGAGCATAATGGCCGCCGGTCAAGCGGCTAGGACACAAGATAACGAAGAGGGTATGGATTATGTGGAAGCTATAGCGGATCGAGCCTTGAAGGAAAGGGATCTGGATATCCGTGAGGAGGATATGAGAACCAGACAGGCTAATGCCGAGGCTGAGCGAAGATCTCGTGAGGAGATAGAGAAAAGGAAGTTGGAATTAAAGGAAAAGGAGATAGATTCTAGGAACAAACGTTCTGATACAGATAGGTTTACGTCGATAATAAACAAGAATTGATTACAAGTTTTGTAAATATTTTTACAAAATCTGTAATCATTTTGGCGTAAAATTCTGTCATATACTATAATTGGTTTGATTTAATTGGTAATTGGATTAATAATACTTTTGTAAAAAGCAAAAAAGGAAATTGTATGAATGACATGGGTGATTTCGCTAAGGGTTTTAAGACCATGAGTGTCGAGGAACTTTTTTACCGTGGTGACGGTGATGGCGATAAGAATAATATCGAGGGTAAATATGATAAGGATGGTAATCCTATAGGTGATACCAAGGAAGAGCCTGCCGACGGCGGAGCGGCTGACGGTGGCGGGGATAAGGGCGGCGACGCTACCAACCCAGACCCGGATTCTTTTGGCGAAGGCGGTACTGATAATAATAACGTGGTATCAGTGTTTAACGGGAAATCTTTCTTGGAAAAGATGGCCGCTAGAGGTATCATCGACAGTATCGATAACCTTGATATTATGGTAGATGACAAGCCAGTCGATCTTTCTACTATCACAAAAGAAGATGATTTACTTGATATAGTGGAGGGGTTGATCAAGGATAAGGCCGATGAGTTGTTGAAGGATAAGGTTGATACCGGTTCTATGTCTGACTTCATGAAGAAGATGATAGAGGTGGATAAGGCTGGGGGTAACGTAGGTCAGCTTCTAAACCAATATCAGAACATTCAGGCGCCGTTGGACAACCTTGATATGAGCAACAAGAATGATCAGCTTGCGGTCATCCAACATTATTATAAGATGTTGGGTATGCCGGAAGACGAGATAAAGGATAATATGGAGATGATGATTGGCAAGGGCGATGAGTTTATTGAGTCCAAGGCCAATAAGTTCCATGATATCCTGAAAAAGGAGATGGATAACCTTATCGAGGAGGAGAAGAAAAAATCCGAGAAAAGGAAACAGGAGTTGATTGAGCAGATGAAGATCTATAAGAAAGGTCTTAAGACATCTATAAGCTCAGGATTCCAGTTGACTGACACGATGATAGGTAAGGCTGTCGATTTCGTTACCAAGCCGATAGACAATCAAGGTCATACGGCTATAGATAAAGCTTATTCGGAGGCTATCAAGAATCCGGACATGGCCGCTGATCTGGCTTTGTTCTTGATGAATAAGGACGAGTTTCTTAAACAGAAGACTAACAAGGCTAAGATGGAGGTTAATAAGAAGACCATCACTCTTCTTTCTGGCAATAAGGGAGGAAAGCAGAATAAGAATAATATCGATAATGATACTATAGAGGCTAACTTCCTTGATCTAAGTGGATCAAAGAGTGTATAACATTAAAAGATAGATAATTATGAACCCTTTTTTGACAAAAAGTTTTCCGGCTACCGTGAATGGCGATAACGTTATTGCCTTTACCGATGCCAAGAACTATAAGACTTCGCTCGTAGAGCATAACTTAGGCTCATTGGCGAGCTGGTATTATGAGGATCCTGATAAGAATCATCTGGGTCTTTTGAATCTGTTCTCTAATATCGCTAATTACCCTGTACCGATGTATATGGGTATGATCAATAACGGCGCTACGATCTCCGTTAACGGTATTGGAGCCTCTTTCCGTTATGATTTACCTGTTACAAAAACATTCGCTGTCGTTACGGCAGAGGATACATCAGGTCACCACCTGAAACCTGGTATTGATGGTAGCTTGTTTGATATCGTTTTGAACACATCTGAGTTTACGGCTTATGATGTTATTACCTACGATGCTGCTAACGGTTGTAATATCCTTATCTCAGGTGAGATCCCGTCTAAGACAGAAGGTGACTTGACACGTTATTGGTGTCGTGTTATTGGTGGTAAGGCTAAATACTTCCCCAAAGAGAAATTACGTCCGGGTATCCGCTACTGGAAGATCGGTCATGCTCTTGGTGAGTACAGCACTCAGTTCTCTAAAGTATCTGGAGCTGACAAGGCCGGTTCTATGACTTGTGAGTTCCGTTTAGGGAACCACCGTGGTGTTGAGGGCGAGACAACTATGTACGCTGGTATGAAGTCCATGCAGGCCGCTCAGAATAGCACTTCAGAGTTCGTGGAGACCGCTCTTCGTCGTATGAATGCTATGAGAAGCGAGTATGAGGGCAATATTCCTGATTTGGCTATTATCGGTAAGACTGTTAATGGTAGACTTGATTTGCGTACGGCTAAGGTAGCGTCCACGCTGGAGGTATTCTGTATGGCTGAGTTGGTTAAGCTGGAAGCTAGACAGTTGATGTGGCAAGAAGGTGGTATTATCATGGATCAAAATGGTCCTATCCATTTGAATGAGGGTATCTACCGTCAGCTTCGCCGTGGTTACACTATCTACTATAGCCGTCCGATGGGTATTACTAAGGACACGCTTATGGCTGCCGCATCTTATATTTTCCGTGGACGTCAGGATCTTCCTATTACGGAACGTAAGATTAAGTTCAAGGTAGGAGCTATGGCTATGATCAATTTAGAGAAGTTGATCAGGGAATCGTTCTTCACTACCTTGCAGAACTTAAGCTGGGGTATGGGAAGCGATAGGATGTTGCCTTCTAACCCTATCTCTGGTACTAATGACGCCATGATCTTAGGTCCGGTTCAGGTTAAGGGAGCTTTCATCCCGGGCATCGGTAATGTTGAGTTCGAGCACGATCCTTCTTTGGATTACGCTGACATGACAGATCGTAGCGAGTTAGTGAATGGCATGTATCCTAGATCTTCTTATTCTTGTATTATCGAGAATATCACTGACGCTGGATCAACTAACGCATATTCCGCTATTCCTAATACGGCTAACGCTAAGTTAGGTAATATGAATAACAACGTATTCTATATCAAGCCAGAAGGTGTAAGTATGTGGTGGGGCTATGAGTACGGTCGTTGGGCGCACAAAGCCAACGGTAATGAGATCGTATCATCCTTGCCGGGCATGAAAGAACAATTCTGGTGCCACTCCGCTTCCGCAGCATGGGTTATGGATAACAGTAAGTTCTTGATTATCGAGCTTCAACCGAACTACTTCGGCTAAGTTTTTTCATATATGTAATTTGGTTTTTAGAGGGGAGGATATTCCTCTCCTCTTTTTTTTAAAGTAACGCAAAAAGGAAATAATCTAAAATAATATTAATTCCATATAATTTCATTATATGGTTTTAATATATCCATAAGGATCGGATTATTAGCCTAAGTCTTGAAACAGAGTCTACGTTATTTGAGAATACATAGTTACCAAGGAATGTTTGCCCAAGTTCCTTGCTCTAAGGTAAGTGATTAAACAGGAGTAGTGTATTTGCGAAACAGTATTGCTTATATATAAAACCTCAAAATAACATTGGCGATGGGTACTAACAGGGTTTTTACCCTGACTTATGTTGAATAAACATTGAATTAGTTTGTAAAATGGTGTATATACAGGACATAGATGGTAAACCGATGATGCCTACGACAAGGCATGGGAAGGTTAGGAGACTGCTAAAAGACAGCAAAGCGGTCGTTGTGAACACATGTCCTTTTACCATCAAATTGATGTACAAGACATCAGGTTACAAACAAGAGGTTGTGTTAGGTGTCGATGCCGGAACCAAACATGTTGGTCTATCAGCAACGACGAAAAGCAAAGAACTTTACAGCAGTGAAGTTATTCTTAGAAGTGATATTGTAGAACTTTTGTCTACAAGAAGAGAGTCAAGAAGAACGAGACGAAATAGGTTGAAATCCAGATGCGACAACGTTTCGATGACGTTCGGATACATTACGAAATACAATCGGATTAAATACGGGATTGAAAAATCCCATACATCCGATGCGTTTGTTATTTCTAGGAACTTCAATGCGAAACGAATTGAACGTCAATATTTAAAACGTTTAATTCGTAGACATAACAGGCAAATACATAAAATGAAAATTTTAAAAGGAGGGAAGAAGAAAAACAATCAAGCTCCTTTTGAGATTTTTAGGTTTAGATTGTTTGATAAAGTATTGTATAACAATGAAATACTCTTTGTTTATGGAAGAAGAAAATCAGGAAATTTCAATATCAGGGATTTCAATGGAGAAAATCCAAAGGATGTTTCACACAAAAAGCTTAAACTCATTAGAGGAAAGAGACATCTGATTATATTAAAGTAAATGAACATATTTAACGAATTTAACGCAAAAAAAGGAAATGAAAGAAATTTTAAAATCAAGGAAGGTATTGGCCGAGGTAAACGGTTTCAATATCATGTCAGATACCTTATATGAGGTTGTAGGCAAACACGATGGAAGTGCTCCTCAGGCCTTTCAAGACGCTAATATAGCTAAAGCTCCGTTCCCGGAGAACGCCACTCACGTATGTTGCCCTTGGGATGATTTCTCCAAGGCCTATAACACCGGTTTTTATCCAAGATCAAGATGCTATAATGGTCTTGACAAGAATGAGATCGATAAGCTCGTCAAACAGCGGGTAGATAATATCATGAAGCCTTTCGAGGAAATGTCGCAGATGGATCTATCTCAAACCAATTTAGAATTTTGGGATGACGCTAAAGATAAGATCTTCATGGGTAAGGTTTATAATACGGCTAATACTGTAGATCTATTTTATTTATATCTGGCTGTATTTTCCGGCATGTTGACTCCTCAGGAAATGGATGGCGATCCTGTCTTCATGAACTCCATGTTCTGTTTCGTGGAGAAAGACAATATGAAGGATTTCGTTCAGCAGCGTGAGATCAATAAGATGAACATCAGCTATAAGTTTATCAGCGCTCTTAAGAAAGGCGGCGACGATCGTCAGGCTGTCATCGATCTTCTTCTTTACATCGGTATCGTAACTCGCCCGGATTTCACGGAGGATGAGTATTATACAGGATCTCTATCAAACTGGATGAATGAGAAGAAGACCAATGTCGATTATCTGCTTGATATCTGGGATCGGTCATTGGAAGGTGATTTCAAGGAAGTTCTTGAGTTTTACCGTATCGTAAACGTCCTTCAACGAAATGGTCGTATCAATATGACTCCATCCGGATTACAATATAATGGCCAGATCATAGGACCTGACGTTCGGACATCCGCTGAGTTCTTGGCTACCAAGAAAGACTTTATTAACATAAAGGCTAATGTATTGGATGAGTATGAGGAGATCATGTCTATGTCTAATATCGATGATAAGTCCAAGACCAAGAAGGTTAAGGATATTAAGAAGAAGGATGACGTAGAGGAAGGTGATAAGATTAAGGAGGAATAACGATGACAATCCAAGAAGCGTATCTAAGGTCTTTGCAGAAGAACGAGCAGAATCTTGCCAATGGCGGGATTAAGCTTGATCCGGGAAGGTTCGTGTTGTTGTTTAACGAGGCCCAAGACCGGTTAGTTAAGTACTATCTAAATAGGAAGGATGACGAGACTATACGCTCCATCCAAAACCTTCTTGTTTATTGGATGTCGTTGGATAATGCGGTTAGGATGGATGACCCTGAGTCTACGTCCTTTAACTTACCTGACGACTATCTATGGTTCTCTAACATAAAAGGAGTTTTCTCATACAAAGGGTGTGAGGCCACTGATTTCGTTATGTGGGAGGCTAAGAACGAGAATATCCATGAGCTTCTTGGAGACGAGAATAACCGTCCTTCTTACGACTACCGTGAGACATTCTACTCCATAGGGAACGGGAAGGTCGTGGTCTACGAGTCAGGCTTCCGTACCGAGGAGGTTAAGATGACGTACTACCGCCGTCCTGTCAGGGTAGACCTATCGGGGTATATCAACGCCGCCGGTATCCAATCCACGGACATCGACCCGGAGCTGCCCGATTATTTTGTGGAGGAGATTCTGGATATGGTCGCCAAGCAATTCAACCTTAATGAGAATGAATTGTATAGATATAGGATGGATAAGGATAATGTGGCTTCCTTTAAATAAACAACGTTAGTTTTGATTGATAAGCCTGCCCAGAAATGGGTAGGCTTATTTTTTATCATCTTATGCATATTTTCTGGAATCGGAGATTTCTCCGACTCCAGAAATCGTAAGTATGATTTTTGTGTTTTACAAAATATTTAATATAATGATTTTATATTGGAATATTTTTTATCTATATATTTTTATGGTAAAACTTTTATTTACATGTTTGCATCGTATTAAATAATTAAATATATATAATATGAAAACTAATGTTGTTATGATCTCCAAGGATAGGGATCTTTTTGGTGTTACTATCAAGCAAGACACTAAAACGTCTTTCATGTCGTTGACTGATTTACAGGAAGCCTATACCAGGAAAAGGATTCAGGAAGGATGGAATGATAAGAGGATAGAGAATATCCTTTCTAACAAGGAAAGTGCTGAGCGAATATACTATATTCTTGAAAAACAAGGATATATGATAGAAACAGGATTTCCTGTTTTTATGGAAATGGTTGAAAAAGAGTCTCTTATAAAAGTAATGAAAAAGTTTGGCGCTTATAAGACTGTTGGTAGGGGCGAGAACAGGAGAACTATGTGTAATCCTTATATATGGGTTCTTGTAGCTATGGAATTGAACCCTATGTTGTATGCCGAGGTTGTTACGTGGTTGACCGATAAGCTTATTCTTAATCGAATAGAGGCTGGTGATAGGTATAATGCTTTGTCTAGAGCAGCTTCTAGATTTAAGGATGTAGATTATGTTAAGATCGCCAAGGGTCTTAATTATATTGTTTTTAATATCCATGAAAGTATGATCAGGAATAAGGCCACGGAAGCTGAGCTGAAGGAATTGGAGCAAACACAAGGCAATCTTATATGGGCTATAGATATGGGTTATATAAAAAGTTTCGATGAACTTATTGATATGATGAGGAAGATGTATAAGAAAAAGTGGTTTAAATAATGTTTTTACAAAAAATGTAATTTATTTATATGCCTATACACTCGTGATCTTGTTTTATTGTCGTGAACTCGTTTATTATTATGTTTGCGTTAGGTAAATGATTTTTTAAACTAAATATTGATAATATGTTGCACAGACCGCAAGACCGGGTACTTTTCGTATCCCCACACGCTAAGATGGTGGATGTTGATTCCATCTTCTTGAAGGAAGGACAGATCGGTATTTACGATACTAAAGATACTTCCGAGAACGGTTGTAAGGCCGTGATTGATTTTACCGGTAAGCCTCGTAACGACAAGCGTTATGAGATCCGTATCGGTCGTAATGAACAAGCGGCTTCCCGCTCTATCTATGATAAGGATTTTTCCACGCCGTTATTCTCTTTGAACGAGATCACGGAGATCTACGCTTCTTGGCCGAAGAAAGATCATGCTTATGTCGATGATGTTATCTTAGGATACAATGGTGTTTCTGATGACACTGCGTTCTCCGTTTCCAAAGGAGACCGTATCGCTATTCGCTTGGTCCTCGCTGGTCGTGCCTTCGAGCTTCTTGGCTATGAGGAGGGTCGTGTAGAGATCAATGACGCCATTCTTTTGGATGATTGTGATAATACGCCAAATCAATGCGAGGAGTGCGATCCTTGCGAGGAGGTTGATTTGTTGCCCGCCGTATTGAAGTGTATTGAGCGGATGAAGAATCAACCTATTGCTGGTGGTGGTAAGTTATCTGATTATATCGATATTACTCCTGTTACAAGATGCACCAACGAGGCTACGGAGCCTGAGACGGAGGACGTGAACTTCTATTGTATGGAGGTATGTGATACTGGTGATGATTTGGCCTTGGCTGAGGTTCGCGCCCAATATCCGGGGTTGAAGATCGTACGAGATACTATTGAGGGTAGCATGTCACGTTATAAGGTTATGAAGAAGGGGGCTAAACCTGCTGACTATACTCAACGTCTTATCTCTATCATGAAAGGATGTACGGACTGTCCTCCTAACTATACGGAAGTTAAGGGTGGTTATCTTTATTCTATTTCTTTGGAGGATGACGGTGTTGATATGTCTACTACGGTAGAATCTTTACCTAACGTGGTAGCTGATACGGTTAATAAGATGAGCCAGATCAAGGGATCGGGTTTGTATATCGCGGCTACTTCTAAGAAATTGACGAGCGAGGAGATCTCTACTTTCGTGGAGGCCAATCCTACGGCTATTATCTACTATGTGGCTAAGACATCCGATATGTGTGAGAATCCTACGGTTCGTACCGCTTCTTGGTCAGCTTGTGGTTCTTGCAAGGTATCCACCGAGAAGTATTATATCACGATCCCGGATGATGAGTGCGGGAACAGTGCTTTGGAGGAAATCAAACAGGCTTTCCCGGAACTGGAGATCACTGACTACGGTACTCCTGCGGCTTGCCAGCATAGCTTCCAGACAACGGTATATACTAACATGTTGTGTGATGAGTGCGACAAGATGTTCGAGGGATTCTTCACCAGCAAGGCTCCGGCGTCCTACCGCAACCGTATGTGGAAGAAATTGGAGTCGGCTCAGGAACTTGGCACGAATTGCAAGTGCGGTATCCGTTTCCGTGGTAAGGAAATGTTATTATCTCCGTCAGAGTGCTTGATGGATAAAATGACTTATGTAGAGGATAGCGTTGAGATCGTTGGCGCTAGCGGCGGTTATCCTGATTCTCTTGACGAGGGGTCTCCTATCTGGTGGGATCAACTTCATTTCGAGAGACTGTCCAGCAAAGCGCCACGTACTCATGTCGGCGGTAATATGATGGATGACGAGTTGAAGGGCTATGCTCATTTCAACGGTTTCCCGAAACATCAGGATTTCATGGGACGGACGTTCATGAATGAATACAGCCGTGTTGAACAAACAGCCCAATACGTGGACTTCCAGATCACGATTAATCCTCATAGATACGCTCAGGGATTCGGAAAAGTTATCGCCGATGATCCGGTTAATCTGATCTTACGTGTACGCTATGGCGCTCATGAGGGTGTTCAGGAGATGATCAATATGATCGGTGCTGCCGCTGGTCTTGGTCCGGCCATCGTAACTGAGCCGAAATAAAGAACCTTTTTTGCGTTCATATATTTCCTAAAGGGGAGAGATTCAATTCTCTTCCTTTTTTTGTTATCTTTGAGGCAGTAGAATTAAAATATGATATTATGTCTGCGATAAATGAGTATTTAAAGAGACTGGCTTCCATATTTGGTAGCATGGGTTTCTCCGTTCCGCCAGATGACTTCTCAGGTGTTGTTATAGACGGAAAGACGTATCCGGTCATGATGAGGAATGACGGGTGTTACGTGTACTTCGATGATAAAGGAGTAAAGAGACTTGTAAGCGAGGTTCCTAAAAAGGACTATCAGTTCATTAACATTAAGGACGCCCGTGTGTCGATCGTCAACCAATGTTATCGCACGCCGGGTGGTCAGGTAGAGGCTCGTATCCATACCTATATGAATAATAAGGGGGAGATACTGGCCGAGAAGATATTTATCGTCAACTCCTCGGATGTCGATACTCCTATCGGTACGGAATTAGATAAGGTTCCTGCCGAATGGGTGGCTATAGATTGTAGTATAGCCGAGATGACTGATCGGGAGTTGATATTCGTAAGTAAATGTTATGCCACGGAAGGGGGTAAGGTCCAGATCGAGGGCGTTGAGTCGGTAGACCCCCGCCTGAACCCGGAGGTATCCCATTATGAGGTGGTGAATACGACTGACGATAGCAATCCTATCGGTACGGAGTATGATAAGATACCCGATACATGGAGTCGTATAGTATGTGATTTCCCGGACATGACTCAAAGGGAGATAATACCGGTTCTTAAATGCTTTGATACCGGTACCGGAAGGGTACAGATAGAGGGGTATAAGATATTTGATTACGAGATGGGTACCAGAAAGGAATGGTATCGCGTCAAGCAAAGTACCGATCCTGAGAATCCTGTAGGAGGATTCATCACCAGTATAAGCGATGACTGGGTTGAGGTCGTTTGTGACTTCACGGATATGGAAGATAGGATGCCTATTGATATCGAGGAGTGTTACAAGACATCAGCCGGAAGCGTGCGTATGAGACATGTGGTGTCTTATGACGGTGATCTTGGGAAAAGAAACCAGTTCTGGGAGATTGTGGACTCGTCTGATAATAAGTATGGGCTAGGAAATAGGATAAATAATATCCCTGCGGATTTTATCCGTGAAAGGTGTGCTCTAGAAAGGTTGGATGATCGTATTACCAGAAATGCGATAGAATGTTACTCGACACCGGGAGGATCGGTAAGGATTAAATCCACTTACGTTATCAACCCTTTAAATCATGTTAGGTCGTATAATCATCATGTATTGAGTTCTACAGACAATGATATCCATGTTGGTACTCAATATACCTCTTTGCCATCTAATTTCACTCGTATCGAATGCGAGGAGCCGGATTATATGGATCGACTTATAGATACCACTGAGACTTGTTATGATACCGGAAAGGGTACGGTGAAGATCAGGAGACAGGAGTCGTTGAACGGAAATCTGGATGTAAAGACTTTCGACTATAAGATCGTTGAGTCTACCGACCCCGATCATCCTATCAATACTACCCCTACGCAGACGGTTATTAACGGCTGGACGGTTATCAGTTGTGATCTTAATATCATGGACGTGGATGATTGTTATGAGATCGGTGGTCATAAGATACATTTGAAGGGATTCAGGACAGTCAATCCGGCATTGCAGGATATTAAGTCTATATTGTATGTCGTGTACTCTGATCATCCTGATTATAATGTAGGTGATGAGCTTACGTCTATACCGGATGGGGCTAAGGTGACGATCTGCGATTACGCGGATAAGAGCCAAAGACATATGGTTCCGGTGCGAGAGTGCTATGAGGTGGCCGATGGCCGGTTCTATGTGGAGGGGAGCCGGTTGATTGATAACAATATGGTCGTAGAGCGGACGTCGTTGATGGTGATGGAGTCATCCTCTCCTACCTACCCGGTGGGGACTACGCTGACCGCCATTCCTGTTGGCGCTACTATCGTGGCTTGTTTATGTCAAACCTGTTAATCTGAACGGCTATGGTTAAAGTATGTAATGATTATTTTATGATTGACGCCTTAGCTGGAGGTCAGGTCGTAAGAAAAAGGAAATATCGTCGTGAGAATACGATGATAGGATATAAGTGGTATGATTATAATGGGGTCGAGGTAACTGACCCCATTGAGATATCACGTCTTGACGGATTGGCTACTAAGCATCAACGTGTTGATGAGGCTTATGATGATCATGCCATTTTCATGTCGTCAACAAACTACGTTAACAGCGTTTCCGGTATACCTATGGATAAGCATATGGTTGTCGTTGAATGGAGGCCGGAAAGCGAACAGGGGTTTGTTACGATGGCTCATGAGCAAGGTCTGGAAGGCGATAGCTATTATATCGTTGTCATCAATACAGGTGATAAGCAGGCTACTATCTACACCCCCGTAGATCCCGAGGATCCAAAGGACGGTACCTCTAGAGCGGTTGATGGTGATAATATCTCCGTTGGCGGATCATATGTCTCTATATCCCCCAAGCAAGTAGAGAGGATAAGGGCTACCTTTCGTGATGGCAAATGGTATTATGAGTTAGTTACAAAGACATATCCCAGTAATACCGGAGGAATTAAGATCGGGGATGTCGATTATGTTACTTTCAGGTATTTATGGGATGAGAGTTCGGGAAGGGATTTGGATACCATGACAGAGGCTCTCAACTCGAATGTCCCGACTATCGATAATCTTGGTGTTGGTTATAATGGTCCCGGTAACGGTGATGAGTCCGTAAGGAGCGTGCTTAAATGGGGTGGTGATAACACCGGGTCTGGTAAGGAGTGTGTTTGGATGTCGGTAAAGGATCTAAGGGCACAGCATTATTCCACATTGCCGGATGAGACGCAATTCATGGCTTATGCTACATGGTTCGCTTCTATAGGTACAGGTAAGTGTTCTTTTGAACTTGTGGGTTACAAGGGCGGTACTATGAGCCAAGACGGATATAATTTCATCAATACCGGTGGATCTGTAGTATATCAAAATACGTATGATTTTGTTTGTCATACCGGCAAAGGTTCATCTACGTATAAGACATCCTACGAGAAGGTGGCTCGTGTTACCTATAATAAGCTCACTAACGAGGTTTATATGTCCATCGGTGACGCTATAGATCAGGAGGATAATTATGATAAGTTAGAGCGAGAAATCAATAATATAAAGGAAAGACTTAGCGATGTCGAGAGCGAGTTGGCTGTCGTAAGACGTATAGCCGAGGGCAAGAACACGGCGTATATCTTTGATACGGTCGATGCCATGAATGAGTGGCTGGCGGTTCAGGAGAACACGGCTAAGCTCCGTATTGGCGATAGCTTTTGGATTCGCGAGTCGGATGTCCCTGATTATTGGTGGGATGGGAATCAAGCTCTAGAGCAGGAAGGTCCGAAGGTTGATTTATCTCCTTATTATACGAAAGACGAGATTAATAATATTGTCAATGATATCAATCAGAAGATAGAGGATAAGAGTACGTCTATTATCTTCGATACTTATATCCAGATGAAGTCTTTCGTGGATGATCCTACCAATGCCGACAAGCTTAAGGAAGGTACCATCCTGTTGATACGAGAGAAAAACGTGCCTGATTATTATTACGATGGAGCTGGTATAGTTAAGATGGAGGCTGACGTACAGCAATGTCTTTACGTTACTTTAGCTAATAAGCCTACGGAAAGCACCGTAAGTTATACCCAAGATCGGGAGGTGACTAATTTCGCTCCTGGAGCTATAGCTAGATGGGTTGACGCTGATGGTAATAACGTTTTTTATAAGCTTGTAGAGATAGTAGGTGGTAAGGCTAAGTGGATTACCCTTATCGATACTAAATACGGTAATGTGACGCTACAGAGCACTTACGACAAGAACTATGAGATCGTGAATATCGTATCTGGATCACGTTTACAAGCTATAAATAGCGATAAGGATGAGATCAAGTTCGTTAATAGCGCTACCGGTAATGTTACTGTCGTGTTTAACGCTACGGTATCAGGAGGAGCCAAGAAACTTACGAGCCTGTTGGCCGTGAACGAGGTGGTTCTTACCCCCGGGGCGGCGGCGTCCTTTACCCGTACCGGCGAGACCTTCACCCTCTCCGATCTTTTTGGTGTTACGATCTTCCCGGATCTGGCTGATTCCAATCGTGAGGGAGAATGGGTGATGAGCGTAGGCGTAACCGGAAAACCGATCCTTATGGAGGTAAAGGAGATGAGGAAATGGGATGAGAGTATTGTCCGGGAACTTACTATTGATGAGCTTAACGAGAAGTTCCCTAACGCGGATATCGGATTCGCTGTCGTATGCAAGACCATCAACAAAGTATATGAGATGGTTAATGGATATAAGGAATGGGTGTCTTATGATATAACCTCAATTAGTTGATATGGGATTTTTAGTAGGATATGATACGGCCCTGTCCTCGGTGACGTTTTATGTTAACGAGGATAGGTTCCCTTGTTATAATGGGAAGGATGCTGATTATGTGCCTGATCCGATAGTAAATTATGATGCTTTTAATTATAATCTCAGGTTCTCGGCAAACAATCCAGGATTCGTGGACGTCGATTGGGGTGACGGGACAAAGGATCAATACCCTTTGGTCAAGATATCTGACGGTAGTTATAGGATAGTATTCAGGTCTTTAGATATTGAGTACAAAAAGAATCCTGACGATACTACATGGTGGTATAGGAAGGAGGATGGATCTCAGTATATACCGGTTCCTCCACATAAGTATAGCGATATCAGGCGTAGGGAGGTTACGATGAGGTTCTCTAACGTAATCGATGGGGAGTTCAATATGGAGGGTATTGTCCTCCATGAGTTTCCTGTAGTTAATCTACCTGATATAACTTATTTGGCTATGGTCAGATCCGTTCTTAAAAATGGTGATATCCCATATGACAGGATAAGCAAGAGCGTTAATCTTCGTAATATACAGATGGGGTCTTTTTCTCACCCTGGTGTTTGGGATAATTGGCCGGAGGGGTTTTTAAAAATGAAAAAATTGAAGTATTTTGGGTGTAATTCCGTTTTTAATTTCGCTGATAATCCTGATTCTAATTGGAGAAGATTCTCTGAATGGAAGAATCTTACTGCATTTAACTTCAACTGGTGTAACATCCCTTCTTATGATCCGGCTTTTAATTCTATTCCAGCAAAAGGTATAAACATTATAAGCAATTGGAATAATATACCTGTATTTGATGAGGTGGATAAGGTTGGAGATGATAAGACAGGCGTTACTTTTATGGGTAGTGGTAGCTCATGGAAACAAGATCTAGTAGAAGGTAAGTTGAATAAGATTCAGAGCACGTATTGTACTTCAGGCACGGTACCGGTAGACGATCTCCCAGATTGGTTGTATGAGGTAAGGGAATTTAGGATATGGACTTTGCGTGATGGTGGTACATTTATAAATACGCAGGAGAGGGCTGATACATTCGTAAATACGTTTTATGATAAGATAATGTCGTGGAGTTATATAACGATGTCACAGACGGCTTCTGACGGTAATAGGAATCAGTTTTATAAACTCACCTTAGATTTATATACTTCCGCAGCTCCTACCAACAAGAGACCATCTGGCGTTTATCAAGCCCCTGAGGGGTTTGATAAGGGTGTTAGCAACGGTAATCCTACGACGCCTATGGAGAAGGTGTATGTGCTTACCAATAACTACGGGCAGACATGGATCTTGGCCCCTGCCCCGGCTTCTAAGGCCGCCCTTACGAGGGCAAGGCGGGCTGGGAAGGCTAGGATCACCCCTTTCGTCCTTGGCGTAAAGGACGGCCATGTATCCGTGTTCAGCGGAGATGTATTGGATGATAATATGAGTAAGTATAATTTCGCTGACAAATACGAGGCTATAGATATCTGTAACGATCTGGGATTGGACAGTTCACCGGTTGTCGAGTATTTCAGGAGAATAGAGGAGGGAGAGGTATGAGACTGATATGTAAGGATACGAATAAAGGGTCTATAACCTTTTTTACTAAGGGTAAATACGCTTTTAGGGGCGTTAACAGGAATGATACTACCGATGATGTGCCTGATCCTATATTGGATGTTAATAATTATAATGAGAGTATACAGTTTTATTCCAAGACCCCAGGCATGTGCGAGGTCGATTGGGGTGACGGGAATAAAGATCAATTTCCTTTCGTGAAGGACAGGAGCGAATCCATATACGGGCGATATAGGTTGATGTTCAGGAGAAGGGATATAAGTTATCGTAAGAATCCCGACAGTCACCCATGGTGGTTTTATAAGGAAGATGGGAGTGAGTATATTCCCGCCCCCAATCATGCTTACGCTGATGGGCTAGATAAAGATCGGGTCATTACCATGACTTTTACGAATGATATTACATTCGTTCGAACAGCGAGGATAATGATGGTAGGATTCCCGATATTAGACGCCCCAAGTATTATCAACTTAACCTTATCCATTACCGGCTATGGGAATATAACCGGTATCCCTAAAGACAGGATACGTAGATCGGTAAATATAGAGTATATAACACTTAACGAATTGGGTGTAGGGACATTGACATCCATACCGGATGATTGGGATAGGTTGACTAAGTTAAAAGGCCTTAATTTAAATCAAACGGCTGATTTTAATGATACGGAGTCTTCTAATATAAGGAAATTCCCTTCTATGTGGCCTAATCTTGTAATATTAGCTTTGGCAGGTTGCAGGGTTAGGGTATATCCAAGGGAATGGCTGTCTTTTAGCAAGCTAAGAGAATTATATATATCCCCGGGAGTGGCTATGCCATCGTTTGATCCTAACACATGCCCGGCTATGGATGAGGTGGATAAGATAAATTCTAGTTTAAAGATTTTCGATCATATAAATAGATGGTATGGATCTGTCGTGAGTTGGCATCCGTATATGAGCGGTAAGGGATTGGGAAACATTGAGCGTATCGACGCTTCATACAGTCATAGTAATATAGATGTAAGTAATCTCCCGGATTATATATATGAGATGAGGTCTATGAATAGCTTTTATATGCATCGCAGCTTGTCAACCCAAGGTCGATGTGATACGTTTATATCGACATTATATGAGAGGGTGATGGGATTTGATTATCTCACTATGTCTTCCTCTGCTTCCGATGGCAAAAGAAATCAGTTTTATGGATTGTATCTAAGTATGTATTTAGCTTCCAATCCTGATGATAAAAGACCTAGTGGCGTATTACAGGCTCCCTCTGGTTTTATAAAGGGTCAGTCTAATGGCTCTCCGTCGAATCCTATGGAGATGGTTTATGTGCTTATGAATAATTATGGATGGAGGTTTAGTATGGCACCAGAGGCTTCGGTGTTAAGGTCAATACGATCTTCTGATATTGACACGAGGTCGTATAAGCCATATAAGCTTATCGTATTTGACGATGGGCGTACCTTTGTAGGCAATGGAGATGTTTTAGCTCATGATACGGATAAGGTATTATCGTTTGGGGGTCAACCAGAAGGGGAGTATTTGTGTGATTCTATGGGATTGGACAGGAATGTTATTGTAGAATATTTTAACAAGATAGGTAATGGCTAAGACATTATATAAATACGAGGCATCATCCAACAAGTTCGTGTGGTTCACCACATGGGATAGGGCACTTAGAAATCATTATACCGATGATTATAATTATGTACCTGATCCTGTCGTTGGTAATCCTTATAATACGTTTGTCGAGTTTAGATCCAGAAAGCCCGGTATGGCTAATGTGGATTGGGGGGATGGAATAAAGGAGCAGTTTCCTATGACCAAGGTTCAAGGGCGGGATGATTATTGTATTATATTCCGTTCTTTGGCAATACAACATAGGAAAAATCCCAATACTACGTGGTGGTTCAGGAAGGAGGATGGATCGCAATACGTACCTATAGATAATCATGCTTACGCTGATGGGAGGAGGGACGTACAACGGGCTGTGTCGATAGATTTTACTTGTGATATTTATTATGCCAATATCCAAGTTTGCAAGATGACATCTTTCCCGATTGTGGATATGCCAGGACTTGAGTTTTTGATCGTATCCCATACGCTGTATGTTAATGACGGTATACCTGTAGACAAGTTGTCAGGATCCAAAAAGTTAATTTATATCGATCTTCAAAATATAGGGCAAAGAATGACCGTAATTCCTGAGGCTATAACCAGCAAGACAGAGGTATATTATTTAAATATGTTTAATATGCTTGATCTTAGGGATATAGAATCTAGCGGGATAAGGAATATAAAAAATATGAAAAATATTCAAACCCTTGAATTGTCTTCATGTTATTTGGATAGGTATATAAAGGAGTTTAATGATCTTCCTAAATTAACTTCGTTGAATATAACTTCTGGTCCTCGTGATATGTGGAATTATTTTGATATAAACACCCTTCCTTCTTTCGAGGTAGATAAGATAAATCCTAACATTACTAGTTTTGTTTTTTTAGATGACTGGATGAATGGAGAAAGGAGGACGGGTTGGAATGATGATAATATGTCGGGTAGAGGATTGGATCATCTTACAGGTTTTACCGCCAGTCATAGCAATAGTCTTAGAATGGATAAGCTTCCGGATTATATTTATGAGATGAGGGCTATTACATGGTTTAACGTGAATGCATCTACTCATAGCCAAAAAAGATCAGATGATTTCGTGAACTCTTTCTACGACCTTGTTGTAGGATGGGATCAGATTACTATGACATCTGTAGCCAAGGACGGGAGAAGGAATCAGTTTTACGGTCTTAGTGTATCTATGTACAGAAGTACTTATCCTTACGAGAACCAGCGTCCTACGGGGCAGGAACAGGCTCCGGAGGGGTTCGTGAAAGGCCAGACCAACGGATCTCCCGCTACGCCTATGGAGAAAATATATGTATTAAAAAATAATTACGCCCAGAAATGGACGATAAAGCCAGCTTGAAATGAATAGAAATGATATTGTAAAAGAATTAGGTTCGTATTTTGATATAGTGGAATTGGTATGTCCTCATACATATAATAAGTGGAAGGACAGATCGTGGCAGTTTCTTGATACAGCGTTTCTCCATAATCTTCTTATATTACGGAGGGATATAATCAAACAGCCTATGTATTGTAATAATTGGGACAAGCAGGGGCAGTTTTCCCAACGTGGTCTTAGATGCAACATCTGCCAGATAGTTAAGGATAAGAAAGATGTTTATCTATCCGCTCATGTATTGGGTAAGGCTGGGGATTTCGAGGTCAAGTCGATGACGGCGGAACAGGCTAGAGGCTTGATTTTGGATCATCAAGATATGTTGCCATATCCTTTCCGGCTTGAAGGGAAGGTGAATTGGTTGCATTTTGACAGCCTTGATACGAGGAATGGTATACACGCCGTGGTGTTTTAGGTACTTAATGGTATAGTAGTTAACTTTGCGAGTGGGGTATAAAATGAAAGACAAAGACATGATAGAGCGAGTGGGGGGCTTATGGAATATAGCGCTTGCGTATGGTGCCTCTTGTTGGGCTTACTTCCAGCCAGTGCATCATTTATTGACCGTATTACTTATAGTATTAATAGCGAATTTTTTGGCTAGGTTAGCGCAAAGCGTAAGGGGCTGGAAGCTCCGTAGAAGCCGTAGGAGGAGGTTTAGTTTCAAGAGATGGTTTAGGGAGGTCAGGTTTACTGATATTCTTAAGGAGTTCGCTTTGTCTTGTTTTATAGTAATGACATTATGTGTTATATATAAAACGTTATATCCGATCGAGGAGGAGGCTAGCATGATACTTACCGTTACCAAATACGGGGTGTATATAGCCCTTGTTGGATATGTGATGCTTTTCTTGAATACGATAGGGGATGCTTTCGCTGACGCTTATTTGGTGAAGGTGTTCAAGGCCGTATTCAAGAGGATAAACGTATTCAAGATGTTTGGCTTCTCTAAAAACATACCTGACGAGATGTTTGACGATATAAAGAAGATTGCTGATGATAAGGTTAAGGATAAGTCTTAAGGCTGTTTTTTGTTTAGGTCTGTCGCTATTCCTGTCCTCTTGTGGAAGCAGGAGGCAGGTTAGCGAAACGTCTATTGATAGCCGGTTGATCAGCAGGATAGAGACGATGATAGATGAGGTTATAGACCGTAAGGTGGTGGAGATAAAGACATCTGATCTTAATGCCGATATCGTTATAACTGAGAGGAAGTTCGATACGGACAAGGATGTTGATCCTGCCACGGGGGAACGGCCGGTGTCCTCGCAGACAGATACCCATATCGTCATTGGCCGGCGGGACAGCACGGTGACAGCCGATTCCCTTGGAGTTAATAAGACAAGGAATGATATAAAGGATCTGGATAATAAGACAAATATCAAATCCAAGGACGTAGATGATAAGAAGGAATCAAGATGGCCTATAGTGTGGATAGTAGCTGGTATCTTGATGATATTGTTGGTATTGGTGTATATATTGAAAAAGATAAAGGTTTTATGAGAAGAAGAATGTTGAATAATGGAAGTGATGGTCTTGTTGATCAACACACAAGATTCTTGATGAGATTTGACAATGATTTTAAGGTTGATGGATACCCCCTCCCTAATATCGAGGATGGTTTAGAGATCAAGGGAGGAGAGTTTGTTACCGATTCTATAAGAACTGGATATAAATACACAAATACGTCTAATTCTTATGGGATGATTAATACATCTAGTACATTGTCACCTGATCTATTTGGTAATGGAGATCCATTTACCATTGATTTTTGGTATAAACCATTAGTCGTTATTAACGCTTGTTCTGTTGGCCATGAATGGTATAATGGTATTTTTTATTTTGGTATAGCTGGTGATGATGGTGATTTAGGTTTGTTTTTTGCTACTCAAAGAGGAGCGTATGGAGGTAAAGCATCTGATGCTATTATTGGTAGGTGGTATCATATAGCTATGGTTAGGGTTAATTATACATTATATGGTTTTGTCGATGGCAAACGGTCTGTTTCATTCCCATGCCCTAATATTTCATTGAGATATAGTAATATAGATTTTAATAGACAAAGGGATGGTAGTAATAGGGCGTCTTTTGTAATAGATAATTTTAGGATAAGTGATGTAGCTAGATGGACGTCTGATTTTGATCCTCCTAAATAAAAAGGGACTATGATCTCTCACCGTCCCTTATCTAGTATACTGTTTGAGGAAATGTCTTTTCAAGGTCTACACTTATTGACACCAAAAGGAAATGTGGCGGCTCCGTGAGGCAGGGCAGGAGGTATCCCCACACGGCCGGCCAGGAGCGGAGCGACTCGTAGCCCACCTCCCTTTTCCCCTTGGCATATTACGCTTAAGCGTTGGAAAGAAGTAAACATATCAATGCATTAACGTCTGATGTAGGTAGTTGTTTGTCGATTAAAGATCCATAGACAACATAAGTAGATGTCAAAAATACACTAAACTAAATTATTGATATAAGTTATTGTTGAGATCTTGATTTTTCAATTTACTACATATTTTCATATTAATGTAATTAAGTTATATACTTTAGATAATAACAAAGCGTTAGCTAACTCTTTTTAATCAATCAACTTATGAGATAAATAAAGAAAATCTTTATAATGAGACTCCCTTCTTAAGGGGGCGAAAGTTTCTTATATCACATGTCACAAAATAGACAACTGTGTTTATAAAAGAAGGTGGATAAATAAATTCATCTCTTTTCTTAACTATCCCTACGATAGTCTCCCTACGCAATGTCCAAGTTGGATTTCGACCATAGCGATCGCCGTAAAAAGCCGCGATCATAAACAAAAAAAATGAGTACTTTCACAAGCACTCATTTTGAAGATACGGATATTTTCGTATCTTTGCCTTAAATACAAAAAAAAAACTATGGTAAAGTTACAACTTATTTTTGATCAGTTTGCATCTTCCTCCGAAAAAAAGAGGATGTCAGAGGGAAACAGGGCCTTGAGGAGGGATTCCGGCAAGGTCATTCTGCCTTATTTGTTTAATGACAACGCTAATCCTTGTTGCGACAACCCTAGGATAAATCGTCAATCATCATCCAAGTCAGAGATACTGGAGAAGCCGATATCGGAGACACTGATAGGCATTCTCATCATATGCCTTGACCCTATAAGGTTTAGGACGCTGGGGATCCAATACAACATCAAGTGGTTCTATTACTTTGTGAATGAAATAGTTAATTACTATATCAAGCATCATCGTCTTGGTGGTGATAATCTCGCTTATCAGATAAAGTTAGTTAGGTGGCTTTTGATCAGTTATGTTAACGTGGCTGTTGTCCACGGTTATTATGCTATGGTGAGGAAGGTGAAGAAAGAGCATCCTGACCTTTTTGTACATAGTAACAAGGCGAGGTATTATTATTGGGACAATTGCCCTCCTAAGCATCGCAAGCTAGAGGATGAGCGAAACATGAACAATCCTACTTATAAGGCTCATGAGTGCAATAGGAAGCGCGCAGAGGATATCAAGCGTGTTGTTTATGACTCCATGGATTCGATCAGGAAACGTGACCTTAAGGATTTTGTGTCCTCCAAGAACAACGGGGTGAGCATTTCTTTTAAGGAAAAGGTTCAGAACAAGGTCAGGAAGAAGGGCTTTGGTAATGTCAGTATCAAGACCATAGAGAGGGCTATAAAGAGCTATTTAGATGAGCGTGGTGTCACTTTCTCTGAGTTCGTCGATGGGGTGAGGAAGTTGGATAGGAAGATAAAGGAAGTCAAGTCCGCTTTTGGCAAGGTTAAAAGGATTAAGATATTTGGCGTCAAGGCTTATGATTATGTGTCTGGAGATGAGATAGTTGATGAGTTTGGTATGGTCGCGTTGTCTGATGAGGTGTGGATTCCTGATAATAGCACACCGTTCCTTGACGATTATATTGAATCGCAGTATTTGTCTAACAATTTTAATTTCTAATATTATGGTTAATATAAAATCACATGACTTTTATACGGTGTTTGATGATAAGAAGCAACTTTTTAAAGTATCATCATTATTTGATTCTTTGGATGAATCTGAAGATATAGTCAAAGATTTGATGGATTCTGGAACATTCATGTATGTTGTTGACGAACGACTGTCTATGATATGGGTGGATATATTTATGATGATAGAGCTTCTTGGGGAATATGATGGTGGGGATGTTAAGGATTTGGCTATTAAATGCTCTTCTCTCTATTTGAAAGATAAGGTGATGCGTTTAATTGTCGATTATGTCAATTGCGATTCTGATGATTATGATGATAGCGTTGATCCTATATTGAGTTATTGTAGCAATCTTATTCATAGTGGTGATGGGAATATTGATTATCTGCCATTGTCCGACATGGTAAGTTTGAATGTAGGAAATTATATGTCAGATGACATGTTGAAGCTATTTGATATTGCCAAGGAAGACAATCGCATAATATCTATATTGTTTGTTTTGTTAAGTAGACCGTATGTTGACGATTATGGTTTTTTTACTCTTACTGATTTGCTTTCTATGATGATTGATAAAGGTTTTATCGGTGATCGTGATGATATAGTGAATGCCTTAGGGTTTATCTTAAAGTAGGTTTATTGTATTGGTATGACCCTATTTTGTATCTTTGCTTAAAAGTAGTAAAGATGAACCAAGTAAATATCATACCGAAGATAATTCATGATAAGTTCGCCGCTAGGATTATCATGGATGATTACGATATAGAGAAGCCTATCGTAATTACTGTCGTAGCTAGGCGCAACGATGGTGAGTATAATACCCAGATATTGACATACCCGACATCGGGAGTCGATTATGAGGGTAATGTAAGGATGGTGTTTTTTGATGTCGCTAGGTCTCATGTTTGTCAGATAACATCGGTGTTTATCAACGGTCATGAGGTTAAGACATATTATACCGATATCCCGGATCTTGATATGCAAGCCCGTTATGACGATAGCTTATGCCGGTACGATAAGAAGGTTAATATGAATGATATTCGGCTGTCATTTCAGGTGCTAGAGACACGTGACCCCAAAGTGCTTCAGGTATTGGATGAGTCTGAGTGGGGGCTACTGGAGGACAGGAAGGCGATTATCGAGATCACTACGCCGGGCATGTCCGACCCCGTTACGTTGTTTCTTGGCAAGAATCAGGTCAATACCTTTACCAGTTTAACACTAGGTCTCAATTGCTTTAATTACGATGATTGTAATGTCAAATACCTTGACCTCCCAGACGGTATATATGATATCAAGATCATAGGTAGCCCTTCCACTTACAATTTTAGTCGCAAGTATCTTAAGACGGATCTTATACGCAGGCGTCTTGATCGGCTATGGATTAAGACTGATATCCTATGCGAGGACAAGGATAAGGATCTTATAAATAAGATACAGGAGATGGAGATACTTATGGTCGTAGCGGAGGCTAACGTTAGGTTGGACAATATAGAGGCGGCTCATGAGATCATTGATCGTGTCGGAGAGCTTCTTGAGATGGCTACCAATTGCGTGGATTGTTAAACATAAAAATATTTAGTCGTGGGTTGTAATACTTGTAGGGAAAAGGCATTAAGGGCCGAGAGAGAAAGAATTGAGAGAAGTATGATGAATCATTCTTCTTCTACCGTTGTTAGCGATAGGGAATATGCTTCTAGAAGCACCGCTGGATGTATGGTTATGCAAGATCCGTTGCAGACCATGGAGCGTGACGTGGTTAGTATATATAGGCAAGTTCGTACCAAGGGTGATGGCGTTGGTGTATCTTATCTTAATATGCAGAAAAAGATCCGTGAGTGGATCAAGAATCTGCCGTATGGATGCCCGCCTGACGAGGAGGTACAGGAAATGAGAAAGGAGATTCTGGATGGGCGCTCAAAGCATATCAAACCTTGATAGGATAGATCTATGTAAGGTCGTAGACGAATGGCTGTCCTGCCAATGGGGTAGATATATGAGATACCATAGGTATAGGATCGGGAATAAGCCCGATATATCCTATTGGGGCAAGATAATTCGTTTGCAAAGGTCATTATGTGATAATGATTGCGGGTTATGCCCGGATGAGGTGAGATCGTTAAAGGAACGTGTTAATAAGTTACTGGCATGAAAAAATACAGTTGTTTACATATAACTCCGTCCACTTGCGTACCTTATGAGGGTGATCTACCAGAGTGGTCAAAGCATAAGGACTCTGATGAGTGTGTTATGATCTCTGACGTGATAGAGGAGATATATGACGAGCTTACCCGTATTAGGGAGGCTATAGATGTCCGGGATCTTGGTGAGTCTTGCGTGAAGGTAAGTGGCGATAAGACCGTAGCGAAAGTTCTTTATGCTATTGAGGATAAGATTTGCAATGGATGATAAGCCAATGGAGAAAAATCGACATTGGTGATAATCAGATGTATAGATATTGATTTATGATGTATTGCTAGATGTTAAGCTACTGTAAATCAAGTATCCAATTTGTAAGGAGTCTTCTAAATAAGTAGGTTAGATAGATACTCTTGTAAGTTGTAAGATATCTTTATGTGTTAGATATAAAAAATAGCCAATTGATTTGTCATAGACGATTCGATTGGCTATTTTTGCATGTCCATCATATCTCACGATGTAATGGACATAGGTTATTTATTATGAGTGCATAATATAATTATTTCCAATGATTCTATGAATAATAGTAGTAGGATTTTGGCGTCTAAATCCAACGAAAACGGATTATCTACAATATTTAGCTACAATGGTAATGATATAACTTTCAAAACAGAGAACGGTATCACTTATGTGAATGCTACCGAAATGGCGAAGCCGTTTAAAAAGAGACCAAATGATTATTTATCGTTATCTTCTGTAAATGAGTTAATTAATGCCATTACCAGAAAATATGGTAATGCTGATTTTCAGCCTGTTACGATTATCAGGGGTACGGTTAATCCTGGCACATGGATGTGTGAGGATCTGGCTTTGGATTTCGCTCAGTGGCTTAGCGTTGATTTTAGGTTATGGTGTTTGGACAGGATTAAAGAGCTTCTCACTACAGGCAAATGCGTGATTCCTGATTTTAATGATCCTCCCGCCGCTGCTGAGGCTTGGGCTAAGGAATATCGTGGCAGGGTAGCCGCCGAGAAGCTGGCGTTAGAGGAGAGGGCCAAAGCCGAGGAGATGGCTAAGGTTCTTGAGTCGAAGAAAGAGGATATAAAATTTTCAGAGTCGTTTATCATGTCTGGGGAGTCAGATTTGCTGGTAAGGGATTTAGCCAAGAAGCTTGAGCAGAATGATATAATTATAAGCGATAAATGTTTACGAGATTTTCTTGTTAAGATAAAGATAATAGTCAAAAGGGTTAAGGTTAATGGAGATTGGGAGATTACGGCTAATGCTGTAAGGAAAGGGTTTGCTCATTATCGTGATAAGAATATATGCACCGAATCTGGTAAGGTTATATATGCTAGGACTATCTATATAACAGGCAAAGGTTATAAACATATATTGTCGTCTATAAATGGTAGCAAGAAAAGTGATTTCATATTGTGTGGAGGTATGTTTAGGGACTATGGGGTGTTCGCCGGATCGGAATCGTTTAATCACTGGGATAATTAATTCCATTTTTGCCCAAAAACTGATAATCAGGTAACTGCATATTTGCATTTACGGTTATGTGTCTCATATCGGTAAAATATCTATATTTGCGACAAAGTGAATCACAATGATATACGGTAACAAAGAAATAGTTCGGACGTTCACCAGAAACAACCCGCCTGCCGGGTACGTGGGCGGTTCTGTTGACTACCGGGTCCCGGCCAACGTCTATTTTGGCGATACGCAGGAGGAGGCTGACAACAAGGCTGAAGATGATATCAAAGCCAACGGTCAGGACTACGCCAATACATATGCCGACATAATACCGGCTGTATGGTATAATGATCAGGTATGCGATGAGTTTATCAAGAACAATTGCGTAAGCGGTAAGGGATCCAAGGAGCAGGTATGTATAGAGGAAGGTAGGTTTGTCTCTTACGTATCCAAGAAAGATGCCAATGATAAGGCTAGGGTGGAGCTTGGACGGATCGGGCAGGGGGAGGCCAACTCCGTCGGGGCTTGCTGCGAGGACTGGGCCTCACAGCCTCTTCGTGGCTTGTTTTACAAGAACGACTGCGAGGCTGGCGCATCAGGCAAGGAAGGTATTGTATATGAATTACCAGCCGGAGTTGTCATATCCGATATATCCCAGATAGACGCCGATACGTTAGCTTATAGGAAGTTTATGAAAGAAGGTCAGGAGAAGGCTAACGCCGAGGGTAGTTGTTCACCTGTATTCTATAATACGAAGATCGGTGATTGGTTTGAAAAGGTATGTCCGTTCGGATATAAGTCCGGTAAAGTATATTACTCTATCAAAGCCAACAGGTTTAGGTCATGGATATCGGTTGAGGATGCCAACGCCAAGGCTCGTGAGGTCTTGATGGTAGAGGGGCAGGAACATGCTGATCTTAATCTTGAGTGCGAGAAATGGATTGATAATATCGATCAAGAAGATCAGTGTTATTGGTGATAATGCCTTTTTTTTGTTTTTCCATAATTTATAGATTAGTGTTTGGAGGTAGCGGCTTATGGTCTCTACCTCCTATTGTTTCATACGTCTCGTTGTCTTATAATCAAACCAAATAAGTATCTTTGCTAAAAACATTAATATTATTAATATGTGTAATACAGGTGGTTGTTGTCATGATCATTCACGGGAACGTCCCGAAGAGTGTTGTCATGGCGTTAAGATAGATAGATTTCTTAACAAATGCCCTAACGATCCTTGTGATCCTTGCGATCGGGATTGTCAGGAAGAACCTTGTGTTGGTTATGGATGCCCTATAACCTTGTATGATAAATGCGTCTTGTACTCAGGTGATGAGTTGGTAGCGGATGGTATAGAGAAAGGTACTGACATTTCTGTCGTTATAGACTCATTGAGGCGTATTATAGCGTCTAGGGATAAGCAGATAGATTTATACCATCGTGAGGTTCTGGATTTGAAGAAGATTATAAACGAGCTTGTCAACGCCGGTGATAGCGGCGGGGATAACGATACGGAAGAGGAGACGTGGTAATGAATGGTTGCAACAAAAAACAATACAGACCTACTGTAGACGACACGAAAGTACCGTGCTCTACGTACATGAGTACCGATTGTATTTACCCCGGTGATAAGGTACGTGTGGAATCATTGGGATTATCCCCTAATTGCGATATGTCCGATACCCTTAACGCTATGATAAAGGCTATACGGGATAGGGATGCCGAGATATCCGAGTTGAGAAGAATGATCAACAAATTAATTTGATAATATGAAAAATTGTAATCCATGTAAACCGGAATATAGACCGGGGAATGAGTGTAGTATCTACAGCTCCCAGATCATATATGACGGTCAGTCGTTCCCTGATGCAGACATCAGGAACGGTGATAGCATGAATAGCGTAGTCGAGTCTCTGGTAAGGAAGCTGGTTGCCGTATCTGGTGCCACGGCGTCCATCCAACGTGACTCGTTCAAGGGCGTTCAAGCTGTCAGATTAAGATACGAGCCGTTGAACGTGCTCAGCGTTACCTATTGTGGTACTATCGTTCCTAATGACGGATATGTCGTTTCTGGTAGGTCCGTTAAGTTTAAGAAGAAATATTGCATGGGTGATGAGTTCACTGATGTTAATATCGTATATACTACATTGAATAGTAATATTTTAAATACTTCTTGTTATGGCTAAGAGAGTGTACGATACGGTCTTGGCTTCCGAGTGCGACGGCTGGGTATGTGGTGAGACCCTCAAGAAGGGATCTCTCCCCGTAGACAGGTTAGAGCTTGATTCTTTTTCAGAAGCTGTAAGGGAGCTTATAGAACGGTTTTTCGAGGAGGGATGGTTGCCGGATATGATCTGTGATCTTGGTTGTGGAGGCGCCAGCGTGTTTGAGATTAAGCCTACTAACTTCGAGTATCCTCCTGAGGGTGGCGAGCAGATTCTGGAGATTATCGTAGGTAAGAGTGATAAATGGACTATAACGCAAGCGGATTGATATGGCGAATAATTTAAAAGATATTCTTGCCAAGATCGAGCAAGGCTCCTCATGGGTGTCCTACGACAAGATTTCCGGTACCGGTCCCGATAAGGTGGCTATTAAGGTAGAGCCGGGATGGATGGGTAGGTTGCCTAGGGAGACTTACGTGGCGGTCGAGAAGGGCAAGGTTACGAAGCTCGCTACTATAACCCAGAAGGGTATAGAGCGGGTAAGCGTGGATCCGACCAATATCATGTTCGACATGGAGGGCGGGACGGCGACCATCAACGCCAAGCTCAACTCCGCCTCGGTCAAGGCTTCCTGCCTTACCCTTGGTGGCTCGGTGAGCAAATCCTATATAGTATCCATGAACGTGAACGGCTTATCCATGAAAGTTCCGGAAGAGGATAGCAGATATATAGTGTATGCCGATCCCGAGGATCCCGGAGCCACTGATTTGTATGAGGCTAGCTTTGTCATAGCTATGCCTAAGAATATGGATAACGAACAGCATCATGAGATGTTCGTCTTGAACGGTAAGGTTGTTAATATCAATCAACAGCCTAATGATATACCTTATATCATACTTGATCATGACTTCGATAACGTGACTAGCGAGAACGGTCAGGTTGTCATCGATATCAAGTCCAATACCGAGTATGATATCGAGCTGGTATGTTGCACTTGCGGTGATGGTAGTGAGCCGGAACCGGAACCACCCTTCAACGTGGATCCGCAAAGGTTGACGCTTAATAAGGATGGTGATACCCAAATCGTGAGGGTAGAGGCCGGAGATGATGTTTCATGGAGAATAACTGAAGGATAATATGGCAAGGGAAATAGATAAGAATTGTGTCGAGGGTAATTGCTTTGCCATTAACGACAAGAGCCATGGGGTAGGCGATAATAAACTTAATATCGTATACAAGGCTAATTATACCGGTCAGATCTGTACGGCTAAGTTCCGTATAACGTCAAAGGACGGTAATATTGTCAAGGAGTATATGATAGCCCAAGACGCCAAACCCGTTTATTATAATATCAAGATGGTTCAGCCGTTCACCAAGGACGACTGTCTGGCCAACCAACATGGATCGGTGGTATTGTATACGGTCGAGGAAAGGACTTACAAGTCGTTTATCTCGCAGGAGGACGCAGACGCCAAGGCTATGGAGGATATAGCCCTGAACGGTCAGAAATACGCCAACGAGCATGGTGAGTGTATAACCGATATCTGGTATAACGAGGAGCAGAGAAAGACGTTTATACGTAATAATTGCGATAAGTTCAGTGACGGTCAGGAATATGTTTATATCATTCCTGAGGGCAAGTACGTATCCTCTATCTCTCAGGAGGATGCCGATAGGAAGGCTCTTGAGGATATTGAGAGGAACGGTCAACAACAAGCTAATTTGGAGGGTGAGTGTAAGCCTAAGGAGAATATCTATTATGGTAAGTTTAGCAAGACCTTTACCCGTAACAACTGCGACTCCACGCAATATGGTACGGATGTGGTTGTTGACGAGACGATGGTTACAGGGGACTTCAGATCCATCGTATCTCAGGAAGACGCTAATAGCCTAGCAAGGGCTGCTGTCGAGGCTCAAGGTCAGGATATAGCGAATATCAAGGGTAACTGTGAGAAGATACCGGTATTTACCGGATCGTACTCCAAGGTATTCCAGAGAACCAACTGCCCTGAGGGTTCTACTCCTGTTGACTTCACCGTTGACGAGAAGATGTGTTCTGGATATCCGTTTACTTCTACGGTATCGCAGGATGCCGCCAACAAGCTGGCGCAGGACGCTGTCGAGACGCAAGGTCAGGCTATCACCAACGAGCGTGGCGACTGTCAGACTAACGTCTACTATAACGTAAGGATGGAGAAGACAGTCACGAGAAACAATTGCGATGAGTTCCATATCGGTCAGCCTTATACTTATGTCGTGGCCGCCGGTAAGTACTTCTCTATTATCTCGCAGGAGGACGCTGACAATAAGGCTAAGGCCGATCTTGAGGCTAACGCCCAGCAACAAGCCAACCTAGAGGGTGAGTGTAAGGAGAAGACGATCTACTACGGTGAGTATAGTAAGGAATTCACTCGTAACAACTGTGATGAGACTCAATACGGTACTAAGGTTGTCGTGGATGAGACTATGGTAACAGGAGATTTCAGGTCTACCGTATCTCAGGAAGACGCCAACAATAAGGCTAAGGCCGCCGTCGAGGCTCAAGGTCAGGATGTGGCTAACGTGAAAGGTAAGTGCGAGAAGGTGCCTGTATATACCGGTACTTATACACGTACGTTTACCCGTAACAATTGTGGTGCTGGCACTGGTGGTACTTATACGGTAAATGATAGGATGGTTGACGGTTATCCGTTCACGTCTACCGTATCACAGGAGGATGCCAACAACAAGGCCAAGGCCGCCGTTGACGCCCAAGGACAGGCTCTTGCCAATATCCACGCCCTTTGTACGTACACCGGCCGTGCTTCCTTGGAATTCACGAGAAACAACTGTGGTGAGTGTAAGATCGGATCTAAGGTGACGATCACCCAAGATATGGTAGAAGGACACCCATTCCAGTCTAACGACTCCCAGACCGCCGCTGACGCTATGGCTATGACCGCCGTACAGGCTCAAGGACAGGCTTTGGCTAACACCAAGGGTACTTGCTCTAACGCCACTATGTATACCGGCAAGGCTAGCTTCGAGTTCACGAAGAGCAATTGTGGCGCTAATCAGGTAGGAAATCCGTTCACCGTGACACAAGATATGGTGGAAGGTCATCCGTTCCAGTCTTGCGTGTCACAGGATGAGGCTAACTTAGTCGCTATGGCCGCTGTCATGAATCAAGGTCAGAAGATCGCCGATGAGCGTGGTACTTGCCATGAGGCTCCTAAGTACACCGGTCATTATAGCGAGGCGTTCGAGAAGAACAACTGTCCGTCTGGTCTTATCCCGTCTTCAGTTACCGTTACTGAGGCTGACGTGACCGGAGGTCCGTTCTACTCATACGAGAGCCAGTTCGCCGCCGATGAGCTTGCCAAGGCCGCTGTCAAGGCGCAAGGTCAGGCTATAGCCAACGATCGTGGTACTTGCGACGAACTGAAGATATATGTAGGTAATTATAGCAAGGAGTTCACTCCTAAGTGTCCTACTTGTCAGTACGCTGATCCTATTACCGTAACCCCGGATCTTATGGGCCAGTTCTTCACCTCTACCCGTTCTCAGGAAGAGGCAGACGCTTTGGCTAAGGCCTATATCGACAGAATGGGTCAGGCGTTCGTCAATAAGAACTACGATGATACGTGCCATACGAAGACCGAGCAACCGGTATGGGAGACTATAGAGACTGTATGTAAGGACTGTATCTCTCAGTTACATCAACGTAACACCAATACCTGTTATACTGATCCTGATAATCAAGAGCGGTATATAGCTGGTGGTAATAATACATGTTTCTGGTTTGGTACGGCATCCAAGGCCTTTACCCGTCAATGTGCGGATGGTGGAGTTGGAAGCTCTGTTACCGTAACTCAGAATGATGTTACGGATCCAAGTCCTAGCTCTGATGGTAAGTTTAAGTCATGTGTATCCCAAGCTGACGCTAACGCCAAGGCATTGGCCGCCGTGAACTCTCAGGGTCAGGCCGTGGCCAACTCGAAGGGCACTTGTACTTGGACAGGAAGCTATACCGGTCAGGTTCAGAAGAACAATTGCGCTGATGGCGGCGTAGGCGACATGGTATCCGTAAGTAGCGACAGGCTGCCGGGACATCCGTATACCTCCAACATATCTTTGGCTGACGCTAATAAGAAGGCCGAGAATGCTGTTCGTGGAGCCGATGGACAGAACTACGCCAATAAGAACGGTGGATGTACTTGGACTTACGTGGCAAGCCGTGACTTCTATAAGAACAATTGCGCCGGAAGCGGGGTTGGTCAGAGAATAACGGTGACCTCTACGCAAGCCAACGGCGGTACGCCTATCACCAGCAAGGTTTCTTTGGCTGATGCCAGGAGCAAGGCAGAGCAGATCCTAGACCAGAGAGGACAGGATTACGCTAACCAGCATGGCACTTGTGTGTGGACCGGTACTGGAAGCGCTACGTTCTATAAGGATAATTGTGGTACATGTAAACATGGTGTCGCTCTATCCGTTCCTTATAGTGCCTTAGGATTGTCAGCGTTGACATCTACCGTATCTCAGGCGGATGCCGACAGCAAGGTTCAAAACGCTTTCAAGAATGATACGGCGACTAAGACCGCCGCTCAGGCTTACGCTAACAAGAATGGTGATTGCGCCGATGACGATGATACCCCATCTTATGATGATTGGAATTATTATTGTAGTGGATGCGATTATCGTAGGAGTAGGAATCAGACCAATCCTTGTTCTTCAGCCTCAGGTCAAGATGAGTTGGTTGAGTCCGATTCAAGATCTTGTGGATGCGGATGTGATAATACATACCGTGTGGATAATAGCAGGTGTAATAATGGTAATAGCGAGGAGCATTATTCTAGCGAGTGTGATCCTACGGGATATTGGAAGAATGGCGGTGAGCATTGTTGTAATCCACATGACTACACTATCTATACCAATGAGGTATGTAAGGGATGTTCGGGCGAATGCGGTGATGTATGTGTTCCTGATAGCCCTATTAAGGTGGTTAGCGCTGGTGAATTTTGCGCTTCTTCATCGAATCTGGCTAGTGAACAAGCTTATAACAGGTATAAAGAGCGCAAGGATGCATTTCAATATTTAGTTGATGCTAAGATATGTCCTTCTAAGGTCGGCAATGATGACCGATGGGGAAATGTCAAGGCTACGAACTGTCCTAGCAACTGTACTCCTAAGACTATCAGTTATAAGCAAATCGCTGGTAAATATGAGGCTTGTACCAAGGATGAGGCAAACAGGATAGCCGACAGCAACCTACAGTCAGACGGCACCTCTTACGCTAATGGCTTGGCGCAGGCGGATAGATGTGATTGCGTGGAGCCAACGAAGAATTGGTCAGCCAACGCTTATGCCGATGGTGATCCTTGCAATGGCGCTCCTTCGGGCACTTCAGCGCTAAGAGTAGAGGTCGAGATTACGTATAGTAATGAATGTACTACGCAGAAGAGTTTGACGGTAACAGCCTCAAGCTCAGGGACTACTATCGGGAGTACGACAGTAACTATACCTACTGGATCAGGCACTAAAAAGGCCACGATATCTTTTGGTCGTGGATATCCATGTAATTCTATCAATATAAGTGGAAGAGCTGGTGGTCAATGTTAAGAGTCTGATATATAATAAAAAAGGAGAGGCTAACTAACCTCTCCTTTTTATTGTATATACATTATCAGCATTGTCCACCTGTGGTACAAGCCGCATGCGCCGTTCCTGGTCTTATGGCCGCTTGAAAACACATTCTACCACTAGTAGATCCACTACCAGTACCTATCGTAACCGTAGTACTAGTGGTCATCTCCATACCCGTGGAGGTATTCGCTTCCGCTCCTCCTGTCACTGTTATGGTTTTGCTGGAACTACACGGATTACTGTATTCCACAGTAAAGTTAATACAACTTCCGCTTTCACTGTAGTCTACCACGTTGGCTGACCAATTCTTCGTTGGCTCCACGCAATCACATCTATCCGCCTGCGCCAAGCCATTAGCGTAAGAGATACCGTCTGACTCGATGTGAATTTAGCTTATTCAATGCGCATTGTTTATCTATTAAATAAAATCATTAATATTGTATCGTTAATATTAATACATTAAGTTATGGCTTGCAATAAGAAAAAGAAAATGGCTAATGGAGGCAAGGTCTCCGAGAAAAAGAAACCTCAACTGAAATGTGGGGGCAAGGTTAAGAAGAAAAAGTAATAACCGGAGGGGTATATCCCCTCCTTAATATTTCGCTACATGAAAAATTCAGAATTTGTATCTAGGATCATAAATGATATGAACTCCATCAATAAGGACGCTCATGTCAGTAGGAGGTGGATATTATCTATAGGAAGGCAGAAAGCCAGATCGTATATAGCCCAGAAATACGCTGACGGAACTTTGTTCGGCGAGGAATCGTTATACACCCATATCAATTGCCTGGAGATGGAGAGAGTTCGGAAAATTGATTGTTGTTTTGATGAGTTTAAACTATGCAGGATACTTATGAGATCCAAGAAAAGATTGCCCGATATGATATATACCCGTATAGGTCCGGCTATCATCAAAGTATCAAACATCATGGATGATATTATATTTACCTCCATATCGTTAAGAAAATACGCTAACAACAAGGAACGTAAATACGGGAATATAGATCAATACTATTATTATGTCAATGATGGATATATCTATATACCAGATATTAACATAGAGGCTATAAATGTTGATCTTATAACTCTCGACAGAAAAGCGGCGTTAGAGCTAGGGGGATGTGGAACGGAAAAAGATGAGCCATGTACATCTCAATGGGATTATGATTTCGTATGTCCTGACAAGCTACTAGAATATGTTGTCTCAGAGACGTTAAGAGAGACGATAACCAAATTGCAGATTCCTACGGACGAGAATCCGGATATGGATATTAACAAGAAAACTCAAAAGATTCAGTGATAATGGATATAATAAGATCAATAATTAATTTCTTCGGTTTCAATGATGCCATAGTTGATGGTATAGGTGAAAGAGGGATGAGGGATAGCTCAATCATAAGATATAATGAGGTGCATGATATGTATGACAAGATTATAAAAGATCTAGGAGATATGTCAGCTTACGTATCCAAAGGTTATATCTATGATAACAGGATTAAGTACCAGACATATTAGTAGGATATTGAATCATACTAGGAGGAAAGATCTTAGATTCATCTAATCGTAACAAAAAGGAGAGACTATATAAGCCTCTCCTTTTTTTTATTGTCAACAAGATCCACTCCCTTGACCATCCTTATAATAAGCATAAGCTCCAGATGATATCCCGTAGTTGGTTGTTGTAGAATCAGAGAAAGTTCCTGATCCGGAAGGAATAGGGACTATTCTTGCCTCATATTCCCATTGACCATTCGTTTTTTTGTATCCTATAGTCATCCTAGACGTCTTTTTCGATCCACATGGATTATTATATTGTATGGTGTAATTTATCGTCTTCCCGCTTCCGCTAGACGTCGTTACACTAGCGCTCCATATTTTGGGACAATCGCACTCCATCGCATTGGCTTTTTCCTGCGCGAGTGCGTTAGCTGAAGCCTGTGCGGCGGCGGTAAGTGCGGCCTTATCACCGTTACACTCACACCAAAACTTATCAAATATTTCTTGAATAAGGATGAAATTATTATATTTGCGACATGAAAACAAAGTCATTTAAAATACTTGATCAATACTTTCTTCGATTCTATAGATCTATTATGTCTAAGAACGGGAAAAGGAGGAAGCATACGATCGTGGATAAGAATGATATCCTTGAGTGCCAGTCGTTGATCTGGAAAGTCATACGTGATAAGTATCTGGATAATGAGGGTGGGGTTTATATAAACAACATCGGTTATCTATGTCATAAGATTAATCCCAACCGTAAGATATATCTGAATAAACTTACCGGGACTATAAACAGGCGTGGGACAGGTGGATATTCTTACGTCCATACGTGTATGGATTTTATGCCTAGGAATAAGTATTTTCATCTATATATCTCTCCGGCCTTGAATAAGGAATGTAGGTTGGCTATGGAATCAGGTAGGAGATATAAGTTCTTGTACCGGGAAGTTGAATCGGAAAGTAAGGTATTTGGAGTTAAATGGGTTTATAAACTGTAGAAGTTTTTGTGATCCAGTTAGCCCGTGAGGGTAGACTGGATTTTTTTTGTATCACGGATTCAAATACATATCTTTGTGCAAAAGACTTGGGTGATTATATATAATTTTACACTAAAAAAATAACATATAAATAGGAATTTATAAATATTCTATTTATATTTGCGCTATGTATTTGGTGGAGCAACATATAATTACTATTAATGATAAGAGATATAAGGATTTAGATCGAATATGTCTCTTATCCAAGAATCTGTATAATGCGGCTTTGTATATAATAAAGCAGGAGTTTCTTAGTACAGGTAAGTGGATAAGAGCTGTAGAGCTTAATAAGAAGATGGCAGTAGAGAATAACATAGATTATAGAGCAATGAGTGGATCATCCTCTCAGCAGGTTCTCATGGCTTTAGATAAGAACCTAAAATCTTACTTCTCTGCTATTAAGGCATGGAAACGTGATAATAAGAAATTTACTGGATGCCCTAAATTTCCAAAATATAAGCATAAAACAAAAGGCAGGAACGTATTTTCTTATTCTTACGCACAGTTTAAACATAGAGGAGATTTTATCTATTTCCCTAAGAAGGAAGGATTACCTCCTTTAAGAACTAATTGCAAGGAAGGGACTGTAAAACAGATTAGATTTGTTCCTAAATCCGATTGTTATGTCATAGAAGTTGTATATGAGTCAATTGTGAAAAAGCAACTTGATGATAATAATAGGATCATGTCTATTGATCTAGGTGTAAATAACCTTGCTTCTATCGTGATCAACGTAAGCAATAAACCTATTTTGATAGATGGGAGGAGACTTAAATCTATTAATCAGTATTACAATAAAAAAAGATCAGATATTCAAAAACAATTAAAGAAAGTAAATGGGAAAGAAAATTCGAGACGGTTGATGTCCTTAACAAGAAGGAGAAACAATAAGGTGAAAGATTATCTTCATAAGGCAAGTAAGGAGATAATAGATACTTGCTTGAAGGAGGATATAACAACATTGATAGTAGGTCATAATGATGGATGGAAACAAAATGTTAACCCTGGTAAAAGAAACAATCAGAATTTTGTTTCAATTCCATTTGAGATGTTTATATCAATGTTAAGATATAAATCGGAAAGACAAGGACTAAGATTTGTTGAAGTAAACGAATCTCACACGTCAAAATGCAGTTCTTTCGATTTAGAACTAGTATGTCATCATGATACTTATGTTGGCAGAAGGGTAAGAAGAGGTCTTTTTAGGACAAGAGATGGTATTCTTATTAACGCTGATATCAACGGAAGTTATAATATCATGAGAAAAGTAAAGGGGGATGCAGTAATGCCACTCCATATAGGGTTTGGGTATAACCCGGTTAAGAAATTTATTAACTAATTATACAGGTGTAAACTTGTATATAATTACCAAGACTTGAATATGACGATAAAGGGTTTATTGGCCGAGATCAAGGCCGATTTACATAAATACGATGATAGCGGGGCTATAGATACCTCATCTGTTTATAGGTGGGCTGAGATCGCTTTAAAAAGGTTTGGGGGTGTTATAGCCGTCATGTCCGAGGCGATTGTCAAGACCAGCAACAAACAGGCGGTATTACCTTCCGATTTCTTCGACATGCTTGACGCCTATAGGTGTGAGCCTCTTGTCTGTGAGATTCCGGGGGGCGATAAGGCTAAGGCTGACCTCCAACACGAGATCGGCTGGGTCGAGCGCACCGAGCGCGGCTTCCGTTGGAACTCCTGCACGGAGTGCTGTAAGGAGGAGTTTGAGAAGACGATCACGGAGAAGCTATATATCGGGTCTCACGAGGTTCGCTTCCATTACCATCACCCCGTAAGGCTGTCTATAGGTCGTGGGTTGAGACGTGATTGCGCCGCCGACAAGTATCGGGATAAATATGCTTGGGATAATTATGATATAACTATATCTGGCAATACTATGTATACTGGGTTTGATGGATTTATTTACATCATATATCGTGCTACACCCAAGGATGATGACGGTCTCCCGTATATACCTGAAACGGCGTTAGGTTATCTTGAGGATTATGTCGAGACGTATATCAAGATGAAGATCTTCGAGAACGCCGCCGTTAACGGTTTGATACAAGGGGCTGGTGATGCTTATAAACTATACGCCCAGCAGGAGCCGGGTAAGTTCGCTAGGGCCATGAAAGAGCTTAAGATGTCGATGATTACCTTGAATGATTATCGGGAGCTGGCTGAGGATAATAGGAGGAGGATGCTGTCTCATGAGCGTATGTGGCCCAACGCTTTTGATAAGTATATTAAACTTATTTAACAAAATACGATGATATGGCTGATTGGATACATTTAGATAAGACAAGTGGTACCGGTCCTGCTGAGGTTAGGGTTACCGCTGATATCAATGAGACTGGAGAGATACGTCAGGCTACGTACAAGGTTATAAAAGAAGGCACCAAGGAGGAGAAGACGTTCGTGTGCAGGCAGGAGTCGGTCCCGGTGGTTATTATCCCGGAGTTCGACTACCTAGTGCTTAGGTATATCTGGGCTGACGAGGACGGCATTGACTTTGACACGGCTACCGGTTTCGATAACACCGGCCTCCCGGATGTTGACGGCAAGCTGGTTGGTTGGAGTAAACAGCACCAGACCACGCAGGAACGGGTAGGTGATTATCTCATCCATGGTGGTGATAACATGGAATCGGGTAATGAGGCAGCTTTGATCCAGATGGGACCGTTGTTGGATGGCGATAATTATGATAAATTACCTCTTGAGATCAGATGCAGTATATACGGTAACTGGTATGGTGGTCGTGAGAAAGGTAATATCACTATCAAATTCACGGCATATAAGGGCGGTTCTATGGAGAAACGTGGATATGATTTTGTCAATATCGGAGGCGAGGAGGTTTATACCGGTGATGCCCCTACCAACGTATCTGCCCATGGTGAGGATAATTGGCAAAATATAAAGACCTTGTATTCTAAGGTAGGCACGATGATCTACAACAAGGAGTCTCGTGACTGCATTGTAAGGATTGGCGAGTAGATTTTTCTTCATAATATAAACACATCGGCTCTCTTGTCCGTGAGGATAGGAGAGTTTTTTTATTTTTTAGTCCTTTACTTATGACATATTTGATCTTCTATTGTATAGGAATAATCTAGCTTTGCCGAAAACTAGCATTATGATCGCATTAAATGATGTCAATAACGAACTCCATGTCCGGTTGTATATATTGGAGGTGTTCAAGGATTATGTTCGGGATGATGATTTCGACGAGCTTTTAGATAAGGCATTAGATTTTGTCATGGAAGGCGTTTCTATGCCTAAGGTGCCGGTAAAAGATACTACTATGAGCGATATATCAAGAAGTATTATCGCCTTGACCACAGGTATAGGGTTTGATGGTAAGATAAACAAAAGTCCTCTGGAATTGGCTTATGACAGATGTAGGATGAGATATGTTTTCGATCCTCGGAATCGTGACATACATGGCGTTGTCGTTGGTTATTCCAATGATTTCAATAGTCTGGTGGCCGTGTGCGACGAGGGATCGAAGAGAGGAATAGACAAAGGATCTACCGATTTTGTGGATGTCAATGAGAGATACGTGACTAACGGGTTCTTCTACATATCCGTAGAGGACGCCGATAAGCAATCAAGCTACATGGGTAAAAATTTGTAATTGTTGTGTTTTTGTACTTTACACGAGCGTTTAAAAGTATTTAGTTCTCCTCCTGACTTGTGAAAGTCTGGAGGATTTTTTATAGAGACTCGCATTTGAAAACCCCTAAATCTTCAGTTTAGGGGATAAAAAATGCTGGGTAGTACAGTTACCCTTGACTTTTAATGCACATATCTAAATACAACGATAGTAAAAGAGGTATATATAAGATGTATGAACAATTTTAGATAGCTTATAATCAATTAAATAGTTGTGCATTCCAATATTTTTTCGTATCTTTAAGTGTTGAAAATCAAATAAAATCGCCATGTTGAGAGCCTATAAATATAGAATCTATCCGACAGAAGAACAGAAGGTTTTGTTTGCCAAGACTTTCGGCTGCTGCCGCTTTGTCTATAACTGGGCACTCAATCTGAAGATTGAAGCCTACAAGCAGGAAAAGAAATCTATTGGGAATGTTGAGATGACCAATCGCATGAGGAGCGAACTGAAAATGGAATATGAGTGGTTAGGTGAGGTAAATTCGCAAGCTTTGCAAAGTGCGTTGAGAAACCTTGATACTGCCTACAAGAACTTTTTCCGTGACACTCATACGGTAGGTTTCCCGAAATTCAAGAACCGGAAAAGTAAGCAGAGTTTCCAGTGCCCGCAACATTGCAGCGTGGACTTTGTGAAAGGAACAATCACAATCCCCAAGGCGAAAGACATTCCTGCCGTACTGCACCGCAAGTTCAAGGGTATGGTGAAGACCGTCACCGTCAGCATGACACATTCGGGCAAATACTTCGCTTCCGTATTGGTTGATACGGCCATTCAAGAACTTCCGGCATCAGCGATACAGGGCGATACGACTTTGGGCATAGACTTGGGTATCAAATCTCTTGCCGTATGTTCTGACGGACGCACGTTTGACAACCCGAAGAACCTGCAACGTAGCCTTGGCCGCTTGAAGCTGTTACAAAAGCGATTGAGCCGAAAACAGAAAGGTTCTACCAACCGCAACAAGGCTCGCATCCATGTAGCCCGGTTGCGGGAGCGTATTGCTAACTGCCGTAAGGATAACCTTCATAAAATCACCTATGCACTCATGCACGACAGCCAAGTGCGTACTATCTGCATGGAGGATTTGAACGTGAAGGGGATGCAGCGCAACCATCATCTGGCACAAGCTGTAGGGGACGCTTCTTTCGGAACAATCCTCACCCTGCTTGAATACAAGTGCCGCTGGTATGGTGTGAATCTCATCAAGATAGACCGCTTTGTCCCAAGCTCGAAGACCTGCGGCAAATGCGGCTATGTGTATAAAGGATTGAAATTGAACGAGCGAAACTGGACTTGTCCGGAATGTGGCACGCATCACGACCGGGATTTCAATGCCGCTTGCAATATCAAGGAATTTGGCTTGAAAGCCCTACCCTCGGAGCGAGGGGATGTCAAGCCTGTGGACTGTCCTCTTGTGGATGACCGACCTCGTGTCCTAAAAAGCAATGACAGGAAGAAGCAGGAAAAGAGAGGAGGTATTGGTATCTCCGAAGCCGCTAAATCTTTAGTTTGGCGGTAGTTCACTATATTTGCGAAAAAGATAATGTCGTGCAAAATAACTCTAACATAGCGGTTCCCGATTCCGGGATGAACAGGGATAAGCATCCACAGGACCTATCCCCGTCTGAGTACAGTTTCGCCTTGAACGCTACCATAGAGGGTGACGATGGGAGTCAGATTAAGATTCAGAACGAGCCTAGCACCCTTTTATGCAAGCGATTCGATGGCTATAAGGTTATTGGGTATAAGAATGATATAGCTGGTGATAATACTTATTTCTTTCTCGTGAATCCTGATAACAATACCTCTAAGATCACGTTCATGAGGTCATTGGATTATGTCAAGACCGTAGAGGATCAATTAGCAGGATCAGGGAAAGATATTCATCGTATCCTTGGCGAGAGACTTGAGGAGTCGGATGGTCGTTTCGATGAGATATGTGATTTGATGGAGGTGTTGATAGAGGATGGGACCGATGACCCTTGTCTTAACTTCTCCATTCATCACCCGATTTTCGATATAGAGATCAAGGATGAGAAATGTGGGAAGGTGATATACTGGACCGATGGATATAATCCCCAGCGATATGTTATGGTCGATAAGGCTCTTAATCCGGATGATGATGGTGACTTTTGGTATCATTACCATGGGTATAAGACATGTGGGGATGACAAGCCAATAGAGAGGTGTAGGCTGGCCTGCGAGAAGCTGCTGGTGTTCCCGTTGCTGACGGCCCCGTGCGTGGAGCCTGAGGTCGTGGAGTTCGGGGGAAGCCTGCGTGCCGGGACCTACCAGTTCTGCGTGGCGCTGTGCGATGAGTTCGGGATAGAGAAGACCGGATATTGCTCATTGACCAACCCAATCATGTTATTCGATCGTCAAGATATGGTTATCCGCGATGGTTTATGGGGTAAGTCAACCAACATGGGTATCCGCCTTACCGTGTCTAATATAGATAAGCAGGTATCTCATTATAAGATAGGTGTTATACAGAACACGGTTGGGTTTAATGGTGAGCAAAGCCCGGTTCTTGAGTATTTCATAGAAGGTATACATCCGATAACGGAAAGGACCATCTATTACCTTACGGATCAGTATAGCGAGCGTACGACCATGGAGAAGTTATCCAAGGAAATACCGGTATATAAGACAGCCAGAGGCATGACGTCTGTCGGGAATCGTCTTCTTCAATACGGCTTGACCGTGGAGAACGAATGGAATCTTCAACCGGTCGTTAACTTCTTGGGTCATTTCGTTAAATGGCAGACATCTATAGCCACGGAGAATTTGTATAAAGACGGTGTGGCTTGCTCTAAATACGCCTCTTTCATGCGTGACGAGGTATACCCGTTGGGTATAAGATTCTTTACCAATACAGGATATAGGACAGCTAGATTTCCGCTTATCCCTCGTCCGGCCACAAGGGAGGAGATGGAGGTTATCGTTGATGAGGACGGCAACTCTGAAGACCTATCAGCGGCTTCGGTATTGGAGAACAACCCGCAGTGCGCCGGGAACAGCCGCCGTTATCTTTGGCAGTTTAAGAATACGGCAAAGATCATAAACGACCCGTCTTGGGGATTTGATGATTTTGGAGGAAAATGCAAGAATCAGCTAGATGTCAAGCAACTCAGATATGTAGAGCAGGAATATGCCACGGTAGGAGAGACCCAATTCGTTATCAACACGATGGGGGAAGATGTTACGGTAGATGATGCTATTGATTATATCGCTGATAATATAGAGAATCTGTGTGATATCATAGAATCTAATGTAGGTATTACCGACGAGTTATGCGCTGCTATATCGTTGCCGGAGAATCAAGACGGTATAAAGGCTCCCGATTTCCCTAGTGGATGTGATGATATCGAGAGGATAGAGACCAGGACTATATTGGATAAAAACTCTTTGGTGGATTCTAGGATTGATTTTACGTATAAGCTGGCTAGTGATTATACGGAGACCGAGCCTACCACCTTAATACAAAGTAACGCCGAGTCACAAAGGAAGTTCTCTGTATTGTGTGATTTCGATAATTATTCCAGTGGAGGTAAGAATATCATAGATCTGGTTCAGGAATGGCTGGATGGTCAGGATGAGAATAAATTCCCGTCTGATATAGACTCCTCCGCCTTGGTCTTGTGTCAGGATATGTCTAATGTCCGGCAGTTATATGATGAGGGTATATGTACTAATGGGTGTTCGGTAGGTGATCCTCACGTTAATCCTACTATTAACGATGTTCAACTTCCTACATTCCAAGGGGGTAGGTCATTGGGTAAGTGCACATATTTGTATCAATATCCCGGATGGGAAGGAAAGAAGCATACGGAGACGATGCTTGATCAGTTAATGGATACGATGGAGGCTTATTTCCCCCAATATGAGAGTCAGTTTGGTATCGAGAACGCCATGTGTCTTTTTGGCGATGGTGATAATTCTAAGTTTAATACCGGTATAACTACTGACTGGGAAGGTCGTGTGTCTATGCAGAATGATATTGACGCCAAGACCAATTGGTTCGGTAGAAGCAACTTGACTTATTTCAAGTTCTATCCACATGTATCCTCATACGCCAGATGGGTGGAGTTGGATTACGAGAAATACATAAGTGGTTTATCCGATCCTGATAACGGTATTATGTATATAGAGATGATGGGTAACTATAATTATCCGATCGGCGACTCGTCATCATACAATAAGGTTCGTATAACGTTTTTCTCGGACAAGGAAGGTACCGTGGCTCCTAATCCTTTGGCTAATGATGCCAAGAAAGGTGTTATAGTGAATTACGTGGATCATAAGATATTTATGATGCCAAAGTACTTGTTCTGGAATGATGACAAGACTACTTTCCATAAGATATATGTTTGCATCGAGCCTGCGGTATGCGTGTTCTTCACCGGTTTCGCCATGAGGCAGGACATGAAGGAGCTTGCCGGATTCTATACGGCCGGCACCGCCATCTTCCCCGCCCCGTTCTGTTTTGGCATTCGGCCACTAGAGGTGAAATACGTATTCTTCTTCACAAAAGAATTGAAATTAAGGAGATTCGTTACCTATGAGGCGAAATGTATCTCATGTGGGGATAAACCCGCTGACTGCGCTCCCAGACCATATCAGTATGGTGATTTCGGATATTGGGAGTCTACCAATAAGTACCCGGCTAATTTTGAGTTGTATGATTCAAGTAAGATCGGGATATCATCGGGAGGATCAAAGAGGAAGGACATAATAGATTCTTTGATGAAATACTATGGGTCTCCTAAATCAGTTGGGGGTAAGTCTTATTTCACCGGTAATGGGGGTAACGCTGAGTACCCCAATACGTCAACCACGTTTTGTCAGAGACCTATACGTCATTACAAGTTCCCGGATAACTCTGTCGCTCCTTTTATGGGTAATCCGTCTCAACTAACCGGTCAATATGGAGTTGACTCCTATATTTATCCTATGGGGGTGATGCTTGATGACGATATCGTTAATGAGTTTCTGGATATAGCGGTAGAGAACGGTCTTATAGATAAGGCTAGAAGAGATTCTATAATAGGATATGAGTTGTATAGGGGCGATAGGACGTTGGATAAGAGCGTTATCGGGACCGGTCTGGCTTATGATATGTTTAAGTACGATGATCCAGACGGATCGGCTAACCTTTATCCTAATTACCCTTACAACGATTTGTCTGATGATATGTATATCTATAAGGATATTAATCGTGAGAAATTTATAACGCATCCGTTTAACAGGAGGGGTAATATCTGGTATTCATTCTTAAGCCCTGATATTGCCTTTAACAAGCCTGACGCTCCCACCGAGTGCCTTGTTGATGGTTATCAATTAGGTAAATCCTCCGGTATATTCAGGGAGGTGGAGGATCACCCTAAATGGACGATATTAGGGAGCAAGGCTTACAGTATGGCAACGTCATTGGCTACGGTGGAGGCTATGGCTAATTTAATATCCGCTATAGCTGAGTATACATATCAGTCGGCTTCACAGCAATATGTCGGTGGAGGCGTGTTCTTTTTAGCCAACCCTGTCGGCATAGCGCTGACGGCTATCCGTCTGGCTACGGGTATCGCCAAGGCCACAGCCCAGTCCGTGGTGGATATAGGCAAGTACAGGTATCAGTGGTTAACGGCATTGATAGATAGGGGGCCTAGACGGAACTATGCTTATTATTATACTTCTGTCGCTCATTATAATTTATTTTACCAAAAAATAGGGGAGTCAGAGTTACGTGGATTGTCAACGGCCAAATATATCAAGAGCGGGTTGTATCCGGTTACAGACATCTCGTCACAAGGGGGAACCGTAGGTGGTAAGCCTATTATCATAAACAACCTCGATCGTGAGCATTCGTTGTTCATGTCATTTGGTATGGATAAGTATATGCTTGAATATCCGGAGTTGGTTTCAAGTTACGATACCAGTCGTATTCAGGATGAGTGTAATATTCGTAACGATGAGGTGGCTGGTATGACGCCTCATTTTATGACACGTGAATCTTTCGTATCCTGTCCTTATATGAGGATAAAGAAATATTCTCCGGCTCAATACGGGCAGATAGAGGATATCAGGTGGGTATCGTTAGGTGGTTGCGGGTTGATGGATAAGGATAAGCGTAAACCTGTTTTTGGAGGTGATGTATTTATATCAAGATTCTCACTTAAGAGGAAGATGCCTATGTTTTACTTGACTCAGTTCGGTCAGGGGGACATGATACCATTCCCTTATTATGATTATCGGAACATCGGGTATCCCCGTTATTTCGTTAATTACGACACCGGGGAGGATTATCTTAATAAGACCGATACGGATACCGGATCGCTATACTCTTTCCCTAGCCGGAAGAGCGCTTATGAGATGGTTTGCAAGACCGGAGATATGTATCTTAGCGGTCGTTTCTTCCTATATTTCTATGGCATACCTCAGTTCCTTGTGGAGTCTGAGATCAATTGCAATTTCCGTATAGCCGGGCCTGAGCCTTACGAGGGGTTTTATCCGGAGGTAGGGGATTATATATCATGGACTCAGGAGCGTAATGTCCCTATATCAAGGGATAATGTGTTTAAGATAAGTCCTGTGTATAAGAATCGTTTTACGCTAGGCGGAAGGTCATTACCAGAGACGTATGATAGCAATTTTTGGGACTGCGCTTACCAAAGACCCAACGGCGTCATATGGAGCACCGCCGACGTGTCGGAGAATGGCATGACCGATCCTTGGCTGTCGTACAAGCCTATGGATTACCATGAGTTCAAGACCTCTTTCGGGAAACTTATAAGCATGAAAGGGATAGAGTCGGATCAGATACTGGCTCGCTTCGAGAATCAGGTAGGGCTTTATAACGCCATAGACGTGTTGGCGGAGAGAATATCCCCGGAGAATAGCGAGCTAGGGACAGGTGGTCTTTTCGCCTCCCGTGGTATCGAGTATAATAATACGACGTTAGGATATTCCGGGACCCAGAGTCGGGATATGATCAGTTGCGAGTTTGGGCATTTTTGGGTCGATTTAAGGCGTGGTCAGGTGTTTAAGGTAGATTCTAATGGTAGGAATCTTACGGAGGTCACACCGGGGCTTAGAAACTGGTTTAAGGAGCATCTTCAGATGAAGATCATCCGTAGCCGGATATATAACACTGATACGGACGCTGAGTTGTCTTATTATGATATCGATAACAAGTTCTTTGGCATAGGGCTATCCATGGGCTGGGACAATCGGTTCAAGAGGGTTCTGATAACCAAAAAAGATTATATACCGGTAGGGAATCCGAGCGAGTACCAATTCCGTGGCGGCCGGTTCTACAGGAACGGGCAGGCGGTGGAGCTACAGGACGCCAGCCATTTCACGGACGTCTCGTTCACCGTTGGATATAACTGCCTGAAGGGTGAGTGGAAATCATATTTATCCTACACCCCTGATTATTATATAGAGCACCAGCATTATTTCCAGTCTGGAAAGAACTACTCAAGTGAAAGTCAGGAGATAGGGTTATGGTCTCATGGATTGACCAACCAATCGTATCAAGTATTTTACGGTAAGCTATATCCGTTCGTTATAGAGGTACCAGTACGTGAGCAGTATGTGAATAAGATCCTCACCAACTACCAATATCGGATAGATGCCAGAAGATATCAGGATGAGGTTAATTACCAAATTCTTAGGACTACTGGATTTAATAAGGCATGGTTTTATAATGATACCAACAACAGCGGTGAGCTTCGGATGGTTATCGCCGACAAGAACGATATGAGCCAGCGGTTAAGGTATCCTATAACCAATGATGATAGCCGTGAGATACTGGTGACGGAGGTTGATCAGAAGATAAATATAAATGACTATTTTAACGAGGTCAAAGACGATACGAACAATCTTCCGATATGGGTTAAGGATGTGAATGACATTGACCGTAAGATCGACCCCAGGGCTGTCGATTATCATCGGAGGTGGCGGGATCGTCTTCGTGGCGATTGGTTCTTGGCTAGGTTCGTGAATGACATTGAGAGTCGGTTCAAGATGATAGTACGTTGGTTTAGCAACGATGAGAAAGTTTATTGAGGTGATTATATACCTTTAAATATTTGATGTTATGGCAGCAGGGAAAACTAGCAGTAAAAAGAAGGGCAAATGCCCGAAATCAGGATGTATCAAGAAAGTAGGGAGTGATTGGCGAGTGGTCAGTAACAAGACCGGTAAATTATGGCCGGCTAAGTACAAGTCTAAGGAGAAAGCTAAAGGAGCCTTGGCTGCTTATCACATGCATTAGCGTATAAACGGGTACATGATTTATTATGTGCCCGTTTCGTGTTTTTAGGCTTATGAGATTATAGTTATCTTTGTGAAAAATGTAGTATATGTCTAAGAAGAATAAACCGGAGGAAATCCCATCGTGGATAAAGGATTTATATAAGGAGGATCTTGATCGTGTCGTAAGAGGCGAGCGTCCTATGTATTTCAGGGGTATGGATGATAGTCCTTTGAGAAACGTGTCCCCGGAGTTTGATATCCTTAGCGGAGGAGCCGCAGTTAAAGGCATGAATGGGATAAGAGGTGCGTTGTCCCCGTTGAATAATGGCATGGGTAATTATAATTTCAGTATCAGGGGTATAAATAAGAAGATAGGTGAGTTGGTTGATGAGGCGGGGCTATATTTACCTGAGAAATTAAGACCTGTATATCGGACTGTGGTGGATGCTATGTCGAGTTCCAAGGATAAGGGGTTGGGTCATATTACGCAGCCGTTGGCCAACGCCCTGTACCCGGCGGACGAGCGGCGAAACCGGCGTCTGGACGGGGAGTATCCCGTTGGTTATGTGGATGCCATAGACGGCATATGGCCCATGGAGAAATATGGGCTATGGGGAGAGAAGATGGATAAGAAACAAGGGGGTGGATATGTGGCTTCAAGGGATAACACCTCCGTTGGATCTAGTGGCATAAATCTTAATACTGAATATGGTAAGAAGATAAATGATGGAGTTGACATTACCGAGATTATAGCTGGAGGTATCCCTATTATCGGGGATGTTATGGATGTGAGAGATTTTGTGGAGTCATCGAAGGCTGGGGATGGTTTAGGAATGACATTATCAGCTTTAGGGCTATTCCCGGTATTAGGTGATTTTTTTTCTTTCGCTAATAAAGTAAAGAAGATTCCTCTGCCAGAAGATAAACGTAAATTGTATGATTTTCTTGTAGATAATGATCTTGTGGATAAATATGTTCATGATGAACCTTTGGTTAGGGATTTTTTTAACAAGGATGTTCATGATAGAATTTCAAGGAATTATAACAATCTCCCTGATTCTTATAAGGCGGCTGTGGATTTGATGATTGATAATGGTGTTGATCTCCAAAATATAAATGATGTGTCTAACAAGCATATTAAGGATAAGATAGATTCTATGCTTGATGATAATGGGAAACGGTTGGAAGAAGCTTACAATCTAAGGGTATCGGCGGATTCTGATTTCGATGATTTTAGATATGAGGTATCCTCCGCTTTGGATAATAGTAATGCTAAAGGGTTTTATACTAGTAAATACAATAAGGTTGTTACTAGGAGCGATGAGAGTTTATCTAACCTATCTCATGAGTTTAGGCATAAATATGATTCAAGTAATAATTATAATAAGATTTATTTATCCGAAAATGATAAGTCATTATTAAAAGACGCTTATAGGGCTGACCCAAACTCATCAAGTAATGAGATATCAGAGAAAATAGCTTTTAATACTCAAGCTAGATTTCGCTTGTGGAATAAATTTTATAATACATATGGAAGGACTCCATCTATTGATGACCTTGATAAGTATATCGATAGTATGGATGAGATTGATGTGTACAACCTTGTGAGTGGTATAGGTAGCAATTATGCTGAAGATTATTCCAAGAACATGTTTGGAGCTACGGGAAAGGTATTGAAAGAATCATCGGATAAAATAAAAAAAGCCATTAAAAATGTTCCTGCTATTTTGCCGGCGGCTATAGTTGGTAAGATGTTGATGGATGATGATAAGGAGAAGAAAGATAAGGGAGGGGCCGTAAGCACAGGTAGGGCTTATGGAGATGGTAAATATGTAATTGATCCTGACAGATCAGAGGATAATAAGATGGTTGTGTATGATGAGATATGGGATTATCTGACCGATAAGAAGGGAATACCACAAACGCAAGCTATCGGTATCCTGTCGAACATCGCCGCCGAGTCCGGAGGGGACACCGAAGCCCTAGGAGTCGCCGGTGATTTTGGCATCCAACAATGGCTTGGACCGAGGAAGAAGGAGCTACAGCGCAGGTATGGGAAGAAACCGACATTGATACAGCAGTTGGATTATCTCGTGGATGAGTATCAAGGCAAGGTCCCGGGGTTAGGTTGGAACTACATCAATCAAGGAAAGTTCTTTGATAAGGACGCTCAGGGCAATGTGTATAATTACTATATGTATTCGAAGGCTGATTTTGATAACGCCACGAATTATAAGGACGCTACCGTGGCATGGAATCAAGGATACGGAAGACCCCTTGGATCGACATTAAGAAATGAGAAGCGGCTTGAGTTCGCCGATATGTTCTCCAATAGATACGGTGTCCCGGAGAACGAGCCAATGAGATACGAGTTCGGACAGCGGGATTCGGGCACGGGGGACGGAGGTCAGCAGCCTATTCCTGAGACGGTAGCCCCTGCCGATCCTTCTTTGGCTTCTCGTCCCGCCATGGATAGCTGGTGGGAGAAGGAGGGTCAAGACCTGTTATATAAGATGCTAGCTCAATCCGGCGCTAACAAGAAAGCTATAGAGGACATCGCTAATAATATTAAGAATGATCCTCAATCAGAGGCGCAGATAGCGGAGGCTGAGCGTATGCGTAAGGAACAGGCGAAAAGGCAGTTGGTGCTTAATATGATATCGGGGTTGATGCTGAATATAAAGGGTATGAGTAGATCTCAAAATTAATGTTACATTTGTGAAATCATTAAACGTTTTAGATATGAAAGGATTGTTGTTTTTATTTGCTATGTTATTGACGCCATTCGCTTTGATGGCGCAAGAGGTAATCCCATCAGAAGGACCTATTACTATTGATCTGACTACCTTTACAGGCATTATGGCTTTCGTCACGATGTCAGCTACGCAGTTAGCCAAGGTTGTGCCGTATATTGACACCCATAAGTGGGCTAAGATCCTATCGGCTGTAGTTATCGGCATGCTGGTATGTATCCTGGCTTGGGTTCTTCAGGTATCCCCGTTGTTAGTAGGGAGTGAATGGTGGGAAGCTCTGTTGTATGGGGTGGCTGTCGGGCTTAGCGCTGCTGGCTTCTATGACTTGGTGAAAGCGATAGGTTCGTTATTTGTGAAAAGGATCTAGCATCTTGTAATTATTTGAGATATGTAAAATTTCAAGATTTTATTATCTATAATATAAGCTATTATATTTTGTAATAATATTAGTATTGCTTATATTTATGCGCCTACCTACTCATCACGAGCGGATAGGCGCATTTATTAATTTAAAACTTTTGGTAAAGGTATGAAAAGTAATTTGATTTTATCATCAGAGAGTAGGGAATTATTAGGTAGGAACATTTCTGTTATGTCCAAGGACGGGTTTGTATGCATAACGGAAGTTATGGAAGCCTTGAATGAAAAACGTAAATCTATGGGGTTGGAGTCTAGAAGGCTTGATCATTTGTTTGCTACTAATGGATTTCAGGAAAAGATGAAAGCTCTTGTTAGGGAGCTGAGTATTAATGATATATGTAATGTAAGAAATCTTACGGTACAAAACCATGAATTGAAAATCAATAAGATAACCGATCTCAAGAAATACGGAATGGCTTACCGAAGAGGAAAGGGGGAGGGTCAGAAATGGTATGTAAATCCGTATTTTTTTGTTATGGTAGCATTGGAATTGGATCCAGAGATATACGCCAAGGTGATAATATGGTTGCATGATGGATTCATAGAGGACAGGAATGCCGCTGGCGAGGCTTATATCAAGATGAGTTCGGCCGTCGCCAGGTTGGTTAGTGACAAGGGTCAGTTGTCTGATAAGATATCAAGGGTAGCTAAGGCTATTAATTTTATCGTCTTTAACAAGCATGAGAGTGGGATAAGGAATACGGCTACAAAGAATCAGTTAAACGACATAGTAGCTGTAGAGAATGTTATCACCGGGGTTATAGATGGTGGTTTTATAGATACTTATGATAAACTTATAGATTATCTTGGTCATGAGTGGAAAAAGAAATGGGGCAATCCTGTTGCGGCTTTAAAATATTAGTATTAAAGAGACTCATCGTTATATAAATGGTGAGTCTCCGTTTTTTTAGATTATCTTTGTGTCAGAACGAAATTAATTAGACATGAGCAAGTATGTAATCAAGAGGAAGATACCTAAATATCAAGAGGCCGGGGAAGTTGGGTCGTATATGCCTGGTAATATGGATGGTATACAAGGGTTAGGTATAGAACCTTTGGTGAATACCAACCAAGGATTACCCGCGTCGGTCAATCCGCTAGGGATATATTCTTTGGATACTCCAGATCAGTTGAGGACTAAATACGCTAATGCTTTTGATCAGGATGATGTATTCCCGGCTAGCTTCAAGGGCAGTTTGCAACGTATAGCTGAGAATTATCAGGACAATGGTATTACGCTTAATAACATAACTGTTAACGATGTTGATAAGTCTAAGACTGGTTCAGGCGAGACGGATGTTTTTGATTTTACTACCATCCCTTACTATGGCGCTGATGATATAGGGTCTAGATTCACTCAGATGGGTCGTGGTATAGGGCGTATGAGAAGCGAGGGATATGGAGATTTATCCACTGGGGCTAAAACAGCTAATACGATAACCACCATAGCCTCAGGAATTAGTGGTATCATGGGATTGGCTCGTAACGTGGTTTCCGGGATAGCGTCTGAGAAGGGTACTCGTACCAATATAAGGTTGGCTCAGGAACGTGAGGCCAGACAAAGAAGACAATCCCAGATGCAGTATAAGGATGGTGGGGGTGTTTATCTAGGGTCTAATAATAGGTTCGATAGCGGAAGCCTTACCGGTGAGTATCTGTATCCGTTACCTAAGTCGATGGAAGATCAAGCCAACGTAGAGGTTGAGAAGGGCGAATATGTGGAGCAGCCCGGAGAGGCGCCGATGGAGGCTATGGGGCAGAAGCACGCCGATGGTGGAACCCCCGTTTCCTTGGAGCAGGGAACGAAGGTTATTACCGACGACACAACCATAGAGCCGGATTTCGCTAAATACATCAGAGATACGTATGGGATCAAAGCCACGCCTAAGGATACGTATGCTACGTTAATGGACAGGTATAAGGCTAAGATCGGTCTTAAATCGGCTTACGATGACCAGAAGAAGGCGTTGGAGAAGCTGAAGAAAAACGATAAGATAGATGATGAGAATACAAGGCGTTTAAACGCCTCCGTATTATCTAAGGCTATAAATGATAACAACGATACCGTTAATGGCTTAGAGGGAAGATTTACGGACTTCGCTAATGTCATATACAAGGAGCAGGAAGACCGGAAGATGAAGAAGGATGAGGATACTTATTTTGCCAAGGGAGGCGAGATAGATAATATCATATCCAGATCCATGAAAGAATACGGTCTTACGGAGGAGGATATAGCTGAGGCTAAGAAAGAGCTGCTTAAGAAAGTGGCTGGTATTCGCCAGAAGATGGAGATAGGAGGCACGTCTTTGTTCGGTCGTAAATTAACTTTCCGCCCGATCGAGAATAGGTTCAACAATGATCCTAACTATTTCGGTTATCAGCGCCAAGGAACTGATGGCTCTTATGGAGGTATTAATACGGATGAGAGGTTGAATTATTATAAGACATTCAATCCGGTCGCTTACGATGCTTATATGGGAGCTTCAGAGGGCACTAGGGCTAGGGCGTTGCAAGACGCTATCTACGGTCAGACAAGTAGCTGGATGGGCTTGGCTACGGCTGAGAACCCGATCATCGCCAACGCCGAGGCGCTTCGGGATTACACGACGCTCGTTTCCTTTGGCGGTGAGGATAGTCAAGGTAATTACCCGGAAGACAAGAAAGCCGCATATCATGATAGGATGAGAGACAATAAATTAGGTTTGTTTACCACATCTCGCCCTATGATCGGTCTAGACGTTGTTACAGAGGAACAACATAAGACTCTTAACGACGCTGGTATTACTCATTTCAGTCAACTGTTTTCTGACAAGAATAAAGATATTGTTAATAAGATCCTTGGGGAGGATATGCTTAAGATGCAGGCATTGAGATCCATGAAAGGAATGGAAGGTCTTGATTTTATACTTGACCCTCATAAGGTGGCTCCCGGTCCTATGGATATAGGTGATGTGGAGGATCCTGATGTTAAACTGGATACGCCTGAGCTGATTGATCCCAATACACTTCCTAAGACCAACACAAATGCCGGTAAGTCGAACGGCGGCAATGGAGGCAGGAATATAGTAGGTGGTGGTCTTGACTTTCCTGAGGTGTTCAGGATGACTCCTGGAGCCGTGACAACGGAAGGTCTGGAAAGACATTACGCTCCTACCGTGGACCCGGTGTTGAGATCGGCTGATCAGTATATGGTTGAGGCTAATCGTGCTTTCCAATCACAATTGGATCAGATGGGTAATGTCCCGGATTCCCAGAGAGGGGCTTTATCTTCCAATTTACAGGCTATCATGAGTTCCAATATAGGTAAGTATATAAATGAGGTAGAACAAGGGAATGTGGCTCAAAGGACTTGGGCTGATAATGTCAATTCTCAATCATGGGCGAATACTTACGACAAGAACATAGCCCAACGTCAAGCTTATCAACAACGGATATTGCAGGGATTGGCTATAAATGACGAGAACTGGGCTAGGTATTTCGATAGCGTCAATGATGAGATTCAGCAGAAGTGGAACACGGCTACGACCATGAATACATTAAGATCTATATTTGGGGATGTAAAGATCGGTCCCAATGGTCAGTTGATCGCAGACCCTCAAGGAGATATATTAAGTTACAGGAGATTATATCCTGCTCAGGAAGTAAATAAAGGCAAGAAAGGATAAAGGATGGCTTCACAATATAGTATATTAAGGAATTACGGAAAGTACGTATCACCCTACAACATAGATGTCATGATGCAGGGTATGGGATACATGCAGCAGAAGATAGATACTAATCGGCAGGCTATAAACGAGTATGCTGATTATATTATCAATTCTGACATTATAAAACCTCAGGATAGGGAATATCTTCAGAATAGGTTAAATGGATTGATACAGGATGTGAATAACGTGTATCGTAAATCTAATTTGGCTTCTGATGGTGTAGCCAGAAGTATACAGGCTCGTCTTGGGGAGGCTCTGGATACCCGTGTGTTGAATGCCATTGCCGGCACTAGGGAGATCCGGTCGTTTAGTGAGAAGATGGAGGATATGAAATTGAATAATCCTAAGATGTATAGTCCTATAAACGAGGCTGAGGCTTTCGCCGATGCCGTGGCATGGATGAATGACGGTCAGGTAGGAACACGTCTTAATCCTATACATTATACTCCTTATACGGATTATCACGCTGAGGTTGATGAGAAGATGAAGAACTTCATCTCCCTTAATAAGGGAAAGAAAGTCAATGTGCCGGTGATTGATGCCAATGGTAACAGGACGGGGGAGATGCGTGAGATGTATATAGATGAAATGAGCTATGCTCAAGTCAGGGATATAGCCATGGCTTCCATATCAGAGAACGGCAAAGCCCAGATGCAACTAGAGGGTAGGTATATGGCTAGGACGAATCCTGACCTATTCAATGTCCAGAGTACCTCTGATTTCCTTAAAGGGTATATTGATGATTTTAGTGCCAAGGAAGAATCTATACGGGCAAAGCTAAAGGGCGTTGGCAATGATAAGGTCAAAAAGGCTAGGTTGGAGTCAGAGCTGGCGGATATCACCAAGCAGAAAAATGATTTCGTGGAGGAGGCTGAGGGCGTTATCGGCAGCAACTACAGTCCGGAGCGGGCCGGCATGTTCATGGTGAGGCAGCAGTTCTTTCGTGGCGTGGGGTTACGATGGTCTTATAATAACTCATACGAGACGCTTGGTGTTGATGATTATTATTTCAAGGCTAATCAACGGATGATGGAGAGGGCTAAGTTCAATGAGACAAAAAGGCATAATCTAGCCATGGAGAAATCCGCTTTGATAAGAGCTAGTAAATCAGGTAAATCGGAGAATGGAAATGGTGGAGGCGATGACATGACCGGTCCCACCGTGGTTACGAAGAGTGCCAATCTTGAAGATGTGAATATAAGCGATGAGTTCATGAATGAATTTATAGCCAATGAAAAGGCGGTGAATACAGGCATGGAGAATTTTGTAAAGTCTCTATCAGACGATGCCAAGAGGAAGATCGACGCATGGGCATCTGATCCTGAGAATAGTAATGTGGTCAAGGATATGGATAGGGATCAGGTTATCATGACTTATTTTAAGGCTAATGGTGGATCTACGAATACACTTCTTGATTATAATGGAAAGGATAGTTATATAAAGCTTCTTGGGTTAAATAACCAAAGGAATAAGTATAGTAAGATTAATGAGGGCTTCAATAAGGCTGAGAATACTGTTTTGGATGGTGTTGATGCTATAATTGAGAAAGAGGCTAGATCGTATGAAGGATCAGGTATAGATATTAGTTACGGATTTGGCACATTCAATCTTGGGGATATCAACAATAATGGTGATAAGGTTTTTGATATAGATGGCATAAACGATATAACATTAGACGATTGGGCTAAGCTATCTGCTTATAGTTCTTTGCTAAATGATAATATAAACGTTGTTAATAGTAATATTCAAGGAGAAGCTCCATACGTATCGGTAGATTCAGGTCAGTCAAGTATTATTATGGATCGTTTGAATGATCTTATGGGAACGTCTTTGTCGCTTGATGATATTGAATCTATAATGTCTCTTGCCGTATCTGGGGCTAACAAGAATAGGCATATCGAGGAAATAAAAGACAGGTTTGCTGGGGATAATAGAGCGATCGCTGTCGCTACCGCTATATATGACGAAGCGCATAAGGAAAGAAATGATTTATTAAGGCATAAATGGAGCCGTGGAGATTTGGGTAGGTTAAATGATGACGCAAAGCGTGCTGGCGAGGATTATTTAAGGCAATATCGTCATGAGTACGCAGAGCGTGAGTATATCTTTTCCGGTGATTATCCGTCTAAAAGCAAAGCCGAGTATGATTATATAAAGATTAGTGACCTATTTACCCGTGGTGGTGGTTTTATTCCTAAGGATAAGGATAATGCCAATACGAAGATAACGTTTACCATATCCCCTATAGGTGATGGTAAGTATCAGATCATTGGCAATAATGGAGGTGATGGTAGATCCGTTATTGAGGTAAGCGAGGCTGATCTGGCTGCCAATGACCTTGCTTTCTATAAAGAGGATGTAAATATTCCATCCGAGACCTACGACTCTGGTGTTGTATCTATATCGTTCGCTAATTCAAGTGATAACGCTTATGGGAATATGGCTAAGTCATTGCAGGTGGCTCCATTCGCTTACGCCAGCGGGGCCAAAGATATGACAATGCCTTATATAGATATGTTTACGAATATAAATGACGGTAATATCAGGAAGAATCAGATGATGATCGCTACTGACGTGTTGTTTGATAACGCTTCCATGTACGAGTTAAGGGCTTCAGGATATAAGTACAATAATGGATCTTCTGGCATAAATGTGGATATATATGGTAAGGGGAAAGCCAGTAAGGGAGATACCCCGTTGTATTCTATAGACCTAGATGGCGTAGCTTACGCTGACGAAGTAGCCAGAAAAATTGATTTTTGTCCTCAGTATTATTTGACTATGGCGTGGCAACAGATACTTAGTAAGGAAAATGAGGTGTATTGGAGGAGTGAGGGCAGATCGACTACCGATGACTTCGAGAGTTTCATCTCCCCTATAGCCAGTATCATTGATCAAGAGATAAAAAACAGAAATAGTGGAAATAATGGAAATAATGGAAACCGGTAATAACGTTCCTGATGGAAAGAAATTGGCCGAAAGATATGGCTATCCTACAATGGGTGTTGATGCCACTAGAGCCATTGGTACGAATACCTACGATATACCGGATCGTGATTTGCCTCCCGTGCTTGATCCGTACTCTGCTTCGGAGAGATCAAAGTCGCAGATACCATCATTGTCGGAAAGGATTAAGAATACCGTTAAGACAAATTATTATGATGATATAAAGCATATGTCCCCATTGGGATATATGGCATCTGACCAAAGCTATAAGGGTAGGTTTAACCTTACAGGTCCGGAGATATCGTTGGAGGATTCAAGATATCGACTCAGTAGCGGTACTTGGATACCTAAATACGAGTCTTATATTCCCGGCGTAGATAACGACACGCGTCTATCTAGGAGCCAAGGTAGGACCGAGAAATGGATGAGAGGATTGGGTAAGCTGGCGGGTAAGACTGCTTTATACGGATTAGGCGGCGTTATCCAGCCTTTTTATGGTATTTACGCCGGTGTATCCAGAGGTAATTTTAACGCCGTATTTGATAACGATTTCACGAGATGGCTGGATGATCAGGATAAGAAGATGGATTATGGTCTAGCTCATTATTACAATCGAGAGGAGCGGGATATGAATTTTCTTCAGAGCATGACTACGGCTAATTTCTGGTCTAACGATTTCTTATCCGGTCTTGCTTTTACCGCTGGTGCCATGTTATCATCAGCTGTATATTCCGGTGCTGGATTGATGAACTTAGCTCGTACGGGAGCTAGGGCAGGCGTGGCTTTGGCTAGGATAGGCAAAGCGGCTTCGGATACCAAGAAAGCGTTCGGCGTTTACCTTAGGGCCGCCCGTACGGGACAGAGGATAGGCAAGGGGCTGGACACCCTCGCTTTTCTTGGTACATCTACCTCGTGGGAGGCGTCTGTCGAGGCTAGAAGCATGCTGATGGAGGCTGAGGAGAATTTCAGGCAGTCTTACCGTAACGCTTATGGAAGGGAAGTCCCATATGAGGAGCTTATGAAGTTCAGGGCTGACAACGCCGATGCCGCTAATGCCGTATTTGGCGCCAATGTCGGTATATTGTCATTATCCAATATAGCTATGTTCGGCGATATGTTCGGCATGGATCTTGGCGTGGATAAGTTCATAAAACGCAATATATTTGGCGTAGGCGCCGAGAGGATGAATAATGGGGCATTGAGGACCATAACGCCTAAGAAATGGCAGAAAATAGCCGGGAATACGTTCAATATCATCAAACGTCCGGTATCTGAGGGTCTGTATGAGGAAGGTCTTCAGGGAGTGGCTAGCAAATCCGCCGAGGATTGGGTGGAATCAAGATACAATCCTATGGCTATCCGGCAGAATATAGGCTACATGGAGGCTATAAAGAACGGGTTCAAGGAGACTTACGGATCTAATCAGGGATGGAAGGAAATCGGCATCGGTATGATTATCGGATCGGTTATGGGAATAAAAACTATTGGTGGTATAAAGGAATGGAGCCAAGACATGTCCCGGAACAAGGGGATGGTGGAGGCCTACAACGCCAATGCCGGCGCCTTGACCGAGGCTGCTGTCCGTGCTATTCGTGGCAGTATGGCTCTTAACGCTCAATTATCCGGCGTAGATACATCGTACGAGAGTGATGGTAGGATTATAAATAAGGATTTCAGTGACGCCGTATTCAATCGTCTTCGTTATGATTCGGAGATGGGGATGCTGGATGATACGAAGGAGAATTTCAGGACGGTAGTCGAATATATACCTAATAGCGATATAGCGTCCGATATGAATATGACGGATGAGCAGGTTAATGAGTATAAAGCCGATCTTGTCAACGAGTTTAATAAGAAGGTGGATAATTTTACCATGGCCAACAGATTCGCCGACTCACTTACTGAGGGTATCCCGAACAGGTCTTTTAACGCCTATATCTCCAATATGGTATATAACGGTATTGAGGCTAAGGATAATTTGAATGATATCACCAATCAGTTAAACAGGATATATAAGACGGGTATAGGTGATGCCCTTGATATATACTCTCATCTTAATCCTGATTCAAGCAAGGCTCTCGAAAAACTCCGGAAGCTGACGAATGATATACGGAAGATGGAGAGGAATATCTTAAATACTCAACAAAAGGTTGCATCGAAGGAAGCAATTGAGTCTGATAAGACTAAGTTGGCTGAGGAGAATGATAGGCTTCTTAAATTGACGGAAGAAAGAATTGCCTTGGAGAGAAAGTTAAGCACGTTGATTAATTCAGATGTGGATATATCTAAGTTATCTTTAAATGATAATGATTCTAAGATTAGCGTCTCAGATCTTATGGCGGCTTATGAGACTATAGTTGATTTTGAGAATGCCGTGTCTACCCGTGGGGTCGATAATCATAAAGAGGCCATGGCGTTGCTTAGCGAGTATCGTCATAATCTTGTGGCTTATAAGAATATAAACGAGTCTCTTCGTCGTATGCGTGACAGAAGATTCATCCGGGCGCAGGAGCGCGGGTTCATGAAGATATTGTCGAACGCATGGGGTAAGACTTATGAGGAGGATGATAGCAAGTATGATTTCAGGAATACTGATAATCCTGAAGCAAACGCCCTTTACGCTAATGATCAAGCCATAGACAAGGCTTACCAAGATGGTCTTATAGGAGAGGATGAGGCATTTATGTTCAAGACATATAATCATATGATAGCCAGATCTATGGAGAATGAGATTAAGGCTGATGAAAGTAATATAGTTGAGAGGGTTCCTGATGATGAGGATATTATAAATCCTTCAGATGATAGAGCCAATGATATAGCCATAAAGATCTGGAACGGTAATGAGGATATTTTATCTCCTAGGGAAAAGCAGATATATGATAACAATAAGGATCGTATTAATAATCTTGTAAAAGGATTTGGCGATAATCCTATAGCTAGGATAAATAGGGCTAAGTCAATGATAGATAGATTAAAGATCAATGATAATGTATCAGATAATATTAAGGATAATATTGATGATATCATAGATATGAATATTAATGGTCTTGATCAGGATCAGGTTAAGGAGGCTATAAAGACCTATAACGATCTTATGAATGAGGCTGACAATGGCAATGAGGTTGATCAGGATAAGCTTAATGAGGCTATTGATATTATCAATAACTATTCTGATGATCCTCTTCTTCAATTCGTGGAATGGATGAGGTTGTATGATAATGGAAGTATGGTTGTCAAGGATTACGATAAGTCTATACCTATGGGTGATGTTCTCACGGAGAGCGAACCCGGGACATCCACCAGCAGGACGGAGGTCAACGCCGCCCAGAATCCGGTGGTGTTGATGGCTCAAAAGAGGGAGATCGGTGGGGTCATGTATTATGAGGTAGGAGGAATGAGGCTTGACAGGTTTATGGCGGGATCCGGGCTTAAGGCTCTCGTCACGCCCGGTGAATATGTTATGGATGATAAGATGGTGATGGATTTTACTGATGGGACGAACATGTTCAGCGTTATTGAGTCCAAGAATCATTCAAGATGGATGATTAGTGAGGATGACGCTCAGGCTTTCGAGAACGCCACCGGTGTCATACTGGGGCGGCAGACCGCCTTATCGACCTCCAACTGGTTCATGGTGTATCGCAAGGGGCAGGATGGGTCTATTGTCCCTTATTACACGGGTGATACGTTTGGATCTAACAACGAGTCGGTGAATCAGGAAGCAGCGGCTAGCCTTCGCAAGGGTGATATGGTAAGGTTTAAGATGGATATGTCAGATCCATACACCAAGGGACTGTATGATAAATACAATAGCCTTAACGCCGTTGATCCTAATTCTGATGAGACTAAGTCGGCTTACAGAGAGCTGGTTGATAATATGGTTATTAAGATCGTGGATAGCGATGGCAATTTCGTCTCGGTATTGAAAGCCAATGACCCGGACTCAAAAGGAAGTAACGCTGATTTAAGGAGTATGGCCTTTGAGTTGTATAGGGATAATGTAGGATCTGTCGCTGGCGAGATTGATATACCGTTCGTAGGCACAGTTACCAGTGTTTTGCCGGGAAGACCTAATTTTAGCATAAGTGATGATAATGGTACGTTGATGGTATCCGAAAATGACTTTACCAATGAGACGGTTGGTAAGGTCGAGAGCGTAGGATATATAGAGAACGGGGAGGTTACGATGAAAGATAATATTAGGTATAACATATTCCCGTTCTGTACGGCTATCGTTAGGGACAAGTATGGTAATTATAAAAATTCGCGTATCCCGGTTGTAGCTATAAAGACAGGAAATGGAAGAAATTACCTGTACCCCGTAAGATTGAAAAATCAGGATATATCATCATTCTCATCCATGATCGGATCGATGGCTGATAGGATTATGGAAGGTCTAGGCGGAGGCGTAAGTATTGATGATATAATGGATCTTAATAACGCTATAGCCAGATCCGGGTTGGATAATAAGACATATATGATTCCGTTGACGGGAGACGTGGATGTTATCAAGAAACGGCTAGGGGCTGTCAAGGAAGCGGCTAGTAAGATGCCTATGACTACTGACGTAAGAGGGTGGATAGGCGATTCCAGGACTAAGGAGGATATTTTGATGAATGACGTTACGATCAACATTGATCTTAATAACGATCCTTTCATAGCTCCTAAGTTCAGGATGAGTATTAGGAGGGATGAGACGTTCTTCGAGGATACAGAGACCCCGTTCGTCAACCCGTCTGACCTCCAATCGGGGTCCGCCTCGCCCGCGAAGGCTGCCGAGGACAAGTCTTTGGTTTCCGACGGTAACGTAGTATCCGGAGAAAACGAGGCGGAAAATCCTTGCTAAATTAAATATCTTGACTTATCTTTGCGGCGTCAGTCCATCACCTGACGAGTAAGATATTTAAAAGTTGGTCCCTGTCGGGTGTGTGATGGCCCCGGTGGGGACTCTTTATATTATGCAATTAGATGCTTTTTTACACCGGAAAATTATGCAAGACCTACGCATCCAGCGAGTAAAGGTCTTGATGATGTTATACACCAGTAACTATTTTGTCGATGTCAGACAAAAGCAGTTGCTTGATCATACATACGCCTTAAGCAGGGATCAGGCTTTTGACTATATGACTGAGTTCAATAAAAGGCTTAGTGATAAGGTTGGTATAAAATGTACGATGGATGTACTTCTGCCTACCGATGACGATAACGCTAATATCATAATCGAGCACAATGGCATCATCAAGAAGCTGATGAGAGAGGCCGAGAAACTAGAACTTGATACCGATGCTATCAAAGCCATGATGCGTGATCTTCTTGACGAGTTGAAGGATGATATTGATCTTAATATCCTGATATTTGACGTAAGCCAGTTGCTTATAAAATACAATCTATTTAGGTTGGACGCCATAACCGAGCAGGAGTTCAAGGACTCTTTTGTCAGAATGGATAGCAGGAATATGGAGATAAAGAAACTGACTTTATCTGATATTAAGAAGGTGGTGGAGATGATAGAGACCAGATATAATCGCTTTGTATGGTGAGAGAAGATAAATGAGAGTCATTGGTGGAGTAATATCTGCAATAATATATAAAACGTTAAACAATGTTTGAGTTTTATATATCCAGTTTACTGGCCGGGTATTAGCCTAAGTCTTGAAATAAAGACTACGTTATTGGAGAATATATAGTTACCTACGGATGTTTATCCAAGTCCGTAGCTCTAAGGTAGGTGATTAAACAGGGATTGTATTTGGGTTCCGGTGTTGCCTGTACAAAACCTTCAATAACATTGGCGATGGGTACTAACAGGGTTTTGCCCTGACTTATGTTGAATAAACATTTTATTAAATTATTTATTGTAAATGGTTTATGTACAGGATATAGATGGTAGACCCTTAATGCCAACAACGAGGCATGGTAAGGTTAGAAGATTGCTTAAATCAAAGAAAGCAACCGTGGTAAATCTTTGTCCTTTTACAATCAGGCTTTTGTATGATACAACCGGTTATAAGCAAGAGATTACGTTAGGCGTTGATCTAAGAAGTGATGTTGTTGATCTTCTATCAACAAGAAGGGAATTGAGGAAGATTAGAAGGTACAGATTGAGATATAGAAAGCCAAGATTCATGAATAGGATTAAATCAAAGAAGAGAGGATGGATCGCTCCATCAATCCGGCAGAAGATTGATTCTCATATTAGGATTATCGGTTTTGTATATTCTATACTACCTGTCTCAAAACTGATTATTGAGGTTGCCCAATTTGATACTCAAAAGATCAAGAATCCAGAGATATCAGGTAAAGAGTATCAGGAAGGTGAACAATTAGGATTTTGGAATGTAAGGGAGTATGTCTTGGCAAGGGATGAGCATAAATGCCAACATTGTAAAGGAAAATCAAAAGATCCTGTCCTTAATGTTCATCATATTGAGTCACGCAAGACTGGAGGAGATTCACCTTCTAATTTGATAACATTGTGTAAGACTTGCCATAAGGAGTTTCATAAAGGAAATATCAAATTGAAAGTAAACAGAGGTGAGTCGTTTCGTGACGCTGCGGTTATGAGTATCATGAAATGGGAGTTATACGATGAGTTAAAATCTTTGTATCCAAACGTAAAAATGACTTTCGGATACATAACAAAATATAATCGTATAAATCACGGGATTGAAAAATCCCATGTATCCGACGCTTTTGTGATTTCAAGGAATTTTGACTCCGAGAGACTTGGATATTATTACAAACGGAAATTAGTTCGTCGTCATAACAGACAAATTCATAAGATGAAAGCACCTAAAGGAGGCAATAAAAGGATGAATCAATCTCCTTTTAAGGTTTTCGGATTTAGATTGTTTGATAAGGTGATGTTTCAAGGTAAAGAACGCTTTATTTACGCAAGAAGGCTTCGTGGAATTTTTAATATCCGTGATATCAACGGAGAAAATAAGAAAGATATATCTTATAAGAAATTGGAATATGTCAGTCATGGATTGATTTCTATTGTAGCAGGTTGAGATTGTTAGGAGATAGGGGAGGGTATACGAATCCACCCCTATTCACAATCAATATGTTAATCAGATAAGGATATTTTCGCTAAACGATAAATTCCATTTTTTTTGTTATTTAGGATTTAGTTTTTGCCTGTCCGTGAGGATCGGCAAAATGATTTGTACTTTTTCAGAGTAAACATAAGGTTTGTTATTATTGTTATTTGGCTCCCGTCCGCTCGTGAGAGTAGGCGGGATTTTGTTTATCTTTGTAACAAAACGATTTAGCAATGGGAAGATCTTGTTATGTTATAAAAAATAAGGAGGGTGGGGTAGATAATGTCCTTGCCCCTAACAACCAACCATCCGGATTATACCAAAGGGCGATGGAGGTGCTGGGCGACCAGAAGCAGGCCTTATCGGTCTGGGGTACGGCCTACTCCACCGACTTCGTGTCTTTCTTTGGCGATTGGATGTCCATGCCATCGGAATACGACTTAGATAGCAATGGGGAACCTAGGTATGACGATGTCATGTCCTTTATCAAGCGGAAGAACTATTTCGCTGGCAATTTCATGGCCGATGAGGTTAAGGATATCAATAACACCCTTACTTCCTTGGGGGTTGATAATATCAATGATCTTAATGATATGATTGTATCTAATTTCCTCTCAGGCGGTGATATATTCATCAACAGATATAATCTTGAACGATCCGGGATGTATGACGCTGATGAGATTGATAATATCATGACCAACAGATCAGCGTATGAGCGGGTAAGGGATATGATGAGGAGGGTTGTCGATTTTATGTCTGACGGGGATCTTAATGAGAAGGATATGCATTTCCTATCCTCCGAGTCAGGTCTTGGTGATGATTATATGATATATGAGGATACATATGACTCGTTAGGGAAGAGAAAGGTCTTGAATCCAATAGAGGTAAGGGATACGATCATGAGGGCGGTAGGCGGTATCAGCGACCGCCGGGAGTTCGATCAGGCTTTCACCTCCATCCCCTACCCTTCCTTGGCACTCCGGTATCAGGAGGATCAGGATTACGCAGATCGGATGTATGACACGTATCGTAATATGACCCGTATGGAGGTTCGGAGTCAGGACGGAAATACGATTACCGACTCGTACTTCAATAGTACCATACCGTATATCAGTATGCCTAAGGATATGAAGGGTCTAAGGGATAAGGTTGGGGAGATAATCGATATGGATGATTTTAAGGACATCAAGGACGTTGCCGGACGTCTGCATGACATAGCCATGGATCTTGCCGACATGGGTGTGGATATAAGCGAGGCGATCAGCGATGAGATGATTATATCCAGACCGGAGGATATCCGTGATCTTATGGCGTCGCTGGATGTCATGTTGTCTTCCATACAGGCCGGCAATTCGGTATACGATAGCTTTATCTCCGATCTTGATAGGATAACAGGAAAAGGGAACCCGATATACGAGGTTCAGGATACTTATTCTACTGGGGATAGGATGGTGTATGTAAGGTCCGGGAATACATCCCCTTCCGATATGTATGATAGGAACATGTTGTATATGGGTAGGAATACGTACCATAACACGGCTCCGATAATCGACACCGATCAGGCCTATGAGATGTTGGCCGATATCGGGATAGAGCGGCCCTCGTACTTGCCGGCTGGCGTGGTTCCCGCAGGGGCTTCCCGTTCCGATATTGGCGTGGTCAAGGATAACATAAAGAAGCTAGTTATGTCCAACATCTCATCCTCGAATACCGAGAACATGATCCTTACCAGATTAATATACCAACATCCCGTGACTCCTGAGATGGATGATGTCGATATTGATCGAGAGTTCAGGAGATACGAGGCTAGGCAGGGAAAGGATCGGGATTTTATCAAATCCTGTACCTCGTTGAGGAAGATCCAGATCAAGGAAAGGTTAAAAAAATCGGATTTATATAATAATGTCTTACGTTTCCTTGATTTTAATGGATTTTATAACGTATCCTTGAACCACCATGACAGAGGTACGTTAAAAAGCATGGAGATGTCGTTGCCGGAAGGTCAGGTAAGGGATCTTCTGTTTGACGTGGCTATCGAGTCCGGTGACAGTAGCATGAGAAACCTTTTCTATCTGGATAGTCAGGACAGGATGATGGATGCCGGGTTTTACAGGTATCTGTACCAAAGGAATCCGGGCCTGCTCCGGGAGGTCAACGGCGGCGTCGAGGCGAGACCGGACGGTTCGTTCTTGGCTCGTGAGAGGTATGATGATTTCGTGTCATTCCAATCCGGCTTATATGAGAAGGTAGGTGAGACGGTTGATGGTGCGATATACAGGTTCGTCGATGATCTTATATACTCCGATCCATCATCATATCAAGAAAGCGTGGTACGAAGGATGGGTGATGTTACGGTAAGGAGTGACGATAACCGCCTGTCAAGGCTAGAGGATAATCCCTCATCCAGTAAGATAGTTAATGAATACACTGCTAATACAAATAAGTTGATGCGAGATTTTTCGTGTAGTTGATCTCTCTTTGACGTCGTGAGACGTTTTCTTTCGAGCATTGAAACATTGAATTTTATAGATTTGCGATGAATCCGGGTCGTAGTGATACGCTCCGGATTTTTTGTCTTGTATCGGTTCTTATTAATCCCATTTACAAGACATGACGTACTTTGATGATGACACATATCACGATTTTAGGACTGTTAATTTTTGAACTTTGTAACGCCCGCCATCAGGTGTGGTTATTATTAATTCAAAAATAAATAGACATGGGTACAAGTGGAGACAAAATCGTTTTGTTAGACGGTATGGGTTCCGGTAGTGGAAGCGCCACTAACGGTTTATTATCTATGATTCCGGGGATGTTCGCCAATTTAATAGGCGGAAATAAGATGGATCCGAACTTGGTAGCGGCTTTGATGAACGGTCGTAACAACCAAGACGGTTTCGGCGGTGCTTCGTCGGTGACACAATCAAATGGAGTGAGATGATATGATTTGATACAACGTTGGAAGAACCCCGTCGGCAATAGAATACCGATGGGGTTTCTTTTTGTCAAGTATCTTATTATCGTTATATTTGTCAGGAGTAGATCTTTTTGTTCATAGGTAGGGTGGCGGGAATGAAAAAAGGATATCCTCACGGACACCCTTTCCCCTTGGTTGAAAATTACCTAAAAACCTTATGAGTTACTGTTCTTCCGCGAATATAACGATTAAATAGAGAATATCAATGGCTAAAGGATATTACTGGATAGAACCTGTGGATCGGACGTTAAACGACTTCCAGTTTTATAAAGCACGTATCGTAGGCGATCCTGAATATGACGAGAGACATCATCGAGTTATATTGAGAACTGATAAGTATTTCCCTGTCGGAAGTATCTTCCATGTCTTAAAAGACCCAGAGATGTTTGTTATAGAGAGGAAGTTTAAGACATGGGGGAATAAGTATGTCGTTAAGCCTTGTGAGGGTGAATGGGAATGGGAATCTGTCCAGAAACTTAAAGACAAGGCTATTATATTCCGTAGCGGATTCCTGCACGGGGACGGCAGTTTTTGACACTTACCCGTATCTTCCCCCCCCCCTCGATTTCTTGGTATTTATGTATATAACTATATTTGAGCAAAAAATAAGTTTGATATGGAAGATTTTCAAGGTAAATACAATGGTAAGCAGATAGATCAGCTTTTGGATAAGGTTAATGATATTGATCTTACCAAATATGCTCTTAAGACGGATAATGCCCCTACCGCCACGAAATTACAGGCGGCTAGGACCATAGCGCTGTCCGGGGCTGTTACCGGTAGTGTCTCATCGGACTTCGGAGACAACGTGACTATCTCCACGACATTGGCCAATTTTGATGCCTCTAAGATCGCGTCCGGAACCATCAGCATAGATAGGTTGCCTAAGGCGGCTTTGGAGAGATTGGTCGTGGTAGCTAATGATACGGCTAGATTCGCCCTTACCACCGCTACGGTTCAAAGTGGTGATACGGTAAAGGTCACGTCTACAGGTAAGATGTATCTGATAAAAGACGAGTCTAAATTAAACAGGGAGGATGGGTATGAGCCTTACACGGCCAGTCAGGCTTCCTCCGTGCCTTGGTCCGGGGTTACGGGCAAACCAAGTACCTTCACACCTCCCACGTCCTCCGCTACCGTTCTTGGCGGTATTAAGGTGGGATATACGACTTCCGGGAAGAACTATAAGGTGCAACTGGATTCGTCCGGCAACGCTTACGTCAACGTTCCATGGACGGATAATAACACAACGTATAATGAAGCCACGGCCGACACCTTAGGATTGGTTAAGATCGGCTATGCTTCTAATGGAAAGAACTACGCTGTGCTCTTGGATAATGGCAAGATGTACGTCAATGTCCCTTGGACTGACAATAACACTACATACTCACAGGCCACGAGCAATAATCTGGGTCTTGTTAAGATCGGGTACTCAGCTAATGGGAAGAATTATCCGGTAGCTCTTGACGGAAATGGTAAGATGTATGTGAATGTTCCGTGGACGGATACCAACACGACATACACCAATATGGGAGCCGCTTCTGCCTCAGCGTCGGGAAAGGCCGGCTTGGTCCCCGCACCTGACGCCGGAGCGCAAGCCAAGTATCTTCGTGGTGACGGGACATGGCAAACCCCTCCTAATACCACATA